CGTTGCGATTGTCGATGAAGAAACGAGACTTTGCAAGGCGAGCCGCTTGCACGTTGGCAAAGATTCCCATGCCGCTTTCATCCAAGCAAGCAAACTCGCAACCAGTCGAGCGATGCGGACAGAATTGTTTGCCACTTTTGCCAGCGGGTGAGAGTGAAAGGCCGTAAGTGCGCCAGCCGAGCTTTTCGCCTTTTTTGATTTTGGTGTTGTTGGTGCTTAGTAGTGTCATGGTGGTGATTTTGTCAGAGGTTGCGTTACTTGGCAAGAGCTTTTTTTACGCGAGCGAGGTCACGCTTGCTGTGCGTGTAGGTTTCCGCGTTGATTTCCGAGAGGTTAGAGAGCAACCGATAGGCCGCGATTTTTTCGCGGATGGATTTCCGCGAGAGGTCTTGAACGTAGGAGAGGTGGCGACCCCGCAAGGTTTCGCGGATGTCTTTCGACAAGGCAACGCGAGCTTGGATGAGGGTGTCGTAGAGGTCAGTCTTGGTGATTTTCATAATTTTATTTTCTGTGATTTTGCGTTCGGTTGCAAGGATTATTCCGCGACGAGAGCGTTTATTTTTTCGCGCACTTTTCTCATTGCATGAAGTAAAACGGTCGTTTGATCGTCCAGCATGGGATCAATCAAGTCGTTTGCGATTTGTTCGAGTTTTTCCTCGAGGGCTTGGATTTGTTTTTCTTTCTCTGTCATGCTTAAAGAATAGCACAGCCGCGCAAAAATGCAATGATTTTTTTGCGATTAAAAAAATATTTTTTTTCTGCTTGACAAGACACTTGGCACGGCATCTGAACAGCATATTCTGTAAGTGCTTGATTTGCAATGAGTTACGCTGCGCGGCGGGGCGCGCCGCCGTAAGTCGTTGATATTCAACGCTTTACTAGTCAGACCAACCGCGAAAAAACTTTGCCTTGCGCGCGAATTTTTTCTTGACACGCATAGCGAATGAAGGCTTGCAAGTTGTCTTGCGAACGCTTCGCTCAATCGCGCGCGCGAGTGGGCGCGTGTCGATTGTCATAATTATTCTGCTCATGTTAGTTGACTCCTTGCGAGAATTGCTGATTTTTCACTGCGCCCAATTCTACCGCAAGCGTAGTCGAAACGCCACACAGGAAGTTAAGTTTTTGCTCGTGTGCGGTGATCGTGTGCAAGGCTTGCGCTAAAAGGTTTTTGAGTTGGATGATGTCGCACTCTTGCGCTTGGATAACTTTCTCATGCTTGATGAGCGTTTCGAGTGACTTGATGATGCCGTCTGTGTTTGTCATAATTTTAATTGTCCCAACCTTCCTGTTCGCCCAAGTCCGCGAGGTCGTCGAAGCCAGACCCATCCCCAGGCCATTGACCCTCGAACCCATCGTAGGGTTCCGGCGCGGGACGCGCGCACGGATCGTTGCGGTGACGCTCCTCGGCGTAACCGAACAGGATGTCAAACTCCTGCGCGGGTGTGAGGTTGTCCTCGTTGGCGGGTTCAGCCGCGAACGTGCCGCGCACTTCCTCGTGCTCGGTCGCGTATTCGTCGGATTGCGTTTGCGTGTTGTAGTCGTCGTGGATGCTGTTCATATTGTTAGGATATGGGATGTTGAGGTTAATGGCAAGAGATTTTTTATGCGGCCATGGCGGAACGCTTGCGGAAGGTCAATTCCATTTTTCCACCATTGACACCTTCGTAGCCAGCGAGGTATTTCGCCAGCGTTTCGCTGTCGAAGTTGAAACCAGAGTAGGGATCGAAGTTAGCCCAGCGCAAACCATCGGGCAAACCGAGGTCGATGATCTGTTGCACTTCTTCATCAGAAGGGCAAGAGTAAGGCGACCAGCCGAGAGTGTGGATGGTCTTGCCAGTCTCGACGCTGACGAGTTCGTGCCAGAGTTTAGTGCAATCTCCATCGAAGTCTTCCGAGACGACGAGCGTGCAGAGGGTTCCGTTGACGTTGAACGTGGTGTTTTCTTTATCTTTCATACATACAGAGTAGCACAGATCATGGAAAAAGCAAGGGATTTTTTTACGATTAAAAAAAATATTTTTTGTGCTTGACACGCATGTTGGCATGCTTCGTGAATGTGTGTTTGTGTAAGTCGTTGAATATCAAGGACTTAGGTCGCGCGGCGGGGCGCGCCGCCGTAAGTGCTTGATTATTAGCGCTTTACGTTATCGCGGCTTGTAGTCCATGATTGTGCCGTTGCATACGGCGCGCTCGAGCCATGTCGCGGTGTTCAGGTGCGCGAGACTATGACAAAGAAGTGACGGCACTTTTTTCTTTATGCCAAACATTGCTCTGATTTTTTTTATGACATCATGCGAGTAATCGCACACGGCTTTGACTTGGTCTTTACTCATTTGTTTCTGTTTCTGGATAAGTTGGAGTGAGTGAGAGAATGACTTCCATGCGTTCGCGCAGTAAGTCATAAACGAGTTTTGCATCATGCACGGCGTCAACGCAGTCTTTCCGCATACCTTCCATGAGGAAGTCTTTTGCAAAGAAACGGACTCCGTTTGACTCAAGAGCTTTTTGGATGTTGGGTGTGATCATAGAGGTTTCTCGATGTGGGCAAACATTGCGCGGACTTCTTCCTGCATTTGCTTTTGGTTTTTGCTGGTTCGGTGTTGCAAGTCAATGCAAGCAGCACAAAGCGTTACCGCGATGAAGATGAATGTGGAGAGGGACATTGCGTAGGCAATCTTGTCGAATGTGATGTATTTTTTCATGTGATTATTTTTGTCTGGAATCAGCCCAGAGGATGAGGATCGCACAAGCAGAAGGAAAGATGCACAGGTAAAAGAGTGGAACCCAGATTGACATAGTTTTATTTTCTGGTATAGAAGGCTTCCAAAAAGAGTTCTTCCTTAAACAAAGGATTTTGAGTTTTGAAGTATTCGACAAAGTCAGACGCGATAGCTTCGATGACTTCGTATTCTGCGATGGGTGCTTCGACTTTTTCGGCCAAGCGTTTTCCCAAGATGTGAGCGATGGCGGTGAATTGTTTTTTTGTCATGTTGTTATTCTGTTAGGTTTTGTGGTGATTGTCAAACTATTTTCCCAAGTATTCTGCGACTTGGGAAGGGGTCGCAATCTTCAGATTGCGTGTGTAGAACAGGCCCATCTTACCATGATTATGAGCGTGAGTCTTGTCGCCCTCGTTACGAATGACGCGGTAGACTGTGTTGCCGCTCACCCAGAGCTGGCCTTTTTGTGGTGTTTTTTCTTTCATGCTTTTAGAGTATCAGAGATGCGGTGAGAGTCAAGGGATTTTTTTATTTTCTTACGATTTTTTTCATCCACACGCAAGGCTCAACGCGATGGAATTTGACCTCGTAAGAGCCTTTCGCTGTCCATCCTTTGAACACTCGCAGACTGAGCGAGGCGAAGGTGCAGACCGCGCCGACCTGTTCGGCGTATTCGATGATCTCTGTGCTGGTGTAGTATTTCTTCTTCATGGTTAAAGAATAGCACGGGACGGCAGAAAAGCAAGCGATTTTTTGCATTTTTTTAAATTTTTTTTGAGGTGATAACCCCCTCCCATTTTTGAAAAAATTCGAACAGGCGTTTTATTTTTTAGGGCCGGGGGGGTGAAATTTCAATCTCCTGGACTTTTATTTTAATTAATTTAATTTAACCCATTACTCTTATTCTTATATATAGTTTCTATACATATTCCTATAGTAATGTATAGGTTTCTCTGTATTTATATATGTACGCCACCCCCTACCCTTTTCTAAAACTTTAAGAGTAAAAGATAATAAATAATAATAATCAAATCTAAAAATTCGGCGGGGTTTTTATTTTTCTAGATTTTAATTTAATCTTCTTGTTTATGAAGATTATTAAAAGACTTGTAGTGTTCTTTACAAAGTAACATGTCTGTATGATTACCTAATGTTAGTATTTCGGTAGCTTCTTCTGGGCATGGCACAAGACATTCGGGCGCTGGGGATATGTGCATTTGACACTGTTTCATATAAACATTATATTAATATTTAAAAAAAGAATAAAAAAAATGTGTAATAGTACAACAGTGATCAAAACAATACATAAAGCCGAACAAGAAGGCCAAAATACACCTGTGCAAGTTTCGGTTGTTGATGGAGTTTTAGTAAACAATTTCCCAGCTGTTCAAAACGTTACAGGCAACGTCACTGTTGCGAATTTTCCAACAGTTCAAAACGTTACGGGTAACGTTACGGGCAACGTAACTGTTGCGAATTTTCCAACAGTTCAAAACGTTACGGGTAACGTTACGGGCAACGTAACTGTTGCGAATTTTCCAACAGTTCAAAACGTTACGGGTAACGTATCTGTAACCAATCCAGTTAATGTTAATGTAACTAATTTTTCAAGTCAATCAGCGCAAATAGATGCATTTGGTCGCCAAAGAATATCTAACCCATTTACCCTCGCTGACTATTCCCATGTTTATGGAGAAGAAACAGAACTATTAACTAAAACTAGTGGGGCGAATGCTTCTGTATCATTCAATGTTAATCAAGCAAAAGCAATATTGCAAGTTGGGACTGGCGCAAATGATTTTACCATCCACCAAAGCCGCATGTATCATCACTACATGCCAGGTAAAAGTGAATTAACTTTCCAAAGTTTTAATTTTACAGGATATCGTAATGGCACAAATAAAAGAATTGGTCTTTTTGATGACCGTAATGGAATCTTTTTTGAACAGAGCGGCGATGGGACTTTATCACTTGTTTTAAGAGGTGATGTTTCTGGATTTGTATCGGAAGAAAGAATAACACAAAATAATTGGAACATTGATAAATGCAATGGAAGTGGTGCGTCGAGTTTTAATTTAGACCCTACTAAAACTCAATTATTTACAGCAGATTTTCAATGGCTTGGGGTTGGAAGAGTACGCGCTGGGTTTGTTCATAATGGCGAAAGCGTGATTGCTCACGAATTCTATAATAGTAATAATAAACCCGCCGTTTATTGGAGTAATCCAAATCTTCCAGTCCGGTGTGAAATTAGAAATTATAGCAGCGCAGTTGGTACAGATACGATGGATCAAATTTGTGCAACGGTTATTAGTGAGGGTGGCTACAATGAAGCAGGTGTAGATTTTTCAGCAAGAAATACAATGGCAAGATCTGTAACTACAACCAGTCAACTTCCTTTAGTTGCGATAGCATTAAAAACTGGATATTACGGAAAACCAAACCGTAGTGTTGTCAGAGCAAACATGGCCAATATTTATACTTTAACAGATGCAATAACTTATGAGCTTTGGAGAATTCCAAGCACGGGGCAGATAGTTGGCGGTTCTTGGGTGAGTGCAAATGATGAAAGCGTTGTTCAATATAATATTAGTGCAACAAGCGTTAATTTTACAAGTGGAATGCTAGTAGACGCAGGATATTGCATTGCTGGCGGTCAGGGTGCTGGAAAATTTAGCGCACAATCTCAAATAGCAGCTTTATCAAGCGCAAAAAGAGGATATATTAGTCAAAATATCGATAGTACGAATAGTAATGTTTTTGTTATAATTGGATCTGGAATTGGCACTAATGCAAGTGATACTTTTGCTAGTTTACAGTGGCGCGAAACTAGATAAACTTAATATTAAAATAAGCTTTACCAAAGCAGCCATTTTCAGCAAGCTGGACGGTATTTCCTTCTTTACCAATTGCCTTGTCTAGAAATTCTTTAGTAATCATTTGCGGATGACCTTCGTGTGGAGGAACGTCTACCCATTCGAAGATTCTAAGGACTTTGGCGGCTTTTAATGCGTTATGGATAATTTTTTCTGGATCGTCTGTATGCTGTAAACAATTATAAATCCAAACTTCGTCCCACCCTTCTTCTACGACATCTTCTCCACGAATTACTTTTACATTAATATTTTTTTCTAAATATCTTAATGTTGTCCAATGTGGATAATTTAATGGATCACATACTAGACCCTCTTTTAAGTTTCTAGTTTTAAGAAGCATTGAAGTTGGACCACCGCCAATATCTAATACTGATTTACCAAAAATATTAAAACTAAAATGTTCTTGTTGTAAACCCATATACTTTGCATATACATAGTGTTTTTGGTCTTCATCAAAAGTATTCGTACAATCACCCCAATATTCACTCTCAAATTTTAAATCATTTTTAATATCCATATTTATTTATTGAACAAAGCTATCCAGTTATCTATTTTATTTTCCCATCGATAATTTTCTTGTGCATATTTTTGTATTTGAGTACATTTTTGTCGATATTCTTCTGGGTTATTTTTATAAAAAGTAATATATTCTTTTAATTTTTGCATAAACGGTTCTGGCTCAAGTGGTAATAATATACCACCGCCATTTTTAGCGTTTCTTTCGAAATATCCAACAGGAGTACTTAAAACTAAACGGCCAGCAAGCGCCGCTTCCATTGCAGGAAGTCCAGCAGATTCTTCTGAAGAAGACACCACTAAACAATCTATTGTTCTATAGTATCCAGGCATACATAAATGATTTAATTCATAATTAAATTTAAAATTAACTCCTAAATTTTGTAGGGCTGTTTCTACCATCCATCCACGTTTGATTTCTTCTCCAAAATAATTTTTTGTTTCTTTTAATCCTCCATAGCCAACCGTTTTTAATTCTTGCGAAGGCTTGCATTGGTAAACATCTGTATGTAAACCAAGCTCAACAATTTTTGGAATTGTTCCTATCCCAAATTCTTGTGATTTAATTTTTAATATTTCTGATACTACTCCAAAATTATAAATTTGTGAATAGAATTCTGTGCCCCATTTTTCTTTTGCTAATAATAAGTCCCATTGACCATGTGCAACGGCAATTATTTTATTTAATGGAATATTATAAGTTTGATGTAGCGAAATTACCGCTTCAGGAGTGGTTACAAAAAGATCGTACACATTATTTAAATACCTAAATTCTTCTTCTGTATAAGATATGGTCCAATCAATTAAGTTACCATATATTCCATGTTTATATAATTCTTTTATTAATCCGTGGTGAATAGAACCAAAAGCCCAACGATTTTGCGTATAAAAAAGAACCTTCATATTCCCGTATCGCGTCTTGTAACATAACCTTTCATAACGCAATAATTATATTCACAATGAGTATTTTTAGAATCATTCCAATGAAACCATCCAAATTGTTTTTTATAATAATGAATGTCAAACTTTTGCGAAAGGTCTATTAAATTAAAATTACTTTTGTGTATTTCGTAATGATTTCCTTCATAATCATCTTGTGGCATAAATGTTGGCCAAATTGCAATAACCCAATCACTTCTATATAAAAAATAATCAATATAATCAACAGCTTCAGAACGAAAAAAATGTTCAAGAACATCTCCGAAAAGCACAACATTATATTTATTTCCTGGATTTTCTTTACAAAATTCCTGTAGAGTTTTATGATATACTTTATCATATAATTGATTTAAATTATACTGATTAATGTATGAATCTGTTGGTTCTATAGCTTCTATTATAGAGTTAGGACAAATTTGTTTTATAAGTTGAAAATTTTTACCGGCTCCAGCACCAACATCTAATATTTTAGATGGATTTATTTGTAATAAATTTTCTTTAAGAACTGAATCGAAAGTATTTGATGAAAATGGCATTATATTTATTATATCATTAAACTTATAAAATGTGTAATATATTTTAATGGATAATCTTTTTTTACCTAGGGGTCTTGATAGTATAGAAACAGGGTCTCAAATTTTTGCGGGAACAAATAATGTTTTAAATACATCTATTTTTTTCATACAAAATCCTTTGCCACCAGAACTTCCAGGATTATTAAATAGCGTACTTATTCAGAATGGTGGATATAGCGTCTTAAATGGTGTTTTTAATTACACTCTTGAATTTGATGAAAAGCCATACTATAATAAAGATGGTAATTCTAATTATTTTACAGCTTATTTTGAAAATAAATGGCAAATTTATGATTTTAGTGAAAATAGTTTAGAAGGCATTTATTACAGTACCGAAAATGTGTTGTACCCATGGCTTGTGACAAATTGGCTAACTATTAATTCTATTTATTTACCTGTTCCAATAGTAACAAAAATTTTATAACAATATTGTAACTTGATTAGCACCGTTTTTGCTGTAATATATAGTAGAAAGGAGGTGCGAATGAATAAATTTAAAACTGAACAATATTTAGCTAACAGTGGTATAGTTTATGGTATGTATGGTGGTATCGGTTATATTGGTGAAAGTTTAGAATTCAGAAAATCCTTAAAACGTGGTTGTCGTTTAATAAAGCTATGCTTTAAGAATGTTTTGAGTATTCTTTTCTAAGGATTATACAATACTACATTTTCAGCATATTCAGCCCATTCTACTTTACTCATAGGATGCATAAGTTGAACTATCTTATAAGGTTCATACACTGGAAACTGTGTTAATTGATAACTGGCGAAAGCTGGGTCGTATACATATGTAGAATTTTTATATACATATAAAGTCACTGCGTGCCCAGCTTTCGCTACTTTTAATTTATATAAAATACAAATACTCATATAATAATTAATATGAGATTTCACGTATTAGGTCTTCCACATACTGTTACCAGTAAAGAGTTTAACGCCTGCGCCTATACCCAAAAGGTAGTTAAATTTTGTAAAATGATGAAGGCTCGTGGTCACACGATCATTCATTACGGGCACGAAGATTCGGATGTTATTTGCGATGAACACGTTACCGTATTAACTAATCGTGATTTTGAGATTAGTTACGGGTCACATGATTGGAAAAATAAATTTTTTAAATTTGACCAAAATGACCATGCTTACCAAACCTTTTTCAGAAATGCAATTATAGAAGTTGGTAAAAGAAAACAAAAGCATGATTTTATTTTGCCATTTTGGGGCTCAGGCGTGCGCGCGATCTGTGATGCACATCCTGATTTAATTACGGTTGAACCTGGAATTGGATATGCTGGCGGACATTGGGCGCGCTGGAAAATCTTTGAATCTTATGCAATTTATCATGCTTACTGCGGATTAAAAAACGTGGGACAATGTAATCAAGATTGGTATGAAGTTGTTATACCAAATTATTTTGATTTAGAAGATTTTGATTATTGCGATAAGAAAGAAGATTATTTTCTTTATTTGGGGCGCGTCTATAATGGTAAAGGTGTTAATATAGCAATCGAAGCAACTCAAATTGCTGGTGTTAAATTAGTTATCGCTGGTCAAAAAGAAGAAGGATATAAATTGCCAGACCATGTTGAATATATTGGATATGCAGATGTTGAAACGCGTAAACGATTAATGAAAAAAGCTCGCGCCAGTTTTCTAGCCAGTATGTATGTTGAACCGTTTGGTGGCGTGCAAATTGAAAATTTACTTTCTGGAACACCAACTATTACTACTGATTGGGGTAGTTTTGCAGAAAATAATTTGCATGGGATTACAGGTTATCGTTGCCGCACAATGGGAGATTTCGTCCAAGCTATTAAAAATATAGATAAAATTAAGCCTATTAATTGCCGCAAATGGGGCGAAAACTTTTCATTAGAAAAAGTAGCTCCAATGTATGAAAAATATTTCCAAGATATCCTTGATGTATATAATGGTAAAGGATGGTATACAGAAAAAGATGGTAAAAATTTAGAAGTCTTATATAAAAATTATATTAATTGATTTTTACCATTTTGGATTAAAGCTTTTTTACTTCTCATCGCATGTACTATTGCTGGTTTAACTATTATTTTTTCATAAGTCATATAAGAAGTATATTCCCATTCCAGATTTTCAGGTATTTGATCTTTAAAATTTTCAGTCCAATCTGAGGCCCAATAATCTGTAAAATTTTCTAAATATCTCTCCTGCACAATTGGAGACATTAGATGCGAAAGATAAGCTATAGATACTTCTTCTGGAACCGTATAATTATTTGATTTTAAATAATTGTGAAATTTATATGCAAGATTAGAAGCTTGATCTATAAATTCTTTTTTACATATCCAAAAACCGCCATTAGTGTTTCTAATTTCTTTAGACATCACTCCATTTGCGCGCATAAATTGTGTAAAATTTTGATTTGGTATTCCCCACCAATCATCTCTTCTTGTTTTTAATGTATTTATAGGACTTTCTAAAAAAGAATGCCAAGGAGAATCTAGTAAAATATCTTCAATTTCGATTTCAGGTTTTCTAACAAAAAAATGATCAGCATCAATAAAAACAAAAATATCATAATCCATATTTTGCATTTTATTTTTAAGATACTCGAATTTAAAGAATTGTAATTGGTCTAAATTAATAGAAGAGTCTAAACGATAATTAATACAATTTTTAATTGGCTTTTCTGTGAAAGTTATAAAATCTTCTTCCATCCCAACATCCTTAAAAGAATTCACCAAGGATTGAACCATGTAGTCATAATCACCCCAAGATATTGACCAATAACATATTTTCTTATTCATAAATTATTAAAAATATTTTCCCATAAGTTTAAGTGGTATTCTTTATTTGTCCAAATTGTTTTACTTAAATCTTTACTATTATATGATAATTCTTTATATAAATCAGGATTTTTATTTATTAAATTAGCGTAACGATAACATTCTTCATTATTTTTGTAAACAAAACCATTTCTACCATGCCAAATCATATTTGGAAAATTTCCGTAGTTCGGGACTAGCGCAGGAATACCCAACAATTGGGCTTCTATTAATGATCTTGTTTGATTCTCTATATATTCATGATGAGCATTGAATACATATAAATCTAATTGTGACAAAAATTGTATAATACTTTCTTTATTTTCTGGCAAAAGATCCCACCGATTAGAATCGAAATCAAACCAACCGAATTTCTTTTGAAGTTTATCATTCCAACCCATAATTCTAAATTTTGGATTATTAATGGGCATTTTATCATAAAACAGTGGGAAGTTTTCACTAAATTTCATCTCATCTGCCCGAGAGAGTTTTCCGACTACAAATTTATCTTTTAATGTGGTGTATTTATCTAATTTTACATAATTTTCAAAATTAAAATAATTAGGAACAATAAAATTTTTAACTTTCGAAAACTGGCCCGATTTATTTTGCAAAATATATTTATGAAATTCACTGGTAAATATCACCGCATCTACATATTTATTTTCTATCGCTTCGCACTCTGCGGGGGTTGTCCACATCATATCGTTAGACCAAACAAACTTTAGCCCCATTGATTTAATTTTTTCAACCCTCCATTTTTCAGAGAATAGTCTAAAATTACAAAAAGAAATTGCGATACCATTATCTTTATCTGGAAGCTCTTTCCACGAAATGGTCTTTACGTTATGCTTTTTTAAAAAAGCGGCGTTATGTGATTCCTGCAAACGAGAATCATCGTTTGGAATAGAAAATAAATTATATTGCCCCATTGAGGACAATAACTGTACTAATTCTTTTAGGCGCGTATCTGCGCCACCAAGATCAGAAATCCATTGGAAAAAATATATATTTATCACTATATTTTAGTATAGCAAAAAATGATACATTTGTAAATATTTATTTAATTTTAATAGCTTTTGTTTTAGCTTGTTCGGCTTTTTGGGCGGAGATCTTGAGTACACCATGGTCAAGTTCGGCTTCAATTGTATTAGTATCTAAAGTTGCGGGAATACTTACAGAATGATAAAATTTAAGATTATCCTGTTCGGCACTAATATGTAAAATATTATTTTCAGCAGAGAGTTTAATATTTTCTTTACGAAAACGTGGAAGTTCAATTTCTAAATTATAAGAATCTTTATTTTGTTCTTTGAATCCAACCATATTTGAGAAACTATATGACGGACTTGTAACAACATCGAACATTGTTGCCCATTTGGGCCAATTTTCATCAATTAGATCAACAATTTCCCATGTGTTATAACCGCTATAAGATTTAGGTACGAGACTTGCATTAATATTCATAGTTCTTAATTAGACTCATGGTTTTTATATTCGTTCAAAAAAATTTAAGAAAATTAAATAAAAAGTGTCCCAATTATATAACGTGTAAATAATAGTGTTCTTTCATGAAGTCAAAAAAAGAAAAACCTCGTGACGTTTCTCCATATACGGAGAAGAAAAAAACTAAATCAAACATTGAACTCAATATAAGAGAATTACCATGGACTGATAAACAAAAAGAGTTTATTAAACTTGCGAGTGATAAAAATACGAAAGTAATTATCACTCGAGGTGTTGCTGGCACTAGCAAAACCCTTCTTGCTGTATATTGCTCACTACAAAAAATAAAAGATAAAAAAATTAGTGAAATATATTATAGCCGCGTTCCAGTAGAAGCTTCGATTCACGGTATTGGGTATATTAAAGGAACATCTGAAGAAAAAATGTCTCCTTATACTCAACCTATGGTGGACAAATTAAATGAATTATTAACAGAGCCCCATGTAAAAGCACTTTTAGCTGACGAAAGAATTGTCGGCGTTCCACTTGGATTTTTGCGTGGGTTAAATATTTCTAATGCCTCGTTTATTATGGACGAAGCTCAAAACTGCCGTGTCGAAGATTTTTTATTGGTAATGACAAGAATGGCAAAATTCTCAACGCTTTTTATTTGCGGTGATGCTCAACAATCAGATATTAAACAAAGCGGCTTTAATAAAGTATTTGAAATGTTTAATACAGAAGAAGCCGAAAAACATGGTATTTATACTTTTGAGTTTGGAAAAGAAGATATTGTGCGATCTGAAATTCTCTCTTATATCATAGAACAATTTGAAAAATCTAAAAAATAAATTTTAATTATTATTATTAAGTGTAATTATAGGTAATATGCTTCCGGCAATTTATAATTTACCCACTGGATATCGTGGTGACTCCTATGGGCCATTAACTTTTTATTTTTGGGATACTGGTAACCAACCAATACAGGTTGGTGGGGTTAACGCTTATTTGAAAGTAAAAAACCCCTTAAATGGATGTTTATCTCTTTTATGGTCTACAGAAAATAATTCTATTACCACTTCCGGAAATAGGCTCGTTGTCTCTGCAGTTTTAGCAGATCACACCCGTCATTTAACAGAAGGAAATTATGAATATGATTTAGAATTAAATTCTGGAGACGCAACCGTAACTTATCTAAAAGGAATTTTACCGATCCTAGATGACGTATAATAAGTGTATAAATATATATGGCTGATATTAATATAATTTTAGACGCGGCACCTGTTCAGGCCGTTAATGGCAAAATTGGTTTTGTTACTCTTTCACCACAAGATATTGGAATTACGGGACTCGCAACTTCTGGGGATTTGTCTGTATTACAAAATCAAATCGACAACTTAGACCTTAACTATGCGAGCGATTTGCAGTTATCGCAAACTGGAGCGGCTATTTCATCGAATCTTACAGCAACAGGTCAAAACCTGCAAAACCAAATCAATAACCTAGACCTTAACTATGCGAGCGATTTGCAGTTATCGCAAACTGGAGCGGCTATTTCATCGAATCTTACAGCAACAGGTCAAAACCTGCAAAACCAAATCAATAACCTAGACCTTGACTATGCGAGCGATTTGCAGTTATCGCAAACTGGACAAAATCTACAATCGCAAATTGACAGTTTAGATAACAATTATGTAACAAAGCTTAATGGTCAATTTACTAATCGTCCTTCTGTTAATGGAACTGGAATCTTATTAAGTGGTGAAGCCGCCAGGTTACCAGATACGATTGTTTACACAAGCGGAAGTCAAATTATAAGCGGTAGTAAAACTTTTTATGCCGATAATTATATATTTTCGGGGGCAAATGTTATTTTCGTACAAAATACCGGTATCGTAAGTGGGGAGTGGCGTTTTTCGAACAGGCCAACAGTTAACAATACCGGAGTTTTGTTGCAAGGAGAATTGGATCTTTCTGTTTATGCGACGGTAACAAATCTTGCGACAACAGGTTCGACACTGGCGAGGAATCTTGCGACAACAGGTTCAAACCTAGAATCTCAAATTACAGGTAAGGCAAATTTAGTACATACACATGTGGCTGCAGATGTTACAAATCTTGGGACAGCAGCGACTCGTAACGTCGGAACGGCTAGTAATGAAGTCAGCGCAGGAAATCATACTCATGTAGCATCAGATATTACAAATTCAACTAGTGCTGGTCGGACCCTGTTAACTAGTAGTTTATCTAGTCAGCGATCCCATCTTGATTTTTTTCCAATTCTTCCGAGCCGGTCTTCTTTTCCAATTACTGGAGACGTTAATCGTGTTTATACGGCACTGGATACCTCAAAAATTTACGCTTGGATATCTTTATTAAATAATTATGTAGAAATTTCTCCAACCCAAACTGGAGAATTAGACACCCGTTACGCACTCATTACAAACGCAGTTTTAACAAACGGAGAGCAAACCATATTCGGAACAAAATATTTCAGTAACACTGTATATATTAGTGATCTTTATGTGACTGGAACAGAATTTATTGCGAACGTAGAAAATAAATTTATAGAAAGCCCCTACATTCTTTTGAATTTAACTGGCAGTGCGGTAGATGGTGGTTTATTTTTTGTTACCGGAAGTGGGTTAACAGGGGTAAATGATTATGGCCCAATTATTGGTTTTGATCATTCAAACAAATTTAAATTTGGGATCGCCCGAAGAAGCGACGATCTATCAATTTTAAATGATATTGCGTCTGTTCAAGAATTGAATCTATTAAGCGGAAATCTTGATACGCTAACGACAAACCTTGCGACGACAGGTTTGACGTTAAATACGAAAGTCGATAATTTAAGCGATTATATTAATTCTACAGGTAGTAATATTGTTTTTACTACTGGCAATCAAATTAAAAGTGGCCGTTTAATAATTGGAAATGATGCAAATAGTATCGTAGATCCAAATTCTCAATATACGTTAAGTCTTCAAACCAATTCTCCTGCTACATGGCTAGAAATTTTAAATAATAGCGGGGTTAATCGAGGGGTATTTTTCGGAATACAAGATAATGATTTTGAACAATATAATTGGCAAGGTGGAGATATAAGATTTTTTACTTCTGTAAATCCTGGTGATGGAACTGAGAGGTTAATAATTAAAAACGATGGCAAAATTGGAATTGATACGCATTCTCCATCTGAAAAATTAGAAGTCGCTGGGAATATAAAAGTTACTAATAGCGGATTCTTTGCTAGCGGAATTAAAGTTGGAAATAGTTCTATAATTATAACAGAAAATAAGATTGATGGTGGATACGCCCAATCAAATGGTCTTTTAACAGATGGATTACTAGGAATTCAATATAGTGGTTATTTTTCTGGCGACTCAGAGTGGTTTAAAACAGCCACGTTAAAACCAATAATAAATGAATTAGTATTAACTGGAGTGTCATCCTCTGGAACTTATACAAGAGTTTCTAGCGCGCTTAATCAGGGGACAAATTATTTTCAAGGTCCAAATGGATGGAGAATTGATTACTATAGTCAATTTCCAGCAGAAGAATCTTATTGGTATTTGCATCCAGGAAATTATGTTCAACACTACACATCATCTGATTTAGAAACGTGGGGTTTAGCAACAGGCATACAGGCTTGGGGTGGCGGAGCTACCTATAATATTAATGATATTGTAAGTTATGGCGGATCTAATTGGATATGTAAAGCTTATGCGCCAGTGGGTTACGGACCATTTGGTGGTTATCTAGATGGTACTGCAAATGGCACAGATTATTGGGACGAATTGCCAGCTACTCAAATTTCTACCGTAACACAAACCCAAAATTCTGAAAATAGTACTATTTTTAATGCAGCTCGTGCGCTTTCAAATGGCACTTCTTGGGAATGGGTTGGATATTTTGTTCCACAGGTAACAGAAAATTATAGTTTTTCTTTGTATGCAGATGACGATGCTTATTTTTGGATAGGAGATAAAGCTTCTAATGGCTATACGAGTGGAAATGCGGATATTAATACAAATACGGGTAATGCTTTAGATAATTTACCATTAAATTCTGGACAAAGCTATCCCGTGAGATTGCAATGGGGGCACAAACCAACACCAACTAATTTAGGGTTAACCCTGCAGTATCAAATACCAAACTTAAGTTTTAGTTCATATGATTTTAGTGGTGTATTTTTCCAAGGGTCGGTTAGCAAAGGTTTTTATATTGATGCGGTTAGTGGCGATGGATCGTTTGCTGGAAACGTTCAAGCTAATAGCGCCACTTTTAATACGCGCCCAACAGTTAATGAAAGTGGTGTTTTATTACAAGGAGAGCTTGATTTATCTGTTTATGCCACGGTAACAAACCTTGCGACGACAGGTTCAACGTTACAAGGTCAAGTTAATAACCGTGTAACAAATTTAGGCGGCGCAAGTGGTATACGAGTCTTAACTACAGGTGAATATAATTCTCTTACTCCTATTAGTGGAGTGCTATATATTTTAATATAATGACTTTAAACCAATCAAAAGTAATTCAATACGGCCCGAAATCTGCTAAACAAATTTATTATAATAATAATTTAATTTGGACTAATCTAGTTGTCAATGGAGATTTTTCTAATGTTTCTGGAATGACTAGTAATGTTACTAATTGGTGGGGAAGAGCAGTTCCTTTTGGATGGAATACTAATGCAACAGCCCCTGCAACTAGTGATTTTGTAATAAGATTACTTAATGGTGTTTATTATGCAAATCTTAACATTCTATCAAGGTCCGCTGAACAAGCAGGTGGATTAGTACCTTTTTTTCAAAATATTGTAATGCCTGTAACTTCTAATGTTACTTTAACATTTTTTGGGTCTAATCCTTTTAATGCAAACTCTTGGAGTCTTGGGTGTAACATAGTAAATCAAACCACCTCAACTACTTTGGCAAATACAAGTATAAATAATACCCCTCAAACAGTTACTCTATCAGCTTCAAATGTTCCTGCTGGAAACACTATACGCATTAATTTTTGGAAAGGGGCGGCTGGTCAGACCCCAGGAATTACAAATGTTTTTGTAACCTTGAATTAAACAATATGGCCGGAATTAGTTTAATATTACAAAATAACCCAACAGTAACAGAAATTAACTGTGGATCAAGTTCTCCTAAATTGGGAGGAGCTATTAATCTATCTGCTTTTCCTAATTTGCAAGATTTTCGTTGTATTAATCATGACATTACAGCTATTAGTGGTTATCAAAATAATGCAAATTTAACTTTTATAAATCTTGCTAATAATAAAATTTCAGGATCACTGCCATCTTTTACGGGAACTCCAAATTTAAGGGTTGCTGTATATAACAATAACTTATATTCAGGAACTATTCCAAATTATAATTCTCAATTAAGGAACTTTCAATGCACTAATAATAATAATCTTTCTGGGACAATTCCTGATTTAACCAATAATAATGGTTGGACAAACTTTTTGGTGCATCAAAATAATTTTACAGGACCAATTCCACCATCTTTAAGCAATCAATTTGCTATGTTGGTATTTTCTTGTTATGAAAACCCTTTAACAGGGTCTATTCCTAATATTAATTCTTGTACAAAGTTACAAAGGTTTTTATTGGCTTCATGTAATTTAACAGGCCCTATACCAAATCTAACAAATAATGTAGATCTCACTGAATGCTGGTTTCATAATAATCTTTTAACAGACTCTATACCAAGCCTTAGTGCAAATACCAAATTAGAAAGATTTTTATGCTATAATCAACGGGGAACATCCAAAATAACAGGCTTTGCTGGTGGCTCTGTTTCTAATACGCTAGGAGATTTTCAAGCACACGATAATCAACTGAGGGTAAGCGCGGTAAATTCAATTTTATCTGCTTTCGTAACAGCTGGAAGAACAACTGGAACTCCAATAGTAAATGGAGAATGCATATTAAATTTAGGTGGAACAACTAATTCCAGACCAACGGGGCAAGGCGTAACAGACGTTACAACCTTAAGAAATCGTGGATGGACAGTATTTACGGGTACAAACTTATTATGATTAAAATATATTCAAATCAAGAACGTCCAGATGTTGTTCCAATGGTAGACGGAATATTAGTAAACGAAACTGAATGGTGGATGATTTATGACGCCATCACTAATAAAGTAATTGTACCTCCATTGCAATGTGCTGGCGGAGCTTCGAGTCCTTTTACGATGGTAATTGCGGATAGTGAAGAAGAATTAAATCAATATATTACGGACAACAGTTTGATTCTTCCGCCTAGCCAGTTTGATTCTACTTATAATATTGAATAACACGTTCTGGTATTTCCAGATATTCTTTATAAGATTTTAGAATTCTTTTTGGGCAAAATTCTTGTACTTTTTGATATTTTCTATTGTCATTTGGCCATTTTCCATATTTATATAACATTGCATATTTATATAGAATTGCATTTGCGGTTTGGACATAATTCTTATAATCGAATAGCTTATTATTTTTTATAATACTTGTGGCACATTTTTCACAATCAATTTCTAATTCTATTAGGGCCGCAAGTTCTTTTTTATATTTTTGTGGCTTTAAAATAATTTGTGAATAGGTTACATCATAATCGCAAAACTTATTCCATAATTTAGAGTCGTCTCGCCATTGAATAAAATGGCAATATTCATGTAAAAGAACCCCGAACCATTCTTCTTCATGTAAATTACCCTTGGCCACTTTAATAACTGGATCGTCATTAGAATCCATATAAAAAAGGCCGGAGCATTTGCTCTTACCACCGCAATAATTTCCTTTTAATAAAACAATACGACCATCAAGAGATTCGATATCTTCCTTGATGATATCGAACACCTCGGAATTAATTAAAGACGACATCAATAGTTATTTACACTAACATTTTTATAAAATGTTTACAGAAGAGATTTTGGAATTTTTTTGTGTAAACCTATAGAATACTAGTGTATGAAATATTTTTGCTCAAAATGTGGCAAGACCACCCAATATAATTTTGAACTACCAAAATTTTGCGCTTTTTGTGGGCAATCGTTTGCTAGTAAATCATCTTCCGCGCCAGTAGAAGATAAAAGAAATAAATTTTTAAATGAATTAAAATTAAAGAAAAATATAAACTCTATAGAAATTAGCGATGAAAGTTATGATACGGTAGAGAGTAATATTGACTTTAAAAAAATTAAACCATCTTTTAAAGTAGATGTTTACCAGCCTAAAGGGGAATCTTTTGGAAGTTTAATTGATAACCCATCTGCTCCTATCGAGGTAAATAATCAAAATAATATTCAAACAAAAACTAAAGAAGAAATTTTATCAGAATTTCAAAAAGAAGCTGGCTCGTTAAGATCTAAATAATATGCCACGTAAGAAAAAAGGCGTTGTTAGGCCATCTTTCGAAGACTCGATAGATATTATTAATTCTGAAATTCAAAAACGCAAACATCGTTGGCATTTAACTGCCATCGCATGGATGGATTTCGAAGATGTTGCTCAAAGATTAAGAATACATATCTATAAGAAATGGGAGAAATGGGATCCATTACGCCCTATGAGGCCATGGCTTAATCAAGTTATTAACCACCAAATGACAAACATGTTGAGAAACCATTATTCTAACTTCTCGCGCCCATGTTTAAAATGTCCTTTTAATACTGGAGATTATGGTTGTTCTATATATGGAACACAAAATAATTCTTGTAAGGACTATTCTAAATGGGAAAAAAGTAAAAAATCAGCATATGATGTAAAATTTCCATTAAGTATTCATAGTCCAAACCATGACAATCCCGAAACAACCTTAGAAAATGTTTTACATGATACGGAGAATATGATGGATATAGAAAATTTAATGCCACTTTTTCATGAAATCATGAAGAAAAATCTAAGTATCATTGAGTGGAAAGTATACGACTATATGTTTTTACAGCATTTAGACGAGGCGGAAGTAGCAAAAAAAATGGGTTATAAATTAAGTTTAAAAGAAGGGCGGCCAGCATATAGACAAATTAGTAAAATCAAATCAAAAATTTTACAAAAAGCTCGTGAAGTAGTAAGGGAGGTATTATAATGCATTTAAATGAATATCAGCAAAATCGCGCAAAAGAAATTTTAACAAAAAATCCCGAATCGAGTTTAACAGAAATTACTGCCTATGTTTATGAAAATGAAAATATAGATAGTCGTAGCAAAGAAGGGCGCGCACTAAAACAGTTTTTATTAGATAATAATATTGAATATAAAAATCGCTCTGTTTTTCAAAGAGATCGAATTTCATTAACAACAGATCATGAAGAATTTATAAAAAATAATTATAAAAATCAGCACTATCTTGATATGGCTAAAATTTTATTTAAAAATAATAATTTGACCCATCTCAGTCTCGAATCACGCGAAGTCAACAAATATGTTAACAAACTCCAAAAGGCTGATCCTACATATTTAGATATGACGACTTATGTACCGAAAGAATCAGAGGCTCCGGTACAAAGTCATATTGGAGAATATTTTCCGCCGCGCCGTATGGATCAAACCTTGTTTAGAATTAATAAATATCTTAATTTAGGATGGGAAGAAAAAAAATTAAAAGCCGTTCAAATCAAACAGGTAGAAATGTTGCAAAGATATTTGAATACTTTTAGTTTTTGTTATCAAATTAATACTTATCGTCGTGACGATGACCGTAAATTATTTGAAGATGCTTTTATTCGTTATACTTATGATAAAGAAGATTTGACACAAGAAGAATTAGATCAATTTATTACCTTATGTACAGAAGTTGTTACGGCTTCTACAATTTTACAACAAGTTGAAGATTTGCGTCAATTATTACGTCAAGCATCTGAAGAGGACGAGGGGCGCAATATTAAAATGAGTCTTAATGAGGCAATTAGTAGTTTACAAACTGAATATAACCAATGTCGTAATAGGCAAAATAAATTATATAAATCACTTGTAGATGATAGATCTAAAAAAATACAAGAGCGGAAACAGGAAAACGCTAGTATTCTTAATTTAGTGCAGGCGTGGAAAGATGAGGAACGTCGTAAAAGTATTATTCATCTAGCAGAAGCTCAAAAACAAAATTTAGAAGATGAAGCGAAACGTTTATCATCCATGGACGAACTAAAGGCAATAATTCGTGGAATTGATATAGATGAAATGGTTCATAGTTAATATAATATATTATGGATAAGAACAAAATATACTTAAAATGTAAAGTTTGTGGTGAGGAGTTTAATTATTTTGCCGAGCTTCAAAAACATTTAAGACATTATCATAAGCTTTCCTGCAAAACCTATTTTGAAACTTATTGGAAACGTATAGACCGTTTTGATGGCAAAAAATTAGAATATAAATCTTTTGATCAATATATAACTTGCGATTTTGTCGATAAGAAAAACTATAAAAACTGGTTAAAGACTCTTTCCAAAGAAGAGTGTGCAGATTATTTTAAAAGTAAATTAGCACAATATTGTGATTTAAAAAGCATTGATGTCGCACCAGGTCAAGTTGAGTGCCAGAGTATTAATTGTTTATTACCTGTTAGTACAATTGAAGCCTTTTCTGGAATGCATTACAATAATTTATGCCAAAAAATTGGATTACGTTCCATGTTTAATTATCAAATTCCAGATGAGATTCCTTGGACTCCAATTGCACAAATTATTGTGGATAGTCGTGAACAAAAACCATTTCATTTCGAAGAACATACTTTAATTGAATCTAAATTAGAATATGGTGATTATTCTTTACATCCCAATAATAAATTAGCTGTTGAACGTAAAAGTTTAAGTGATTTGTATGGAACATTAAGTGGTGGTCGTGAAAGATTTGAACGCGAAATTCAAAAAGCTAAGAAATTAAAAGGTTATATTGTTGTTGTGGTAGAATCAACTCTAAATAATATGATGTATCAAAAACAAAAATTTGGTAAAGCTTCTGGTGAATTTATTGCTCATAATATGAGAAAATTATTACGTCAATATGATAATTTACAATTTGTTTTTTGTGATGGGCGCGAAGAAGCGAAAAACAAAACACTTCATATTTTAGGTATGAATGAAGAGGCCTATAAAATAGATTTACAATATTACTTTGATACAAAATGGCACTCATCGTAGGAAATCAAAAAAAATCTAAACCATTAGCTAACGTTAATAAAGAGTTACTTAATTTAAAGGGCGATTTAACTGACGAAGAGGCAAGGGTTAGCCTTGCTAAATTCCTAAGATATAATCTTGGTTTTACTACAGAGCTATCAATGGGCTTAACATTAGAAGCCTACCAAGAATTAACGCTGAATTCTTTTTTTAATAGAAATTACTGTATGTTAGTTTGGGGTCGTGGTGGTGCTAAAAGTTTTTGCGCTGCGATCTATTGTATTCTTAAATGTATGTTAGAGCCTGGAACTAAAATACTTATTGCATCTATTAACTTTCGTACTAGTCGCCGTGTTTTTAATGAAATTGAAAAATTTTTAATGTCTCCAGGCGCGGCCTTAGCCAGACAATGTTTTGGTTTAAAAAGTAAGCGGAATGACCAATACGAATGGCAAATTAATGGTGGCAGCATCACAGCTATTCCACTAACTGGAGAAAAAATTCGTGGTATCCGCGCTAACGTACTTATTTTGGATGAGTTTTTACTTTTACCTCCGGATATTATTGACAATGTTCTTATTCCATTCTTGAGTTCTCCAAGAGATGTAGGCGAACGTATTCGTATTAGAAAATTAGAAGAAGAATTAATAAAAAAGGGCTTGCTACATCCAGACAATAGGCATATTTTTGAGAACACATCTCAAATGTTATGTTTAAGTTCTGCAAGTTATACCTTTGAACATTTATTTCGCGTCTATCAACAATGGTCACATTTAGTAGAACATCCAGACGAACAAGAGTCTAAAGAGGGAGAGCTTCCTGGGACATATTTTATTTCCCAATTAAGTTATGAAGCCTTACCACAACATATGGTGGACCAAGGCGCAATTCAAGTAGCTAAAAGTGGCGGAAGTTCACATCATTCGTTCTTAAGAGAATATTGCGCTCGTTTTATTGATGGCGGGGATAGTTATTTTTCACCTAAAAAAATGCATGAGTGTACGATTTCAGATGGGGAATATCCAACTACCAAAGTAATTGGCGATAGTGATAAAAAATATATTTTAGCAATTGACCCTAACTTTTCGTCTTCTAAAGTTGCCGATTATTTTGCCATGAGTGTTATTGAGCTAGATGAAGAAAAAAAACAAGGCGTATTAGTTCATGGATACCAAGCCGCAGGGTCATCGTTGCAAGATCATATAAAATATTTTTATTATTTATATAAAAACTTTAATATTGCCTTGATTATTATTGACCATGCGGGTGCAGATACTTTTATAGATGCGGTAAATAACTCTCAGTTTTTCAAAGACATGAATCGTAAGATTGGTTTTGTGGATTTTGATTCAGATAAAGAAAATGAGGATTATACTAAAATGTTAAAAGATTGTGCGCGTCAATACAATAAAGATTTTGGCAACATATGTATTAAACAATATTTTACAAGCTTCTTTTTGGGTCGCGCGAACTCTTATTTACAAACTTGCATTGATCATAAAAAAATATGGTTTGCCTCGCGCGCGAGCAACCATCCTGATATTTTAGAAAATATTTTTACAATGAATCTTCCGATGGAGTATATATATCCTAGAGGAATCGGGGAAAAGGCGGATAATGAATACGAAACAAAGAAATTGACCGTCCGCGAATTTATAGAAGAGCAGGATTTCATTGTTCAAGATACGAAAGATCAGTGTGCCAATGTTGAGGTCACTACAACATCTAGGGGTACCCAAAGTTTTGATTTGCCATCTCATTTAAGAAAATCTACAAGTATAAATAGAGCTAGAAAAGATAATTATACAACTCTTATGCTTGGCAATTGGGGTGTTAAAGCCTATTTTGATATAATGGCCCCAGAGAACTTTACAAAAAAGAATACAACTTTTGTAGCAGAATTAATCTAATAAAATATCAGATTTTAGTGTAATAGACTGTTATAATAAGTTATGGCGCGTAATACCAATAAAAATATTAAGTTCCCAGAACCACAGGTAATTGAAGGGTCTATAAAATCAAAAGATACTATAGAAGTCAAAGCTAGTCGTGGTGAAGTGAATACTTCCGTAAGAAGAAATAGGTCATCCACAATCTCTAGGACTGATAAATATGCAAATATTGAAGGTGGGGTAATTCCTTTTATTTATGGTGGCGGTTATGGTAAATATACTTCTAATATAAGTATTAAAGACACTATTATTTTATGTCAAAAAGCCTATTATAATTTTTCTATTTTTAGAAATACTATTGATTTAATGACCGAGTTTAGTTGCTCGCCTATTTATTTTACTGGTGGCAATGAACAATCCCGTAAATTTTTCCAAGCATGGGGAGACCGTGTTAATTTATGGAAATTACAAGATATGTTTTTCCGCGAATTTTTCCGTAGTGGAAATGTATTTTTATACAAATTAAATGCTCAGTTTACCAAACAAGATATGCGCGTTCTTACGGATTTAATCACGACAGAAGCTCGCACCGGAGAAATTCCTGTTAGATATATTATTTTAAATCCTGCTGATATTCAAGCTATTGGATCAGCTTCATTTATTACTCCTCAATATATTAAAGTTTTAAACGATTTTGAAATGCAAGTTTTAACGAATCCAGATAATGAACAAGATAGAGAACTTGCCCAAAGAGTTAAAAATGTAAAAGATTTAAAAACTACCAGTAATATTACCCAATCAAATCAATACATGATATTTGAATTAGATCCAGAAAGATTTATTCCAGTATTTTATAAAAAACAAGATTATGAACCATTTAGCGTCCCGATGGGTTTCCCAGTTCTCGAAGATATTAACTGGAAGCAAGAACTTAAAAACATGGATATGGCAATCAGCCGTACAATACAGCAAGCGGTCTTATTGGTTACAATGGGAAATGATGAAGTCGGTATGCCAACTAAAGAACAAATCGGAACGTTAAGAAAAATTTTCGAAAATGAAAGCGTGGGCCGTATTCTGGTAACTGACTATACAACTAATATTAAATTTATTATTCCAGAAATCAGTAATATTCTTGATCCTAAAAAATATGAAGTTGTTGATCGTGATATTCGTTATGGTTTAAATAACGTTCTTTTTGGCGAAGAAAAATATGCCAATACTAATACTAAAATAGAAGTATTCTTATCAAGATTAAAGCATGCGCGTGAAACATTTATGAATGAGTTCATCTTACCAGAAATGAAAAAAATTGGTAAAAATCTTGGTTTTAAAAATTTGCCAGTCGCACGTTTTAAAGACGCTGACTTTAAGAGTGACGCAAATTTAACGCGCGTTTATTCAAGGCTTATAGAATTAGGTGTTCTGACTCCAGAAGAGGGAATTACGGCTATAGATACTGGAAGATTACCCCTACCCGAAGAAAGTGTTGAATCTCAACAAGAATTTCGAAAACTTCAAGAAGACGGTTTATATCAACCACTTTTAAATAAACCTCAACAACAACAAACTGGCCGCCCCGCTGGAACCGGAACCCCCCAAACAACAAAAGCGCCTAGAACAGCGCCAACCGTTCAAGCATCGGAAGTAAAACCTAAAATTAACGCAGATCTTGTAGCCAAAAATCTAGTAAAATTTGATAGTTTAGTTGAAGCCGTGGAAACAACTTTAAAAGAAAAGTATGATCGTAAAAGATTAACAAAAGAACAAAAAGAAATTATTCAAACAATTGCAGAAACAATTGCAACAAATGAATCTCCAAAAGACTGGATGAATAAAATCAATGACTATATTAATAAACCAGTTCAATTAAATGCAAATATGGAAAAAATAAATGAAATTGCTGCTGAATATGGTTTAGATTATAAAACAGCCATTTTATTATATCATAGTAAACTAGATTAATATGAGCAGAAGTTTAATTAGAAAAAATCAATTACATCCAGATATTGCTGATTTAATTAGTGGATATGGTGATAATTTTTTTATAACACCTATAGAATTAACTCAATCTCTTATTAATCTACAAGCCGGATTACCTATTCAAGGTATTGTATATACAACTGGCAATCAAACAATAAGTGGTACTAAAAATTTTGTTAATAGACCAACTGTTGGAGGTATAGGAGTTTTACTACAAGGAGAAGGCGGTGGAGGAGGTTCTATTGAAAATGTTGTATATACAATTGGCAATCAAACTATTAGTGGCACTAAAAATTTCATCACCCGTCCTTCTTTAAATGGTATTGGGTTAGCAACGACTGGTGAGATTGGAGCAGCTTCCACTGTTTTTGATGGAAATAGAAAAATTAGTTTAGAAGTTCCTGGATTCACAAATTTAGAACCTGGTGGCGATAACCTTGCTACTTTTTTAGATAATTTATTTTATCCTTTCGTACAAGCAAAAATTAATTTAAACAGTTTTGATATTGTATATGAATTAGGAACAACATTAAATACTGTTAATTTCGTAGGAACTATAACAACTGGTAGCGTAAACATAAATCAAATTACGAATTTAGGATCTTTTATTAATGATACTCCAAGAGTTCCTGTGATACCAAGTCCTACAGTAAATTTTACGACTGGCGTTACTGTAAATTTAACAAATACTTCTAATAATGTATTCATGAGGGCAAATTCTAGAAATAAAAATAATCAAATTGTACAAATTACTAGTAATGTAAGAACTATAAATTTCGAAGCTCCATTTTATTTTGGATCGGGTGTCGCAAATTTAACACCGGCACAAATTACTGGACAACTTGTTAAAAGAGTTGAATTACCATCTGATAAAACTTTATTTTTTGGTGCAAATAATCAAAAATTATATTTTGCCTATCCGCAATCTTGGGGGTCTTTGTCAGAAATTAGAGACCAGAATGGTTTCGATAATACTTCTGACTGGATAACAAGATCTAATTTAAATTTTACATTAGCAAATGGCTCAACTCATGTGTATACAGTTAGAGAAAAAACTCTTTCTGTTACTTTTGCATCCCCATTTGGTTACACATTTGATTTTTAAAAATTATGGCTATACCCTTAGGATTAAATTTTAACTTAAATTCTCAAGTTCCACTTGATAATAGAATTGTTGTTGCCAATGAAGCAGCTAGAAATGCGTTGGTTGCATCAAATCGTGTTTATCAAGGTATTATTGTTTATGTAACAAATCAGAACAAGTATTATTATTATGATGGAACGTCTTGGCAAGAATTAAGTACTGCTAGTGGTGGACTTGGTGCCACTGGCGCCACTGGCGCTACTGGTGCCACTGGCGCTACTGGTACTATTGGAGGTACTGGCGCTACTGGACCAGCTGGAAGCACTGGTACGCCAGGCGCAACTGGAGCAACGGGAATCGGTTCTACTGGTGCAACTGGTTTATCAGGAGATAAGTATTTCACATCTTCTAATACAAGTCATTCAATTACACTTGGTTCAAAAACTTTTATCGTGTCTACTGGGTTAGCGTATTCTATAGGACAACCTGTAATAATAGCTAATTCTGTAATTAATTTTATGAAAGGTATAGTTTTAAACTATACCTCAAATTCTCTTACTGTTAATATTACAAGTGTAGTAGGTTCTGGAACATTTACATCTTGGCAAATTAATTTAGAAGGCCCTCCAGGGGCACAAGGCGCTACAGGTTCAACTGGAGCAACTGGCGCGACCGGTTTAACAGGCGCAACTGGAATACAAGGGTCAACAGGAGCTACAGGTTCAACTGGTCCAGTTATTTTAAGATTTACTTCTCAAAATGTTTCCGGAAATATACAAAGAAATTCAAAAATTGCAGTTGATACTTCTGTTAATAGTTTAACATTATCTTTGCCAGTTATTGGCTTAGAGTTGGGGGATATTATAGAAATTATCGATATTAATAAAAGTTTTCATATAAATAATTTAATTGTTCAAAGTAACACTCATAATATAGAAGGTTTTTCTGGACTTCCTGGTTTAATTTGTGATATAAGAGGCGCGCATTTTATTTTAGTTTGGGAGGGTCAACCCTATGGGTGGAGAATAAGTATTTTAGATAATAGTTATTCAAATAATCAATTTGTAAATAATAACAATGTTATTCCATTATTATATTTGAGTATTCAAGAAAATAATAATAATGAACTATTTGATAGTTTAGATGTTAACAATTATAAAATACCTTGGAATAATATTGAATATTTTAACACCGATTATACTGCCATTTCTTCTACAATAGATAATACAAAATTTATAACTTATAATTCTACTACAAAAAATATTTATTTTAGAGAACCTGGGGTTTATAATGTAGATTTAAGATACAGTTCTTATAATTTAAGAGATACAAGTGATTTTTTAAGAGCAAGATTAAGATCTTGGGATACTGAAATCCCTGGAGGGTTAACCATAAATAATCCTCTTCTAGATGTGGGGTTTGGCCCCGGAAATCCTCCACCATTACTTCCTTTTAGCCCTCAAAGACCTCGCGTGCTTTCATCTTTTGCGCAGGGCCCAATTGCAACAACTTTTAATGGAGAAGCTATGTGTGCAGGATTTACCACTTTTAAAATAACAACTCCTCAATATGTAGTGGCTGATTTTTTACATGCTGGGGCTTTAAGAATTGTACAGGGTCAACCTGACCAGCCATGGGGATACCCTGTATATTTACCACCCTATGGAAATCTTCCATTTATGTTTATAAGTAAAATAATTTAATATGAGAAAAGTAACATATTTTATTGATCCAAAAAGTAATCGTATAGATGGTTATACGTATAAAATATATACGTCTGGAGAACCAATCCCAGCAATACCAAGTTTTTTAATTGATGAAAATAATCAAACAACTGGAATTATGTATATAAAACCGCTTTGTGTTATTACTGGTTATAATCCAGATTATATGTATAAAACATATAATTCAGAAACAAATACCTTTATATAAGTGTAAATTAAATAATAATGAGTCTTAGATTATCAGATTATTATCCACTTGGATCACCAAATATTGTTTATACGGTTGGTGATCAAATTATTTCTGGTGTTAAAAATTTTTATGATCGTCCTAGATATTTAAATACTGGACTGCTTACTTTCGGAGATTTTACGGAAATAGATTTTTTATTAACGGGTAATGTATCTGGAATATTTGATTCTTTTGTGTTATCAGATAATTTATTTTTTGTTTCTCAGCCTAGTGGACAAATTACAGGCAATAATCGTACTGGTTATTATGATGGGGGTAATTTTTTAGGAAAGACTAAATTAACACAAAATAATACAAAACTTATTAATATTGGCGATAATTGGATTTCTACTGAGACCGCTCGTTTATGGACAGATGTGTCTATGTCTTCAAATGGTCAATATATAACAGCAGTCATTGGTAATGGTAGAATTTATATTTCTAATAATTATGGAGAAACTTGGGGGGAGAGACAAGAGATTAGGGATTGGAAATCCGTTAGAATATCCTCTGACGGAAAATACCAAATAACCTCTGTTGAAAATGGAAATATTTATGTTTCAAATGATTATGGAAATACATGGATAAGTAAGGGTCCATCTACATCTTGGAATTATGTAGACATATCTTCAAATGGTCAATATCAAATTGCGGCTGGGGCTGGTAATGGTAATTTTATTTATATTTCTAGTGATTATGGTAATACTTGGATACAAAACACGAGTAGTAGAAATTTAAATTTATCGGTTCAATGGGTAAGTGCAGCTATTTCTTCTGATGGAAGATATATTACTGTTGCTGGTGGTAATGGAAAAATCTTTATTTCACAAGACTATGGCCAAACCTGGTCAGAAAAAAACATAACAACAACTTATTTAGATTTGGCAATGTCTTCCGATGGCCAATTTCAAACAGCTGGAACTTTTAATGGTATTTATATTTCTAGTGATTATGGTAATACTTGGAAATTAACAAGTAATAGAGTAATTAATAAAATTAGAATGTCTTCATGTGGAAAGTATCAAATTTTTATTTCTAATAATAATAATATTCATTTTTCACAAAATTATGGACAAACTTGGGTAGAAAAAACTCCATTATCAAGTATAGCTCTTATTCAATGGCAGGGAATTTCTATCTCTTCAGATGCAAAATATATTGTAGCATGCCCTTTTAATAATCCTATTTATTTATCTAAAGCAGACGAAATGATAGATGGGAATATTTACGCACAAAATTTAGTTTATAATATCGGTAATCAAACTATTAGTGGTATTAAAAATTTTAACAATCGATTAACAGTAAATAATAGTGGAATTCTCTTAAGCGGCGAAGCATTAACAAAAGATAATTTTAAAATAAATTCGGGTGTTTTTGAGCAAGATTATAGGTTTTTACAAAAAATTACTGGAGATGGTGAATTTGCTAATTACAATCTTTCAGTTTTTAATGATAATGGTGATATACTTGCTTTTGGTGGACCATCCGCAGGTGCAAATAATCGTGGAGCCATTCTAATTTATACAGAAAATAAAAATAATGGTTGGGAAATTAAACAAAAAATAACTGGTAATTTTCCAGACGATAATTTGGGACTTAGGATCGGCATGAATGGTGATGGATCTGTAATTATTGGTTCGACGCTTAATAATAATAGTTTTTCAAGAACTGGAGTCGTTTCTATTTATACTGGAAATTCTAATAGTAAATGGGAATTAAAAGATTCTATTTTAAATGAATCATTGAATAATGGAATTACTTCAATAGGTATTTCAAAAGACGCCTCTGTTATTGGAGTTAGTAGTTCATTCGATTCTTTATTACCAAATCCTGCTGACGGATCCATTAGGCTATATACAGGTAATTCAATAAATGGTTGGAATTTTAAACAAAAATTATCAGTAATAGGTGGAGATGCATATGGTAGTCAAACATATTTAAATTATGATGGTACAATATGTATTATAACTTCTAGAAATGATGATGACGGTGGTAATAATGCCGGAGGAGCTGCAGTATTTACAGGCAATCGAATAAATGGTTGGGCTTTTAAAGAAAAAATATTAGGTATTCCAAGCCCGGTTGGAAGTCAATTTGGGTCTACAGTTGGCCCTAGATTTGGAAGTAGTTTAGCCGCAAGTGAAGATGCTTCTATAATAGCTTTAGGTGGCCCAAGTTATAATTCTCCATTAGTTTCTTCTTCTGATAATTCTGTCGGCGCAGTTTTAATATTTACTGGTAATTCTGTAAGTATTTGGAATTTAAAACAAGTAATCACTGGTTTTAATTCTGGACAGGGGTTCGGATCTTCTTTAAAAATGAATAGTAATGGTTCTATTCTATTAATTGGCGCTGGCAGTGATGACCAATTGGCAAGAAATGCGGGAATTGCATATGCATATACTGGAAACCCTACAAATGGTTGGAATTTATCTAAAACATTTTTGGGTGATTTTGACGCAGCTTACAAAGCGGCTAGTGTTGCACCTCTTTACGGAAGATTTTTAAACGCTGCTGCGATAAACAAAAGTGGAAATATATTTTTATTAGGTTCTAATTTCGAAGTACAATCTAATGGCGTGGGTTATGGTGGTGGGCTTATTTATACCACTGATAAAAGTAATTTCGAAATTGGGCATCCACAAAATTTAGAATTTTTATCAATATCTGGAAACGTAAAAATTGATGGTAATTTATCTTTAAATAAAAGACCAACAGTCAATGGATTAGGGGTATTATTACAGGGAGAAGCTGCTGGTGCTAGCGCTTCTATTGAAAATATTGTTTATACAACAGGAAATCAAACAATAAGCGGAACAAAAAATTTTGTCTCACGCCCAACAGTAAATGGAACGGGAGTTCTTCTTCAAGGAGAAGCCGCTGCGGGTGTTGTAGAAAATGTTGTTTATACAACTGGGGATCAAACGATAAGTGGTGTTAAAAACTTTAATCAGGTAATTATAGCTCCAGAAATACGTGGATCAGGTGATGACGGAGCAAATAGAAAAATTGATCTTAATTTAGGTCAGTTATATTGGACTACAACACTAATTTCTTTAGATTATAGAAATAGAATTTTATCTGGGACATGGATAACAAATGAGCGATTATTAGTAAATAATACGGGAGTGCTCCTAAGTGGAGAGGCAATCCGTAGTAATAATACAATAACTACAATGATAAAATTAACACAGGCCGAATACAACGCGCTTTCACCAAAAGATTCCGCAACTTTTTATGTAATTGTAGGTTAATATGCTACAACAGGCTAATAATTTTCATTTGGGGTCTGGAATTGTTAGCCGTTTATACATGGGAACAACTCTAGTTTGGCCGTCACCAAGCGGAAACTTGTGGCAATTTTCGGATAACCCCCTTAATAAAACTTTAAGTAACTTTCGTGTTACCTATACTAATGGGAGTATTACTGCCGATTGGGGAGATGGGAATACTAGCGGAATTAATTCTAATGTAAACTATAATTATACATGGGGTAATTACCAGTCTGATAATTTTTATTATGTAGAAGGTAGTGGGCAAACCTTTGATTTTAACAATCTTGGGGTTGAACAAAGAATGCTATCATATAACCCATCCAATGGTTCTTGGGTAAAATATTTTGGAGCAGTTTTTTTACCTGTTAGTCAAAATCTTTTTTATAGATTCTGGGATGGAACTGGTGGCTCCGGAGTAAATAAAACGTGGGGAGGAGTCTTTGGGTTAGAGGGGACGGCCATACTTTCGGGTGGTTATAACGGTATTACGATTACAGATAATGCTAAAGGAAATTTTAGAATTACTTTTAATCCCAATACATTAAAGTTTACTGCTGGCGGGTCTCCGAATGTGGCTAGCAATACTACCGGATATTTAGTAAGCGATTATAGCCCAATTGGTACAACCCTATTAGACTATAATTATTATTATGATGGGTGGCGTTATGAAAAAACGTTAACATTCGATCAAAATACTGGAATACAATTTAGATTTTTATTTAGTGGCGAAGCTGGAACTTTTTTTTATGGGGATTCTAATTTAGATGGCTCGTTAGAGGCAAATGGAAACTCTATATTTTTAAACGTAATCTCTGGTAGTACTTATAAATTTGCTTTTAGAATTTTTGAATTAGATTATATTCCATATGAAGTTATAGATTTGGGATAAATTGTTTTAATAATTTATTTTACGTGTACATATATAATATGAAATATTTTTTATTAGTTTTAACACTTATTTTAACTGGATGCGTATGTTTGAATCCAGATCATAAAAAATCTGCGCCACCAATTGCGAACACCGGAGAAGTTATTAATTCTTTAGAAAAAACAAAAACAGAATTAGAAAAAGCCGGTGATTCAAATACAATTGTTGGCGAAAAAGTAGATAAAGCTTTAACACTCGCTGAGCGTTTAGAAAAACTATTAGAACAAATTCAAGAAGAAAATTCTAAGAATGTAAAGGAACCAATTAAATGAAAAAATTATTACCATTCATTATATTATTAATTTTGTCTGGAACAAGTTTCGGACAATTTTGGAAACCAAAACCAAAGCCCACACCAGTTCCAAAACCAACTCCAGTTGTTGTAGAAAAATCTAAAAACCCAATACAGGACGCAAAACAAATAGTTAAAGAATTGCAATCCGAATTAAAAATTGCAAAAAATGAAAACGCGAAGTTGAAACAAAATTTAAATGAAGCTAATACTAATATTAAAAATGGATTTATACAAATTGAAAAGTTAAATAAAGATATTACTACTTTAAAAGAATGGGGTGTAGTACAACAAGCCGAAGCACAAAAATGGCTTGAAAAATTTACAAATGCGATTAAACGTTATCATCGTCTCAAATTGATTGCTGCGCTTATTGCGGCTGCTGGCGGTGTTTTGTTGGGATTACAATTTATGACTTTTGTTCCACCACCATATAATTTGTTAGTTCCAATCGGCGGAGCTGGATTATTTGCAACACTTGTTTGGGTATTTTTATAATCTTATGGAATCTGATAAAACATATTATTATATATATGAAATAACAAATTTAATAAATAGAAAAACGTATATTGGGCAACACACCACAAAAAATTTAAATGATGGATATATGGGCAGTGGATCTAGCCTTTTGAAGGCGTTAAAAAAATATGGTAAAGATAATTTTAAAAAAGAAATATTGCTTTTTGCTGTTAATCAGGTAGCTCTTAATTTTTTTGAAAAATGTTTAGTAACAGAAGAATTTATAAATCAACGTGATAATTATAATCTACGAGAAGGTGGCGGTAGTAAAGGTAAACTTTCTACAGAAAATATTTTAAAACTTAAAGGAAGAAAAAGGACTGAAGAATCTAAACGTAAAATGTCTCTAGCACATAAAGGCAAAAAACTTTCCGAAGAACATAAGCGTAAAATAGGAACAAATAGCAAACATGCTAAAAGATTTTTAGGAAAAAAACATACTGAAGAATCAAAACGAAAAATTGGACTTGCGGGAATAGGTCGTCAAAAATCATCCGAAAGTATCGCAAAAATAATCGCTTTTCATACTGGACGTAAACGATCATCCGAAACATGTAGAAAAATTTCTGAAAACAAATCTAAACCAAGACCAGCTCTAATAAATACTTTAACAAATGAAATTGTTCCAGCTGGTTTTGGATGTTTAAATTTCTGCCGAGAAAGAGGTTTAGAAAAAACACAATTTTGTCGTATGATACAGGGAAAACGTAAAGAATATAAAGGGTGGCAATTATATGTGGACTAATATAACTAATTTATTTAAATCAGCTGGAGCGTTTTTAAGCTCTAGCAAAGCGCCGCCAGGAACTTCTATAGAATTGTATAAAGCAATGCGTAATGAAAACCACTTTGCATCTAAAAAATTTTTTATAGCCTTCACATCATTTATTAGTTTGATGTTATTTTATATAATTTCTGTTGCGGTTTTGTTTTTTTTACCAAAAGGGAATGAGCTTATAGCTGGCTATGTTCAAATTTTTTCAAAAACAATAGAAGTTTTTGCGATTATTATCGCAGCTTACTTGGGCGTTCAAACTGTTGCTGATTTTCGTTTTGCCAGCAGCTCTAACACAAATTTAGATTCTGTATTGACATCTGAGCAACGTGAAGAAAAAATTATTGAAGAACAAACGGTTGTCTATGCTGAAAAATATAAAAATGACCTATCATATGCCCCAATAGATTGGGTGTTTAATCAAGAAGGGTAATAATATGAAAGTTTTACAAAAAGGAGATGTGAGTGAAGAAGTAAAACAATGGCAATTGTTTTTGCAGAGCGCTGGTTATAAAATTCCTTATGTTGACGGGGCTTTTGGTCCAGCAACTGAACGGGAGACTATAAAATTTCAACTTAAAAATGGTTTAAAACCAGATGGGGTTGTAGGTCCGAAAACTTGGAAACTTGTAACTAATATTTCTAACAATACGCCACTTTCTCAAAAATGGCCAAAACAAAATTATACAAGTATGGTTAATTTTTATGGACCAGTCGGTGAAAATCAAACTAAACTAGATCTTCCATATAAACTTAAATTAGCATGGGCACCATCGACAACATTAACACGAATTACTTGTCATGAAAAAGTTTCGAAATCACTTTATACAATTTTTGAAAATACATTGAAAATATATGGCGAAAAAGAAATATCTAAATTGCGTTTAGATATTTTTGGCGGGTGTTTAAATGTTCGTCGTATGCGCGGGGGATCAGCTTGGAGCATACATAGCTGGGGAGCGGCAATTGATTTAGATCCAGATAATAATCAATTAAAATGGGGGAAAGATAAGGCATCTTTTGCAAAACCGGTTTATAATGATTTTTGGAAAATTGTAGAATCTGAAGGCTGGGTTAGTTTGTTAAAAGAAAGAAATATGGATGCGATGCATATCCAAGCAGCAAGATTATAATTATAAATTATAAAAATTAGTGTAATGTATTTATAATAATAAAATGCCGACTTACGATGATGAGCCAGTAAAAAATGTTGACTCCTTAACTGGGTTTGACTTGTCCGATTTACTTTTTTCTTTCTCGCGCCCTATCTCTTTGTGCGCTATGGAGCTAGATAAATTTGAAAACAATAAAATTGTTATTAGCAACAAACTCAAAAATGTTGCCCTATTAGAAGAACAAAGTGTAAATTTACCAATGGATACAATGAAAGATTTTAAATATTCAATTCGTTTTGACGGGATTATAGTTCAGGCGATGGTTTCATCTGACGAGGACAAATATTTAGCAGTGGCATCTGTTGACCAATTAAAAGAATATCTTCCTAAGAATGTTGATCTTGATGTGAATCGTGATTTGATGGGCGTTGCTTTTGATGCTTTCGTTGTTAATCGCGGAAATAAAAATGGACACATTATTAGTACAGACGTTGCACTAGCAATGGTTGAAAATTTTATTAATAAGCCTTTTAATATTGAACATAACCGTAAAGTCGTTGTTGGTGTTTGTACTGGATACGGCTTCAGCGAATTTGGGAGTAGCAAACCTTTGACTTTGGAAGAGGTTAAAGCGATGAAAGATCCGTTTAATGTAGTTCTTTCTGGATATGTATGGAAAATTGTAAATCCTGATTTTGCTTCAGAACTCGTTGAGAGTAGCGACCCATCTTCTAATAAATATCTTTCTGTTAGTGCAAGTTGGGAACTCGGGTTCAATGAATTTAATGTTGCTAAAGGTAATAAAAATTTAGCAGATGCAACTATTATTGAGAAAGAAGAAGATATTGTAGAATTAAAAGATCGCCTTAAAGTATTTGGTGGAAACGGATTCACTGAAGATGGTGAGATGGTTCTTTTAAATCTTCAAGGAAATGTTCTTCCATTAGGAATTGGTTTTACCAATACTCCAGCCGCCGAAGTTAGTGGTGTAGTTATTTCTTATGATAAGCCGCAAATAGAAGAAACTGTTAAAGCCGAAGAAGAAAAATATGTTTGCGCTAAATGCGGATACAAAGGCTCTGAAGCCGAAGTTTGCCCCAAATGTGGTAGTGAAGATTATGAAGAAATTGAAGAAGAAGATGATGAAGAAGAAAATGAAGTAGAGTCTTCTGAAATTAAAATGAATAAAAAAAGTGTCCCTGAAGAAAATAATAATGTAAAAAATAATATGCAACTAAAAAATATTGATGATATTACGGACGATTCCATCAAGGAAGTTGCTGCTAGTGCTGTTCGTGAATTTATTTCGAATCGTATTGCAGAACTTGCCCAAGAATGGAAATCAAAAGTTGAAGAAAAAGAAACAGCACTTAAAGCTGCCGAAGATCAAATTTCAACATTGAAAACAGATCTCGAAGCAATCAAGGCTGATAGTGAAAAAGTAAAAGAAGAATTCACGAAGATTCAAGAAGACCTCAAAGCTAAAGAAATTGAAGCCAATTTCCAACGCCGTATGGCCTTGCTTGATGAAGAGTTCGATCTTACTGATGAAGATCGTAGTATCATCGCAGAAGATTTAAACGCCATTGAAAACGACGAACAGTTCGAAAAATGGTATAAGAAGTTCTCTACATTCGCAGCCGCTAAAAAGAAAGCCGCTAAAGCTGAGTACAAAAAAGAAGAAATGAAGGAAGAAGTAAAAGAAGAAAAAGCTTCCGAAACTTCCGAAGTTGTAGCTAGCGAAGAAAAAACTGTAGAAGAAGTAATTTCGAGTGCAGAGGTAACGGAAGAAGTCCTTCCAAACGCTTCCTCTCCTCAAGAAGTGTCACTGGTTGAAAAAATCGGTGCCGCTTTCAATAAAAATAGCGTAAAAATCAAATAAATAAAAGAAAGAAAAAAATATTATGGCAAATTTAAAACCATTCAGAGATTATGATGAGCATGATGTTATTAACCTTTTCGCCGTCAATGCCGTAAGTGCCAATAAAGGTACTGTAGTTACAGCCGACAGCAATGGTGTTAATCTCAAAGACGCTTCATCTTTAGATAACCTCTCATCCTACGGGAATACTCTTTCAGCACAATTCAATGTTCCTTGGACTGTTAGCCCAGCCGCTTCTGGCGCAGCTAAAGGTGCAATCGTTGGATTATTGCTCAAAGACGTTCGCAAAGTTGATGAGAACGGTGAACAATTAATTTTCAACCCACGCAAGGCAGCTGAGATGGATGTCATCATCAGTGGTCAAGCATGTCCTATTCTTACGAAGGGTCTTGTTCTTGTTAACGGTATTGTTGGCACCCCAGGATTCGGTAGCGGCGCAGCTGTTTCCGACGCTGGCGGTGGAGACCTTAAAGTAGTTGCCTATGGCAGCGCAACAGTTGGTAAATTCCTCGGACCTAAAAACGACGAAGGATATGCTTTACTCAAGGTAGAACTCTAATCAATTAGAAAGAAATTATAAAAAATATGAAAATTCAATTCGACAAAAATCCTGAGCAAATCGAGCTTATCAAGGCTCTTGCTTCAGACAACAAAACTGTAGCTGTAGAAGCTCAAGAAGCTTTTGCTGCATTCATCAGTGATGTTGTTCAGCAAGTTCTCTTACAAGCCGGTACTGCTTCAATGATTTATCGTGACGTAGAATTTGACGAAGACGATTCCCCATCGATTCCTCTCGACTTATACTATGGTCTTAATGAAGGACACATCAGCGTTTGGTCACAAACTGTTGGCGGTGGACTTCCTACAAACTTTGTCCAAGGCATGCAAGAAATGAAGGTTAATACCTATCGTCTTGACAGTGCAATCAGTATGGACAAGCGTTATGTTCGTAGAGCACGTCTCGACGTTGTAGCCGCTGGTTTAGAACGTATGGCCAATGAAATTCTTGTAAAACAAGAACGTAATGCTTGGGCTGTTATTCTCAAACTCTTGGCCGAAGCTTCCACAAACAGTACTAAACACGTTTTCCGTGTCGGTACTCAGGATACCTTCCAACTCGACGACATGAATAAACTTTGGACTTTAGTCCGTAGACTTAATGCTGCTTACACAGGCGGTACGCCACAAGCTCTTCAGAGCCGTGGCTTGACCGACATCTTCGTAAGCCCAGAAGTCAAAGAACAAATTCGTGCGTTCGCTTATCAGCCAATGAACACCCGTTCTGGTGCTGTTACTACAAGTGGTGCTACTTCGGTAGCTCTTCCTGACAGCGTTCGTGAAGAAATCTATCGTGCCGCTGGTACGAACGAAATCTTCGGCGTAACAATTCATGAATTGCTTGAACTCGGTGCGGGCCGCAAATATAACGACTTGTTCGATACCTTCGCTGGTACAACACAATTCAATGAATATGGCCTAACTGGTGGAACAACATTCACAAGCGCTGACGACGAGTTAATCCTCGGTATCGACGCTAGCCGTAACGCTTTCTTGCGCCCAGTCGCAATCCAAAGCGAAAGCCGTGGTCAAGTCAAGGTTCTTCCTGACGATCAATTCTTGGCTCGTAGCCAAAAAGTTGGTTTCTACAGTTATGTAGAAGAAGGCCGCGTAGCTGTTGACGCTCGTGCCGCTGTTGGTTTAATTGTATAATTAAACTAGTAGTTTAAAAATTAAGGGCCACCCGAAAGGGTGGCTCTTTTTTTATAAAAATTAGATTATTATTATATAAAATAATATAATATTTAAGATGAATACTCAACCTAAAAAGAAAAGAGGACGCCCTTCAAAAAAAGAAATGTTACAAGTACACGGAAAAGAAGAAAAAGTTCAAAAACAACCCTCTTCTTTAGATGAAATTTTGGGAGAAACTCTTTCTATATACACGGCTAATAGCTCAGAAGAATATCGTGGACAATTAGCTGAAATGAATATGACTGATTTACAAGCACATGCATATAAGATCGGACTAGTTCCCACGCCAGATAGAAAAGTTCTTACAGATCGTTTAGCCCAAGAGTTTGTAAAATGGAATTCACGTTATGGTAGTAATGTCGCTACTGGCCAAGTTAAATCCGTTGATGATTTAGACGCTAAAGCCAAAAAGATCTTAAGAGAAGGTGCCTAATTTTTGTGTAAAATAATGTGTGAACTGTCAAGATTATTTAACACAATTTGTTACTAACGTTTATTATGATTTAGGAGAGCCTATAGATTATACACCAGCACGGTTGACTTCTTGGTTTATAGATAACTCTAATTTAGGGAAACTAAATAATTTAATAGGTACATCTTTTTCTGGAGTTGCCTATAAAAATGAACAAAATCTTATTACTGGTTATGGTATTACCCCAGAACCAAACAATGATCAATTAGCTATTTATAAAATAATATTTGATTGCGATTTTTTAAAAAACCAGTCTAGAAACTTGGCAAAAAGTTCTGCAACTATTGGTAGTGATTGGACTACTTTAAAAGAGGGCGATAGCACTATTACAAAAATTAATAAAAATGAAATATCTAAAAACTTTAGGGGTTTAGCTCAAGACTGCAAAGCGGAATTAGATAAAACTGTAAAAATGTACTTAAAATATAATGCAATTCCCGATCAAATTGCTGGAGATGATACCGAAGGCATTTCACATTATATAATTCAAGAATATCAAAGAACACTAAATTAATATGCCAAGTTTTGTTTCAGATGCGGAAAAATTATCATTGGCAAATGAATTCAATAATTTGCATGACACGTTTGCACGTCCCGTTATGGCATGGAAAACTCCAGAGCGGATAGTTGTTTCAAGCGATCCTAATTACAATTTTCTATATAATGAACAAGAATCAATTGAGATTACTTATATTCCAGTAAGCGGAAAATTTGATTGCCGCATTCAGTGGCAAGATCCATCTAAAATGGGTGGATTTCCAGAAATTCGTGAAGAAGTTCGTGGTAATATTTGCCGCATTAAGGCGAAAAAAGATTTTGTAGATTTTATTAGTGATGCCGAACGTATTGAAATTGATGGTCGTCCAGTTCAAGCCCTTGGTACAAATCGTCCTCATGGATTATTTAATATTGATTTTTATACATTATTTTTTAAGGAGAGCGAGTAATGGCTGGAAAAATTAACAAAAAGCTTATTCAAAAACAAATATTGGAAAGCCGCTCTGTACAAAGAATGGTTAGAAATATTGTTCAGAAAGAAGTAGAAAAAGAAAAAGCTTTATTTAGAGCCGAGTTTGAATCGCACCCAGTAACACAAGAACTTGACGGAGGAGAGAATGCATCTAATATATCAGGAACTCTTGGTGGTTATGGTAATTTATTTTCTTTTCTAGGTTTTAATAATGGGTCAAACCCAACAGGTCCAGTAAAATTATTAATACAAAAAATTAATTTGGGTAATTTTATTAAAAATAAAGGGACTACATTCCAATTTAAAGTAAATATCCCATCAAAAGAAGAATTTGCTGTAATCAGTCGTTTACCTTGGGAGGGTGGTCGTAGCTGGTTATTAGATATTGAGCGTGGAATTTCTGGATTGGGAGCCTACTTATATGGCCGTTTTGCGAATTCGCGTTCTGGTGGTGGTATTCAAAGTAAATATAATTATTCAAATCGTAGGTTTAGAAATGTAAGATATTTTAGTGATATGTATAATAAATTTCTTACAAGACTGGGGGCTAAATAATGAAAGCGGCTTATATTACAAATTTAATGTCTAGTTTTTATTTATGGCTAGACCATGAAATCTTAACTCGCGGCGAGGCATTCATAAATTATAGTGGAAAACTTTATAATTCTCCAGATCCAAATTTTCCAAATAATTCTGTTTATGGGGCGCCATTTCGTCAATGGGTTTATGATAGTAGCGTTCCAAGTGTAAATATTCCTTCAGGAGTTTTTGTAAATGGAAATTATATGGCTCGTGGGGTTAGTGGCTTAAATATTGATTTTAATAAGGGTCGTGCAATTTTAAATAATGGAATTAATTTTAATAATGTAACTGCTCGTTATAGTTTTAAGGAGTACAGCATTTATTATACAGACGAGCGTGAAGAAAAATTACTTTTTGAAAAAGCTTATAATATTACTCCAAAAGTCACACAAGTAACTGGCGCTTTAGGTTATTTAGATACACCATATCCTTGTATTTTTATTAAACACCGGATGGGGGAAAACGTTCCTTTTGCTTTTGGCGGCGAAGATTCTACTCAAACAATGGTTCGTTGTATTGTATTAGCTTCTAATAGTTTTTCTCTTGACGGGCTTATTTCCGTATTAAGTGATAGCGCTAGAAAAGTATTTCCAGTATTAAGCCCCAATGATTTCCCTTTTAATTATTTTGGTGATTTTAAAACTGGTAATAATTTTAATTATGTAGAATTATGTAAAAATCAACCACGTTACAATTTAGTACATATCGACCGTGTAACAGTGTCCAAATTAGACGAAATTGATAATGCAAAAATTAATAAAAAATGTGTTGCGGCACTTATAGATTTTGAACTTTCAGATATAAGAAACCCAAGAATTTATTAAAAAAAACAGTGTCTTCTTTAAGAATGTAATGTAATTATAAGTATGGCAAGAAATAGAACAATTTACAATGTGTTAGCCCTTTATGCAAGCCAAGTTGGTGCAACTGGCATGCAAACTGGCGCAAATGATATCAAGCAACTTTCTCGTGTCCAAAGTTTTGACGAAGATTTTACTCGTAATTTTACTGATGTAAACCAATTCGGAAACTTGGCTGCTATTGACCGTATTGAAGTTGAAAATCCTGACGTTACAGCTAGTTTTTCATATTATTTAACAAACGGTCAAAATGAAACAAATCTTGGTTTAAATGTTTATGGAACTGGAACCGATTCTTCCGCTTTACGCTCTTGTATTTCCGGTCTTTTAACGAAAGCTACTGATGAAAAAAATTACTATCTTTTAATCGTTGAAGAAGGTAATGATGCTGCTGGATACGCTGGATCTAAAAGTGGTGTTATCGGCGTAGGTAATGGTTTCTTAACTTCTTATAGTGTTAGCGCCGCTGTTGGCGAAATTCCTACAGCCGATGTTGAAATTGAAGGTTTAAATGTTCGCGTTTATGGAAATGCTACTGGTCAAGAAGTGATTCCCGCTATTAACCCTGTTGACGGAGCCAACTTAACGGATAGATTTTTTAAATTGCCTCTTGCTCAAAGTATCACAGGCGCTGATATTCCTACAGCCCTTCAACCTGGCGATATTATTTTCAGTTTAGATTCTAATAAAGTTTTAGGTTTTGACGGAGCGGATTTAAAAGTACAAGATTTTACACTTTCGTTTGATCTTTCTCGTACTCCACTTCAAAAACTTGGAAATCGTTTTGCCTTTTCGCGTGAGATTGATTTCCCAGTAACAGCAACTCTTGAAGTTAATGCTGAAGTCGGAGATTTGGCCAATGGTAATTTGGCTGATATTCTTTGCGGAGAAACAGAAAAAGAATTTACAATCTTGATGAAAGAACCTGGTTGCGAAGCCAATAAACCTACAGCTCTTGCCTATGTTTTCAAAGGCGCTAAACTTGTTTCACAAAGTTTCTCGAGCGCAATCGGTGATAATGCTACAATGACCGCTTCTTACGAAGTACAGTTGGGCGGACCGCAAGATGTAAATAAAGGGGTCTTTATTTCCGGTTCTTTCAATTCTTAATAAGAAATTAATTATTCATCTAAAAACGGGCACTTTCGAGTGCCCGTTTTTTTTATATAGTGTAAGAAATAATAGGTAAAAGGTTTGTAAAGGATGAATATTGATTTAAATGACTTTGTAAAAGGTTGCGTTTATAGAGACGTAAAAAAATTATATTTAAGTTTTCTTTATTCTTTAGAAGACCTTAAAGATCAAGATAAAATTACTGATGAGGAATTCCAAAGAATGCGTAAACGCGTTCTTGATCATGGAAATAACTGCTATAGAAATATAGAAGAAGAATTAGATAATTTTGATTTTAAACTTAAAAACAAATAATATAAATATATGACTAACAAAACGTGGATGTATAAATTTGAAGTAACCAATAAGGTTAATAAAAATAATGGCGAAACCGTAGAAGAAAAAGCCAAGCTTGCCCTATTAAAACCCAACCGTAAACTAAAAGAAGACGGTGAATTATTTTACGCTAAAGAAGTTTCACGTTTTGCCAAAGCTGGGGTCTTACCTAAAGCCGCATGGGGAACTATTTTATCTAATGGCGGGGGAAGTATTAGTGAAAAAGAAAGAGAAGTATACGGAGAACTTCTTCTAAAATTTCGTGACGCGTCATTTGAATTACAATCAATTTTAATAAAAACTGAAAGCGAAAGAACCGAAGCAGAAAAAAAACGCTCAGACGAAATTATTATTGAATTAGATGAAATTAGAAAAGAAATTCAAAGTTTTGAATCTTCACAAATTTCAATTTTTGAGAACACTGCGGAAGCGAAAGCCCGTAATCGTACCATTTTATGGTGGGTATTATTTACTTCTTATACTGAAAAGAATGGTGAATATGTTTCATTTTTTGATGGAGAAACTTTCGATGAAAAATTAAATTCATATGATATTTTTGAAGATTTAAATAGTGAAAACAATATTAATCTTATCGCTATAAGACGTTTAACTTATTTAATTACTCTATGGTTCTTAGGTAAAGTAGAAACAGAAGAAGACTTTGATAGTTTTTATCAAAATTTAATTAAAGAATCTGAAGAAGTTGTTGTTGAAGACCAAGCCGAAGAAAAAACTGAAATAGTTTCTACTGAAAAAACAGTTGAAGAAAAAGTAGTTGTTGAAAAAATTGAAACTATCAATACTGAAGAAGTTTCTTCAACTCCAGTAACTCCAGCATAATGTGGATAAAGATTTTGAGTATGGTCGTATCTATAATGAAATAGCAAAAGGCTTTTCAGAAGAAAAGATTAGTAAAAAAATATTTTATTTTAAACATCCTAGTTTTTCTGAATACTTTAGTATTTATAATAATTATGATTTAATTTTAAAAGATGTTCAGCGTCAAGGGCTTCCGACAGAAGAAGAAAAAATTAGAGAAGCCATAGAGGAGGGGTGGTGGTCAAAAGAAAAGGAAATGGAGATACAGGGATTAAAAAAGACCGTTACAAATTTAATCAAAACAAAATCCAAGTTAGTTCTCCCTTCTCAGCGGGAAGGCATAGATAAACAAATTCGTAGAACTCAAGGTATTTTAATGACTTTTGCCAAAGAACGTAATGAAATTGTAAGCTTTACGGCAGAAGATTATACATCAAAACGATTTTTAGATGAAACAGTCATTGCTTTAACCTTTAAAAATCGAGAATTAACAGAACAAGCTTTCTCTCAAGAAGAATATTACAATTTATCAGACGGTTTTTCTGATAAAATAAAAGAGGCTTTTAACAAGTATTCGAATGTTTTTGGCGCTTTGAGTTTAAAACATGTCGCGGCTTCTGGATTTTTTCAAAATTTAGTTTATTTGAATGAAGACGCTTATAGTTTTTGGGGTAAACCCACAGTTTTATGCACTAAATATCAAATTGATTTATTAGTATATGGTAAAATGTATAAGAATTTAATTAGAAATTACGCAGAAAATGGCAAGCCTGTTCCAGATGATGTTGTGGCTGACGCCGAAAAATTTGTCTTATGGGTAGAAAATCAAACCCCAGATAAAAAGGGATCTCCTATCAAAAGCAGAAAAAAAACTGGTGGCAATAATATGGTTAGTAGCACGGTTGGAGCTACATCCGAAGATTTAAAAAAGATGGGCACACAGATAGATAAATTAAAAGGTGGCAAAACATTATTGCAAATGGCTCAAGAAGCTGGAGGAACTTTAGAAAAAGAACAGTATTTAAAGGCGCGTGAAAATAGATAAAGTGTAAATAATAATATTAGGAAAAAGGAATTTACACCATGGCTGCTATTAATATTGATGTAGGCGCAAATACAAGACAGGCTGAAAAAGACATTCAAAAGCTTGTTAGTCGTTCTTACAACATTAATTTAAAGACAAGGGGCGACCAGCCTCTTGGAAGGATTACTGGTAAAGTAAATGAATTTACTAAATCGTTAGATGCTTCTAATGCGCGTGTTATCGCTTTCGGTGCTAGTGCTGGAATTATTTTTGGAGTACAAAGAGCTTTTACTGCTTTAGCCAGCTCTGTCATAGAAACCCAAAAAGCTTTAGCAGATATTAATGTTATTTTAAATGTCTCTTCTTCTGAATTAAATAAATTTGGTTCTAATTTATTTAGTATCGCTAAAAATACTGGGCAAAGTTTCGCAGAAGTTGCCAAAGCCGCTACAGAATTTTCTCGTCAAGGTTTGGGTGTCGCAGAAACATTAAAAAGAACTAACGAGGCCTTAATTCTTTCTCGTTTGAGTGGATTGGATGCCGCTAAAAGTGTTGAAGCTCTTACCGCGTCAGTAAACTCTTTTGCTAGCCAAGCCGTAACGGCGACAGAAATTGTTAATAAGTTTGCTAATGTTGATGCAGCTTTTGCGGTAAGTTCTGCAGATCTTGCAGAAGCAATTAGTCGTGTTGGTAGTAGTGCGGCTCAATCAGGCGTTTCGTTAAATGAACTCATAGCCATTGTTACTTCGGCTCAACAAACAACTGCTCGTGGTGGCGCGGTAATCGGTAACTCCTTTAAAACTATTTTCACAAGACTTCAAAGAACTAAAGTTGTTGATTTACTAGAAGGCTTGGGAGTTAATACAAGAGATTCTTCTGGAGAAATTAAAAGTACTATTAATTTATTAACAGATCTTGCTAAAGTTTACGATCAACTTGGAACGTTACAACAAGCAGAGGTCGCAGAAAAAGTTGGCGGCGTATTCCAAATTAACATTTTAAAATCTGCATTGGCAGACTTAGGTAAAGAATATTCTATATACAATAACGCTTTACAGGTCGCTGCCTCTACTACTGACCAAGCTATTCGTCGTAATGAAGAATTAAATAAAACTTACGCTGCCCAATTAAACGCTTTAAGAGAAAATGCTAAACAGGCTGGGGCTGGAATTGGTGAGAGATTATTTGGCCCAGCTTTTGATAGGGTTGTAGGTAATACGAATGAGATTCTTGGTGGTATTAATGAATCTGATGGGCAAGGAGTGGGAGCCACATTAGGAAAAGGTATTTTAGATGGATTAGGTCAAGTAATTGCTGGCCCAGGACTTGCACTAATTGGCGGAATTTTTATTAAACTTTTTTCAGATTTGGCAAAATTTGCGACTGGAAGTTTAAAAGAACTTTTAAATTTAAATACAGCTTCTAAACAACAACAGCAATTACAGCAAAGTGTAGCACAAATTTTACAAAAAAATCCAGAACTATTTAAATTAATGCAGCAAGGAAGCGCTGGTTTAAATAAAGGCGCTGAAATTTTATTAAATAGTTTAAGAGCACAAACTTTAGAATTACAAAAACAAGAAGCTATTTCTGCAAAAATTGCGTCACAATTTATTCGGTCTGGTAGTGTTACAGTTGCTGGTGGAGTTCCCGTTGCAAAAACTTCAAAACCTGGAAAAGCTGGTGGGTATATTCCTAATTTTGCTGAAGAGTTTCAAGCGAAAGTATTAGGAGCTACATCTAATGTTAAGGCTGTTCGTGGTGTAGGAAAAATTGGGGGCAAATCTTTTGAAGCAAATAATCAAGAATTACAAATAAGAAATTTTGCCAATACAGGCGAAACAGCAGTAATTCCAAAATATGGAAACGGAATTAAAGAAGCGACAAAGATGATCGCTAATGGCGAAAGTGGAAGTATTTTAGATAAGAGTGATAGAAATAAAGCAAAAGGTTTTATTCCAAATTTCGCGGTTGATACAATTGCTAATTTACAAAAACAAGCGTCAAGATCCGCAGGGTTATTGCAAAACTTATATAATGTTGGAGATTCGAAAGATAAAGGAATAAAAGATGAATATTTTAGGCCAAACATAAAAAGATTACCATTACCTAAAAATGTAAAAGAATATACTAAAGAAGCAGATAATATTATTAAAAATATAAGAAATCAAGCTTCTTCAAATCCTTCTTCTGTTGCCTCAATTTTCCAAAATTCGCAATATCGCGGAATACCAATTTCTAAATTTACAGATAAAATTAAACCACAAACATTATTAGACCCCAAAAAAGATCGTTCTAATAATACAAATATTAAAGGGGCAATGGGGGAAATAGATTCCCAGCGACGTTTTGGTTCTAAAGGTCGCGTAGCAGAAAAGCAAGGTGATTTATTTGGGGCGGACTTTTTAGTCAAAAAACAGGGGGGTAGTTATTTAGTAGAATCTAAAATAACACAAAGAAAAGTTTCAGATAATATATTAATCGCAAAAGCTTTACAATATGAAGGTCAAACTGCTGGAGGTAAATATAAAAATAGAACTATTGATGAATTAAAATTAAAAAATATTATTTTATCTTATGCTCCATTTAAAAATTTAGCTTCTGGCTTTATCCCAAATTTTGCCCAAACAAAAAACCCTCCAATTCAATTAGGAAATTTAGATAAAATTCCAAATAAACTTGGTAAAAAAGTTTTATCTCTTATTTATCCTGGGCTTTCTGGACCATATGAATTAGCGCCAGCCACTGCAACATATTTAAAACAACAATATACAGGTAATATTCCAGTAGCAGGAATAAATAAAGACAAACTTAAATCACAACTACCAGATTTAGATACAGAGATAGATGATTTCTTAGTAAAACAAGCTAATCAATTTGGTCAGTCATTGGGTGGTTTTAATTTCTTAAAATCTGCCGATGAACTTCCAAACGCTGGTGCCGCAAAAGGCGCTGTAGGTGTTGCTTTTGAAGGCGGTATTACAACATTGTTACAGAATCAAGTTAGAAAACAGAACGCCGGAATTGATTTTCGTAAGATCAGTCCAAGACTAAGATCAATATTTAATAATGCTCCTGGGATATATGATGCAAAAAGATCTCCAGAATTAACGAATGAAGTTTTACAAAAGCTTCTTAATGAAACTAAACCTGGAGCAACTGTTCAAAAAACTAGTGGTAAAGCTGGAGCCGCTTATCTTAAAGAAAGATCTGCCGCAGTAGACCAATTAAGAAAAGAGGGGGTTACTGGAAGTGTTGCGATAAGACAAGCTTTAAGGGATAGATTTGGTATTGTAGGAAAAGCTGCTGGCTTTATTCCAAATTTTGCTAAAACAATTACAGAAGCTAGAGAAAGAGCTATACAGACAGAGAAAAAAGCCGGAAAAGGGGCTGTGCTTGACGAATACAAAGGAATGCAATATGTTCGCCAGCCCGGACAATCGTCTAATTTTAATGCGATGATTAAAAAAGATCATCCAGAAGGTCTAAAGCGCGCGATTCAAAATTCGGCGGCCTCCCAAGGTCTCGCTCGCGGTTTTGTTCCAAACTTCGCACCAGAAGATACCCAAGCAGCAGATTTAGGATCTTCACTCGGGGCTCTTGCAACTCAAATTGGATTTTTAGGTTTTGGCCTTCAAGGTTTTGGAGATTCTTATAAACAAAGTTTAACTGAATTAACTCAAAAAAATAAAGAAGCTGGTCGGGTAACAGGAGAATTAACAAAGGCTCAAAAAGCAGCTAATACTCAACTCGTCGCAATGGGAAAAATAACAGGTGAAGAGGCCCAAGCTCGAGGGTTAGAAGGAAGATACGGAGCTACAGGTGGTCAAAGAGCTGGCGCAGCTATTGGCGCAGGCGGTATTGGTTTAACCATCGCAGCTCCAATTATTGCAGAAACAATTGCGAATGCCATTGGGAAAGAAACCAAAGCAGATAGAACATTAGGTGCTGGGGCTAGCGCTCTGGGTCAAGTGGGATCTTTTGCTGGTCTTGGGGCAATGCTGGCACCAAATCCACTTGTTGGCGCGGCAATTGGTGGTAGCGCTGGAGCTTTGCTTGGGCTAATAGATGTTATTAAACAAGCGTCTACCGATATTCCAGAATTATCTGCCGCCGCACAAAAGGCTTCTGAAAATCTTACAAAGATAAATGACGCGGGACAAAAAGTTCAAACTAGTTTTGAACAGATTAAACAATTAAGAGAAGCTGGTCAAGGCGAGAGAGCTGGCCAATTAGAAGCCGATTTACTTTCATTTATTAGAAAAGAATTTAGAGATACTCCGGAATTAGTTTCTGGAGCTAGCGCCGCTGTAATAAATCAAGATTTTATATCTCTACAAAAAGTAATCGGAGAAAATACAAATGCTGTTTTAGAAAATACACTAGCGCAGCAAAAAAATTTAGCTGTAACAAGTTTAGTTGAATCCCTGCCTAGATCTACTGGTAATATTTCTGAAAAACAATTTGACAAAATTGGAGAAAATTTTTCTGATATTATTAATATTACGCAATTAGATGAAAATAGCATAAATCAATTATCGGAAATATCTCGGAGGTCTTTAATAACAGATGGCGGCCCTACCGGTTTCGCAACAGATGAAGCGAATAAAATATTTGAAGAGTTTGAAAACCTTTTAACTCAAACAGCCCCTCTTAGTGGTTTAAGTAAAAGTAATATTAATGATCTTGTTGCTGTTCTTAAACTTAATCCTAGCGTTGGTTTAAAATTAATAGCCGAACTTGCGGACCCCGCAAATAAATTAAAAGCGTCTTTAGAGGCGACGGGGAGAAATAGCGGTGAAAACAATAAAGTAATAGCATTAATAACTAAAACTTTACAAACCGTACAATCTAATTATGCGAAATTAGCGCGACAAAGCCAGTCTGCCCTTGATTTACAACTTTTGGGTGAATCATCTATTAGAAAATCTGGAACAAACATCGGCGTATCGCAATTTGAAACAAAAGCCGTTCAAGAAGAACTTTTTGGAATAACTACCCCTGCTGGACGGGCAGACAGTAAAACACAAGGAGAGCTTCTTAGAATAGAAGGGGATTTTGCCAATACGATAAAAGATTCTGTTGGGGAAACAATTAGTTTAATTGGTAGCGCATTTCTTGAACAACAAAGACAATCTTTTGCAGCTTTGAGTACAATCGGCGGAGACGATAATGCACAAAAAAATGCCGAAGCAAATTTAGAAACCGCAGGAGTTTTAGCTGAAGCAGTTAAACAAGGTTTTGATATAGAGCAGTTTCGTAGTTTATTGGATATCGGAGACCCGACAACTTTTACTGGTTTTGACGTAGAAGCTAAATTATCTGAAATTGCACAAGCACTACAAATTCCCGAAGGTGACCCCGAAGGTGAAAAACGTTTAGACGCTATTCGTGAGGCCATAAATAAAACTAATCAAGAACTCGTAAAAAATAAAGCAGTTTTAATCGAGCAAAAAACAATTCTTGCCAATCAAAAATTTCAAGAAAGTTTACGCGAACTAATAACCTCTATTAATAGTGCTTTTGGTGGTTTGCAGGCTTTTATTAATGATGATATCAGTATCACAGAAGGTCTTGATAAAGCCGTTGCAAATTTAAAAATTATAGGGGAACCAACTGGAGAAAAAGGCATTATTGAAGTTGGTAGGAACTTGCAAAGAGTTGTTAGCGAATTAAGTAAAATTACTGGGCGTAACCTTGGCCCCGAGTTAGGTCAAAATAGCGCGGTTATTAGCGCAATTCGTGATGCTAGGGCATTAGATATTGAAAATCAATTAACGAATGTCATCAGTGGACTTGGCGGAGTAGAAGGAGAGGCTGGAAGAGAAATCTTAGAAGGCTTTAGGAGATCAATCGCCGAACAAATTGGGGAGCCGGAAGCTGCTCAATTATCTGATGCAGAACTTATTAAACGTTATAGTAAAACAGTTGCGACACAACAAGTAGAAGGCGAAAATAAAGTTGGAGAATTAAATCAAAAACTTATTGAACAGGCAAAATCTTCACTCCCGCCAGAATTACAAAAATTACTCGGCGAAGGTGGTGATAGCGCTCTATCGCTTCTTGCGGGGGATACTAATAAAATTATATCTTTGCAATTTTCTGCCGCGAATAAAACTCTTGAAGAAATTTTAAAGGCTATTCAAAATACGCAAAATAGTGCTGACTTAAAAATAGCAAAATTTTTACAAGATCCTTTTTCTAACGCAACCCTGCCAACTGAAAAACCCGTTATAGATAGAACTGCACCAAAGCCAGAACTTCCGAAAACATATTCGTCTGGATCGATTCCTTTAGAAGCCATTCCTGCAATGATCGCAGAAAAGCGCGACGTAAAAAGAGGCGTTGGTGGCGCACGCCCATCAGATCGTCCCACATTCATACCCAATTTTAATGGCGCACCTGTTGTTGCGAATATAGGAGAACAATTAATTAAAAATTACATGGGGACCGGAGAAGATGCTCTTTTAACTCGTGATATGCAACGCGCGGCAAAAGGATCGTTGCCAAAACTCGATACGACAGAACTTGATAAATATCTTGACGATCCACGTCACGAATTAGAAAGTAGGATTTTATCAGTTAAAACAAAAATTAAACAATTAACACCCCCAGTATCATATCTGCAAAGAGTCGAATTAGAACAACTTGAAAGAGAGCTTTTTCTTCTTCAAAATCCAAAAGCAGAAATTCTTACAAAAGATGGCGTTAAACCAAATCCTTATTTTGATAAAGACGGAAAATATATCCGCAGGAAAAAGAAAAAGCCGGAAATTAAAAATCCTTTCAAAAACATGGCGGAAGGTTTTGTTCCAAAGTCGGGCATTTCTGGGTCATCATCGAATCAAAGAATAACGAGTGGGATGGGAAGCATCATGAGTGCTTTGGATACTCCAGAGTGGGAGCTATACCAAAGAATCTCTGAGCTTGAATATGAGATTCCTCGCACGCCAGAACCTGGTGACTTTGGTTATCAAGATAAAGATTACGGCAAAAAGCAGGCACTTCGAAACGAGCTTTTTCTTCTCAAAAATCCGAAATTTAAACCAAATCCTTATTTTGATAAAGACGGAAAATATATCCGCAGGAAAAAGAAAAAGCCGGAAATTATAAAAAATCCTTTCAAAAACATGGCGGAAGGTTATATTCCAAATTTCGCAGAAGGTTTTGTGCCAATGCCAGAAATACCTTATAGTCTTATCAAACAAGCAAACGAAATAAATCAAAAATATAAAAAAGAGTTAGATCCTTTAACGAAGTCAAAAACTGAACTCAATACTCTTGTTGACATTTTTCAGGAAGAGAAAAAAAAGAGCTTTTATAATCACATGGCAAAAAGAGCTAACTGGGACGAAAATCGTTCAAAACAAGCTTGGAACAATTTGGCAGAATTAGATTTAACTTCCCCCGAAAGAGATCGTAGATTAAAAGAATATTTTGGATGGGATCCATCACTATATAAAGATAATGATCAATTAAATAATTTAATAAAAGAACGTGACAAAACTCTTGAAAAAATAAATGAAATAGAAAAATCTTATGATAAGGCTGCTGAACCTTTAGTTTCAGAATTTAGAAAAACCGGAGCTAACGCAAGCGACTTTTTGAACCCAAGAGAATTATATAATTTAAGTACTTTATTTTATAGACAAAAAGAATGGAACAAATCTCGCCAAAGCGATAAACAAATGATGGCAAGAGATAAATTAGCCGCTCAAAGGGCTAAAGAACGAGCAAGAACAGAAGCAGTTATTAAAAGAACAGAAGCAGTTATTAAAAGAGGACGCGAGACTTTAGCAAGAAGTTATGAAATGACTGGTGATCGTTATGAAATTGATGAATATGGTGGAGCGGGTACGTTTACTGTTGATGCACAACGGCTTGGTTTGCGCGGACCTGGGGCTGGCGGAACATTTAATATCGCTACATCTACAGACCGCGCCGGAATAAAACCCACAACAGAAATTCGCCGCGCAGAAAGAACTACCCAAGCAAATGCCAAATTCATGCTACAAAGCTTGGTAGAAGCTTATACCCAAGCACTTTCTGGCCAAGAAGGTTTTTATAATAGGCCAACCCGCCAATCTATGGACCAAAAAAGGGCTTTGATGGCGAAAACACAAGAATTCAAACGCTTATATGAACAAGGCAGATATGAGTCACTGAGAGAAATTTACGAAAAGCATGAAAAGAATGATCCTGTAAAACAAGCTTATGCAGAGTGGGCTAAACAGGGAATAGATCCGAATGAGGGTTATGATAGAGCGATGGCTTACGGAAGAGATCAAGAAGCTTTATATCAAAGAGCTAGAAACGAATCTGTAATCGATGAAATCGTAGGAATTCCAAAGGATCAACGTAGTCAAGGTTTTATTGACGGTCGCCCAACGCGAGAAGTCTTAGCAGAAGGTCGGACGAATCGTCCATCTGATCCCGCCTATGATAGAGCCATGATTGCTGCTGGTCTTGACCCAAAAACGGGATCCCCTTTAAATTCTGAGCAGCCCACTTATGGTCCTGGCGGGGCTGGGCTTATTGATGGACGGCCAGCACAAGAAGTATTGCGCGAAATGGAAAAAAATAACGCAAACGCTAGAATTAAAAATTACTCAGAAGGCTTTTTGCCTAAAATAAATTCATTTATGGACGAAGTCAATGCTGGCTTTGCTCCAAACGAAGTTTATCAAAAACGTCAACCAGAAGTCCAGGGATTAAATAATCCCGAAGGAATGGCAACTTTTAATACACCACAAGAAAAAAATAATATTGCGAAAGAAAGAATGGCAATGGCTAATCGTATGTACATTCCCAACTTTGCCAATTCTGTTCCAGAATTTTCTGCGGTTTCTGTTAGCTTGGGCGGTTTAACCGTAAACGAAGCCCAGACCGGAGGAAAAACCCAAGATTACGCAAAAGAACTCGGTTCAGAAATTGAAGCAAGAGTCGGTCCACTGATTACTCAAATCAAAAGCGAAATGGATCAGAAATATGGTCGCGCTGCAGAAATGGTCGCTTCCGCAGAAAGACAGGGGATATTGCCACGCGTTGCACCGAGAACTAGATGATTAGCATAATATGAATTTTCCAAATGTTCAAATATTAAACGCTAATAGTCGTTCCGAATTTTTCGGAGAGAATTTGCGTTGGAAGACAGTTCTAGAAATAACAGTCGAAGGTATTTTTTTAGACCTGTCTTCAACTACTTATAATGCAATTCATGCTCAGCTTAATAATTTAGAAAATACAATTTTTGCAAGTAGCGCTAATTTTTATCAACCCATTACAATTAATGGAGTTTCTTTTGGAAGTGGGTATATAACAAATTTTACCTCTGGCCCAGAAGGAGATGACGTAAATGATAAAAGATATTCTGTAAATATTGTTATACCTCAAGATGGCAGTATTAATACTTCTATAGAAGGTTTAAATGGCTCAATATCTGATTCGAATTTTAAATTTTTAGAAAGTTTTTCAGAATCTAGTACTTTTACAAAAGGAGAGGGCATAAAAGATTCTTATAGTCAAACAATTTCTTTGTCATTAATACCTCCGGTTAAAAATCAAGCCAATAATAGATTAGTTGCAAAAAACATTATAGAAAAATTTATTAATAATAATTCTTTAACTAGTTTAATTACCGGCCAGTATCAAAAATCTGTTAAAAAGTATTACGAACAAGCGTATGACCCAATAACAAATACTTATAGTTTTAATGTCAGTTATGATTTATATCCAAGAGAAAGTCAAAGCTCTGATAATGTTTTAGTAACAAGAAATACATCAATCTCATATCAACAAGATGGAATAATTATTGCGACTGAAAATGTCGAATGTGTATCTAATATTGCTGGGACTGTAAATGCGCGATATGATGCGGCTTATACGCGTGCTCTTCAATTATTAAATAGTTCTTTATCAAACTTATCTAATTCTTATAATGTCGCTAAGTATGGAAGTTTAATACCAACACCAATTACTAAAAATTTTACTTCTGTAGTTTTTGAAGGCAGGGTTTCTTACTCTATTTCATATACGACTTCACGAGAATTAATAGCCGAACAAGGATTCTGGGAATATAGCATTAATATCGAAAAAAATGAAAGCGGAGAAATTACTGGAAGCGAAGACGGAACAATTATTGGGGTTCGTGAAGTTAATATAACAAATACAAAATATCAAAAAGCATTAGCTTTATACAATAGCAAAAAATCTCAAATTAAAAATAGAATTACTAATTATGTACCTGGGGTTACTTTAAAAGAAGTTTCTTCTTCAGAAACTCATTCGGAAATACAAGGTTCTGTTAAATATAATAAATCTTATAATTCTAGTAGCTCTATACAAGAAACCGGACCTTTCACAAAAATTATAAGTAATGTGCAAGAAGATTATAATAGAAATTTATTTAGTACTTTTAATATTGTCGGTAAAAAAGAAATTGCCCAAATACAAAGGAATTTGTTGGAAAACAATACAACTTATAATATTGTTTTAAATGGAAAAGCAGATGTTTCATTATCACAATATTTATCAAAAGCCAGAAGTTTAGCTCCTAATATTGGTTATATTTCAAATGTTTCATATTCATACTCTCCATCAGAGAGAGAATTTAATTTTAGCGCAACTTACTTCAGAATGCCTTAGTTTAGTGTAATATTATTACAGGTAAAAGGTATGGCTAATTTAGTAACTTATGGTAATTTTGATTTTTCTTCTATTTCTGAAGGAATAGATCCTTTTGTAGGTGTTTCTGATGAGCAAGTTATTGTGGGCGGTAAATTTAAAACTTCAAAAAGAATTACAATTCAAGGAAAAATTCTTCCTACAAATTTTTGCTCAAATTCTCAAAATGTTTCTAGTAAAATTAATACATTATTTGAAGCTTTAAAAAATGATTTTCAATCGATAACCGCTGGAGATATTTCTGGTCAATTTGCAAGATGCGAATCGGTAGATATTAATCAATCTAGTTTTTTTGGTGGGGCAGATTACACGGCAAATTTTATTTGCTATCCAGATAATCTATCTAGTATTAATTATAGAATAATAAATCCAGTAGATAATCGTCAAATTACAGAAAATGCAGACGGAACAATTGTTATCACAAGACAAATTTCTGCCCAAGGTCTTGGGCCAGATGCAATAAATAATGCTAGAAATTTTATTAATAATGGAATTACCCCACAAAAAAATATCGTACCACCAATTTTGTTTGCAATTGGAAATTTAACAGATCCAGGCTCGAATTTAAAGCCAAGACGGATGATTGAAACAGTTAACCGTATGGAAGGAACTGTTTCTCTAGATGTCGAGTTTATATATCGTTCCAATGCACCTAATAATAATATTATATTATCAAATTCTATTGATATTAATTACGATGAAAAATCAGGTCTTTACACAGTAAATATACAAGGTAATTTAATTACTTCTGATATATCTGATATAAACGACAATTCAGATCAGATACAAACTCAATTAAAATCTAGTTTACAAAATATTAACTTATTTAACCTTGCGCTCACAAGATTTAAAGAGCTTACGGGCTTAAATTATTTAAACCCAGATCCAGAAAATTTTTCTATTACCGAGGATAGGATCAATAATTCTTTAAATTTTAACTATACTTTTACCAATGATCCTTACGATGTTAAATCAGATATTAGTTATCAAATGAATTATGATAGAATTAAAGATATTACAACTATTACTATAAATGGAACTTTAACAGCGCGCGGACCTCAAAAAGATAAAAAAATAAAATTAGAATCAGCCTACAATAGTTTAAATTTATTTAATTTAGCTAATAATTTTTTTAATAGAAACGCGGAATCTAAAACTTTAAATTTAAATTCTAATCCAATAAACTCAACCGTGACCTATAATCAATATGAGGATACTATTATTTCGCTTTCTTTTTCTACTGAATATAGTAATCAATTTGAAGAAGTTCCTGGTTTAAAAAGATTTGAATATACATTGTCTGCAACACCATCTATAGATGTTTACAATCCAATTCAATTTTTAAATGGCGATAATGGGGTTTTTAATTTAAATTTCTTTAAAAGAGGTACGGTTGGTATTGATGGTTCCGCCGTGGGAGATTCTTCGCTTCTTAAGGGGTCTATTAGGAGCCGAGCTTTTAATAAGTTAAATAGTTTAAAATCTAGTGTTGGTTCAATTAGATCAGTAACTACCGAAGATAATGTTACTACACCTATAAATTCTGATAATGGTTTTAATTATAGTTTTAATATATCCGAAAATTGTGAAACAATCAAATATCAATAATGAATAAACTTACAGAAATACAATTTTATAACGAAAGATTTCCAGGAAAACTTGACGAAAATCTTTTATTTTATTTTTCTTTTGATTCTGGTAGTTCTATTATTACGCCCATATCAGGAAAAGCTGATTTTAATGATAATTTTTTATTTAGTGGTCAAATTTTACCTAGTGTTAATAATTTTTGGTTTAAAAGTGGCGCTGGGTACATTGAAAATAATTATATTAATATATATAATACAGATAATATAATTGATTTTGAAGATTTTAGTTTTGTATGTGTTTATGAAAATATAGCAAAAACAGGTTCTACTTTATTATCCACAGTTTTTGCAGAAGAAGAAGAATATTTTAATGAATTTGGGGTTCCGTTAAATAGTCTTGTTTATAAAGGATTTGAATTTGGTTTCACAGCAAATGATAAACTTTATTTCGAGTTTTACGATTCTGAAGGGCCTAAAGTTTTCACTTCTGATTTTTTCGTTGGAGATAAATCAGCTGTTTTTTGTAATATTGCGAATCGTAATATTTCTTTCGGTTATTATGATTTCATAGAGTCTGGAATTGTTTCAAACAATTTTAATATTAATAGTCAATTTATTTTTAATCCTAACAATATTTTTATAGGTAAAAATCCAGTATCATTAAACTCTTATAATTATAATAAACAGTTCCAAGGATATCTAGAACAAATAATTTTTTGTTCTCCTTCTATATATCAATATGAAATTGAAAATATTACAAAAAGTTTTATATCAAATTATTTTCCAGCTACCGATTTTTTTATTGACGAATATCTAACCGGAGTGACTGGGGTTACAACAGGCGTTTTGGGTGAAGAAATTCTTTTAACTGGCTACTTATTTGGAATAACTGGATATGAAACTGGAATAATTGAAATTCAAACAAATGTCGTAACCGGTATAGAATATATTATAACAGGTACTTATATTGATGCGTTCGGTAATGAAGAGCCTGGTTATCAAGAAGTTGAATTAATAGGCGATTTGTTCATTACGGGATTTTTGCCATTAAGTGGGCGTTTAAGATTATTTGAAAGCGGAACTATTGAAGAATTTATAAAAATTGATGAAAAAAAAGTCGTTGAGTTCGGAAAAGATAAAATTAATTTATTAGTTAAAACAGATGTTCAAGATATTATTGAAGCCCAGTTTATTACTGGCAATTATGACTTAAGGTATACAAAAAATTTTGGATCATTTTATGATGAAGTTAATAAGACTTATGTTTTTTCTAGAATTAAATCTGACTTTAATAATTTTAATCATACAATATACGCAAATGGAGTATTATTAACCAGCGGGTCTGGTCGTCAAATTGGCACAGTATATTCTCCAAATATTTTTATTGCTAGTGGTGATTATATTACACAAAGAAAAGGAGAATTTTTATTATCTGAATATGATAGTACTCATAGTGTTTTTGCAGATTTTATTACGGGAAATTCTATCGTAGAAACCCGTTTTACAAAAAACAATTCTGGAGTATTAAATATTAATAATCTTAATGAATATGATGTATTTTTTAATGGGCAAAAACTTACAAGTGGTATTCATTATTTTAATAATAATTTTAATAATTTTTTCCAAATTTTAGGAGATGATATTTCCGGTAAATTAGCTTTAATTCCAAAAAACTTTAATATAAATATTACCGGTTCAGGTCATTTATATTCTATTAATAGAACTTTTTATAATAATTTTGCTAAAATTTATAAAAATGGTATCAGGCAAAGATTAAATTTTGATTATATTGAAAATGGTGATTTTAGTTTAAATAATGGCGCTGCAATATTAGATACAAAAAATAATTTAATATATAATAATAATACTCTATTTATGTAAATATTATGAAGGTAATTAATGTTAATAATATCCGTGGAAATTTTTTTGGTGGAATGCCTTTTGATGTAAATTGGTCTTTTAATGGTGGCGATAGCCCTTCAAAATTAACTATTAGCGTTGTTAATGAACGGGGAGTTTATGCAAATCCACAATCTAGTTTGGGATATGATCGTCCACAGTCTATTGATATTGGACAATTTAAATTTCAAGGTTATTTAACTTCTTATCAACTCAAAAATAGTCCTGATAGAAAAATATTAGAATTAAGTTACTCAGATCAAAGTGTTGATTTAGATCGTTATTACGTCGGTTTACAGAATAAATGGGGTTATAAAAATAATCGTAATGCTCCTCGTTTAATAATTCTTGGAAAAGCTTATCATCCATGCGATCAAGATTTGGACTCAACGGTTGAATATGAAGAAGTTGATGGTCAAGTTGATCCATGCGACCCTTGCCCCGAAATGCCTCCAAATAAATATGAGAATGCTTGTGACCCTGTTTTATCAGAATTTAGTATTTTTGAAGTCTATTATACTTTTAATGAATTAATTTCAGCGATATCAAATAATTTTAATTGTTCTTTTAATGCAAGTAATTATTCTTCATATAAATCTAATCATATCGGACCTTTAAGGCAAGTATTAAGTAGCTGGTGTTCTGATTTAGGATTGGCGTTTTTCTGGGACCCATTTAAAAACGAACTAAAATTTATTAGTAGAAAAAATAGAATAAATATTCCACCTGAAAGTACTTTAAAAAGTGATAATGATTTAATAGATTTAGAGTACGGAGGAACGGTAGAGAATACTTATACACAAGGATCTATTGGTTATTTTAGTAGACAAGGAAACGTAGAGCCTTATACTTGTCAACAATCAACTTTAGAAAATTTAAATTGTTTGACCCTTGGTGCTCTTGCAGAAGACGGGTCTTTTGATAGTGGTGACGGCCAAGTGTCTGACGAAGAGTCTGGCGGAGAGTCTGGCGGAGAGTCTGGCGGAGAGTCTGGCGGAGAGTCTGGCGGAGAGTCTGGCGGAGAGGGTTCCAATTTAAAAGATTTCGAAGCTAAAGAATTGGCTGTTGCTTTAAGTTATTATTCTTTAGAAATGAGGGATGCAATACTTTGGTTTTATCATTATGGTATTCTCGACTCTTCTAAATTAGATGAATTTGTACAACAAAAAGCTTCTAGTGGGCAAGGAGCTTCTTCCGGAAAATTACCAGCAAAAACATTATCTTTTTTTGGAAATATGGAAGTGCTAAAGGTCTTAAGTCCTGATAGCGAAAATAGTGATGATAGAGCTGATTTTGCAAGGCTAAGCGATTTGTTATCTAAAGAACAAAGAGATGTTTTAAATTTAGGTCTAAACGGATCTACAACAAGAGGTTCCGATGATAATCCTAATTATTACTTTTTCATTGCTAAATCTAATGAAGATTTATATAATAAAGAACGAGATAGAGAAACAGAATTGGCTCGAAATTTTTTGGGCAAGTATTGGATAAAAGACTATGAAACGACGATACCTAACGCATCTAACTCAAGAACAGAAGTTACAATAGAAGGTCCTGACGGAAATGGTAGTTGGTACTATAAAAATTCCCAATTAAAGAATTTAAGTATTTTTGATTTTGGTCATGAAGAAGGTTCTTTTATTTCAAATTTAGATAATGAAATCAGTAGTGCGGAAGACGAATATGATACCCAATTAGATACATATTCTAATGATCCAGAGGAGAAAGAATTCACAGTAAAAGGTTTTATACTACACGAACGGGAACCAAAATGGGAACCAGAACAAGACTTTGCAAAATGGTATAAAGACTTATTCGATTGGTATGCAGGACAAATACCATCAAAATTTACCCAAGGAGATGGTCGGCCTGATCTTCTTTTTGATATATATAGAGAAGCAGTAGATGATCCACAAATTCGTTTATATATAGTGAGAAAAGGAAATTTAGACGCTTATAAAGTACAATTTGATATTAAAAATTCTACAGAACATCCAAAAGAATCTAAACGAAAACCAGTAAAAAATGAAATAGAGCATGATATTTTTGGAGAAATTCAAATTAATGAAATATGTAACTATGGATTAGGAGAAGATGCTAAATATGTTGTTTTAACAATTGGCGCAAATTCTGATATAATAATTCATACTCCCGTAGAATCATTTTCTAGAACTACTGCAAGTGGCGCACCATCAGAAATTCTTTATGGTGATGAGGCTCCAGAAGGGTCCTCAACAGGTTATGATGTAATTGCAACAGCAAGTAGTAATTTTAAAATATATTTTCCAAAAATTGAATATGTTCAACAGTACGACGCAGAAAATATTCGAAAAGCATCTAAAGTTATTTATCATTATGAACAAATTGATGAAGATAATTTAAATATATTTAGGAATAATAAAGGATCAAGAAATTCTTCAAGAGCAGATTGCCAAGTAGATAAAAAATCTATCGAACAATACATGTCCAAAGCTAACGAATTTACACGCTATAGTATGACTGAAGTGCAAAATAGAGCATCTTTTAGGTCAGCAGGCGTTTTTTCTTCATCTTATGGATTAGAAGATGGTTTGTCTACTGTGTCAATTAGTGTCACAGATAATGGAGTTTTTACAGATTATGTATTAGAAGATAAAATTATTTCTCCACCAAGTATTGATATATTAAAACAAAATTTAAGAAATTTTATTCCTATTAAACAGGCAAAAAATAGTGGCTCTATATCTCCTATTAATAAAACTAATCTTAGAAAATATGAAAAAGCCGTTAGAAACGTCTAATTGATATTAACAATTATGTGTAATAATTAGAAGATGTTAATATCTGGTACAAGGTTTCGGTATATATACCCACAAGATACGGTTAATTGGTTATTCAATTTAAGACCTGTATCTACGGGTATTTTTAATTTTAATTTTCATTCGAATAGCGGCAATATTTTTAATATTTTTTCGATTGAAAATAGAAAAATTTATTCTCCTAGTGGCGATTTTATCGGAAGTTATGAAACTAACTCAAATTTAAATTTATCTGGGAATATTTCTAATAATAGAATTGATTTATATAATAATGCTAACCCTTTATATCTTGGACTTCCAATTCAAAATTATGATAAAATTACTGGTTTTAGTTTAAATTCAATTGGCAGCCAAAACGTTAATTTTTTAAATTTAAGTATTTTAGGTGATACCCCAGAATATTTCTATGACGAAAAGGTTTCTTATCGATCTGGTGAATTAATAAAAATCAATATTATTAATAATAGTGATTATAATTTTACAATTTTTTCTGGTATAGTAACTAATAATAATTTTACTGTAACTGGGCTCAATAATTTAAGTATAGAGCAAAATAATTCAGGATATTTTTATTTAATAAATAGAAATAATATAATTAGTTTATCTAATACAAATATTATTTTAGATACAGATTTTGGTACTCAAGAATTACGTGTCACTTTATCTGGAATACGACTTGAAGATGAAACTTATTATTTGTCATTTGGTCCGAATATTTTGTATGTAGAAAATAATTATTATAAAGATTATAATATAGTTTTTAGAAATGCTGATTCTGCTAATTTATCAATACAATTAAAATATATTAGTGGCTTAACTGGGGATTATTATAGGAATGTTCAAAGGACAGCTTTTGTTACTAATCAAAATGTTTCTGGATTTATTACGGGAAGTGGATTTTTATCTAGTAATGTGTCAGGTTTCGTAAGTGGTTTTAACCTTTTAAGAAATTATTATGAATATGGAACGGGATCTGGTATTGTAAGAGAGTTTAAAGTTGCTGAGGACCAATATATTGAAAAAAATTATACTGTATTAGGTTCTGGTTTAGGCAATATTTTTACATTAACAAATATAGGTGCAAAAGGTTTTCAACCTGATATTTTATATACAGGATTTTTAAATTTTAACGGTGGATTTTTAACAGGATTTTTTTCTGGAATCGTTACTGGTATAGTACCAGATGAAAGAAGGGGGTGGTATTTAGATACAAATGGTAATTTTGTTCCACCACCGATTAGCGAAGAAAATTACAATACAATTTGTAATGCGAATCCAAGTAATTCAATATGTTCTCAATATTCTTTTGTATATGAATACAAAACTGGTTTAAAAACCGGCTTGGTTTCGAAATTTTTCATAAATACGGGAGATATATTTGTTGAGTTTGATCCTTCTGATTATGAAAATATTAATTTAATATCTCCATTAATTTTTGTAACGGGTAAGATTAGTGGATTTTTTAATATTACAGGAGCTGCTTTTGCAACTGGGTCCAGAATTAGTGGCAAATTAATTGGAGATTATCAATTTAATTTTGAACCTGGTATTTGGAATATCTCTAAATCTCATGTCGGAATAATTACTGGAGAATCTTTTCTTAATTGGGATGTTAGTGGCAAAGGTTTTGACCCAATTAAGGGAGAACCTATTTATGAAATAACAAGTGGAAATTTTAGTGGAAAAGTTTCTTTAGTAACTGGTTTAGATTTTTGTAATCCTGTAATTCCTGGCCAATTACCAATAACAGATATCCCAGAGTTTGTTGGTAAAAATTTATGTTTTAGTAACGACGACATTTATTTTTTCCAATATTCTGGATTTGTTATCCAACCATTATCTGGAGAAGAGAAATTTTTTGAAAATAGTTTTTTTCAAATAGCTAGTGGTAGTTATCAATTATATCCTGGACATCCTACTGGTGGGCGTACTAGAATTTCGAGACTTGGACAAACTTCTTCCGGAAGTGGAAAATTTTATAATCTTTTTGAAGGTATTGGTTTTGAATTACCATCAGGTTATGAACAAAAAGGGAATTTAAATGGTATTTCTGCTTTTGCGCAGTATAATGGCGGCGGATGGGAAGAAAATTTTCTATCTTTAAATACGTTTAGAGTTTTTGATTCTGGTATTCCGCCTTCAATAACAGATATAGACATAGAATGTAATATATTATATCCATGTGATACTACCATAATAGGATTTACAATAGAACCTCCAAATTTTTATAATTTTAGAGGAACCGATGTTCAAGATTGTTGGTCTGGATGTTTTTCTCATTGGCCTCGAAAATTATCCTCAATTGAAAGTTCTGGAAATATTATTTCATTAGATACTCAATCTATATTTACTAGTGATGGTTTTAATACATCTTCAGAATTTTATATATGTGATATAGATTTAATATTATCTTCATCCTCTTCATCCTCTTCATCTACGATATTTAGTTCTTCGTCTTCTTCGTCTTTCACTTCTTCAAGTAGTTCTTCTTTAAGAAGATGTGATAACGCACAATTTATTGCAGACATGTTCTCGCTGTTACTTTATCGACAACCGACAAATGAAGAGTTTATTACGTGGTCGGCAATACTCGGTGCCAGTACATCTCCTGGTCAAACGCTTGCGCCAATAAGTAATCGGGCAGATATGGTAATGAATATCATGGGGTATTCAAACCCAAGCCCTGGAAATGCAGTCTCTGGAAGATTTTCTTATCTTGGTGACTATCAATCAACTGCGGGGATTGCATTACAAACCTACGCGAGACTTTCAATAACGCCAAGCTCATTTTTTGTCAATTCTTTCTTAAACAAGCTTCGTTCTAATACTGAAATACTGCCATTGCCAGGAACTTTTTGTGGGGTGAATAACGCTCCATGGGGTGCATCTTACGGTTTAATTTCTGGGCTACAAGAAATTATAGATCTGCCGATTTTTGAAACTAGACATCCTGGGGTAAGAAGTTTACCGAATAATCAATTTATTTTATGGATGATGGGGCTCGATGCTAATGCTAATCTTTTACCAGCGCCGACCCTTCCAACTTATCGTTACATGTTTACCACAACTTTATGTGGTGCCGAACCAATTCAGTTATTAATGACTACTTTCGTCCCGCAAACATCTAAACAGGGGGCGGGAATGGCGTACGCAATGAAATATATTCTTGCAAGAAATAATTTTGTTAATGGCCCAGACCCTCTAGCATTCCCAATCGGAGGAACTTCAGAAATGGAATTTCAATTACGAGCGAATGCTGCGGCACTAAAATTCCAATTAAATGGTAGTGATTCAAATTCTTGGGATTATAACGCCGCTTTTGAAATTTCTAATACGTATTACTCAAAAACTCTTGTTGAGGAATATTTACAAATTTATTGGGATGATTTTTGCCCTTCTGATGGTCAATTTATGTCTGCAATATCTTCTAATCTTATTTATACTTCTTATGATTATGGAACTACATGGGTAGATAGAACAAATAATTATCCTTATTCTGGATTAAGGGGTATTGATATTAGTAGCAAAGGTAGATATCAAGTAGTTGCAGATTACCCTAATAAAATATTTATATCAAATAATTCTGGAGTAGCTTGGTCTCCGGTCTCTTTTAATGGTCAAAATCGTGGTTGTCAGTCTATTGCTATTAGTGCTAATGGTAAATATCAAGCAGCTTTACTTAGTAGTCGGGAGGACCCCATTTTTGGAAGTTCTTTCGTAGATCCTAATCCCGAGCTTATTGTATCAACCGATTTTGGCCAAACATGGGTGTCTAAATTAGCAGGTAATTGGACAGATGTGGCTATAAGTAATAATGGTCGTTATATTACGGTTGTATCCTTTACTGGCGGACCTTGCAATAATTGTAAAGGCATATATGTTTCAAATGATTATGGCCAAACATGGACTGAAGTAATTGGCGCCGGTTCTTGGTTTCGTGTTTCGATGAGTGATAATGGTCAATATCAAACAGTAGCGGGTATAAATAGCCAATTATTAGTATCGAATAATTTTGGTGTTACATGGTTTAATAAAGACTCTGTTCGTACGTGGTATGATGTTAGCGTAGGAGGAGATGGTAGATATCAAGCGGCAGCCGTATATCAAAATTCAGATCGAGGTATATATATTTCTAGTGATTATGGTCAAACATGGACTCAAAAATTACAACCAACTTTTGATTTAGAAAGATATGGTACTGTGGCAATTAGTTCTGACGGTAAATATATAGCTGTCGGTAGAAATGGTTTATCTGTATTATTATCAGAAGATTTTGGTGAAACTTGGCGTTTAACTGCAACTTCTTCAGCTGGATGGGAAGATATTAGTATAAAATAATATTATGAGCAAAATTATTAAATTATCTTATTTGAATCCAAATATTCCATCTACAGTTAGATATACTGTTGGGGAAAAAATACTTATTAATAATAATGATAATTTTAGTGGTCAATATTATATAACATCTGTTGAATATCAAAATGATTTTAAAAATATATTCATTGGGATAGATTGTGAGAAACCAAATGTTTGTTTAACAGAGCCTTTTATCGGAGCTAAATTATTTCCGAATGATAATATTTTTAGTATAACTGATTTCGATAAAACATTATCTTATGCAAATTTTGGGTGGTCTACAGACACTAATAAATCTGGATCTGGAATTATAATTGGCGCGCATAAAACTGATAAGATTATAGATTATCCTAGAAAAAATGTTGGTATTGCATGGTATTATTTTAAACATCAAGATTACTGGAAAAAATATGAATTCATAAGTCCTAAAATAACTAATTTTGGAGAATTCGGAAAAAGTGTTGCCATTAATGATAATAATATTATTGCAATTGGGGAACCTTTTTACTCTAATATTGATTCTTATATAGAGAAACCTTTCAACTATGGACATGGTGCTGCTCATATATTTTCTTTTCAAACTGGGAATTCTCCAACTGGTCAATTAATAACAAGTTTAACTGGTAATGGAGCTCCATTTTCTCAGTTTGGGTATTCTTTGGACTTAAATAATAATGGAAGTATTTTAATAATCGGCGCACCTACAGATGTAGGTATAAATAATATTACCGGAGGAAAAGTTTATTTATATAGAAACATAAGTAATAATTGGCAATTATCTCACACTTTAACTGGTTTAAATAATTTTGGTTATTTTGGAAAATGTGTCAAAATAAATAGTGGGAATTTGATTGTTATCGCAGAGAATGAATATTTTCATGTTTATTCTTATAATAATAATATTTTAAATAAAACGCATACATTCAATTTAAATTATGATAATTTTCAAAATAGTTATAATTATAATTTTAATAAATTTATTGATGTAGATACATCTGGAAATAATATTTTAATTGGTAATCCTTACCATAAAACAGGTATTGTAAAATTATATAGAAAAAACTTAAATAACTGGGACAATATTTTTTCAAAAACAGGATCTTCCGGGGTTTCATATTTTGGGGCTTCTGTTGGTTTTAATGGACAAAATAATAATATATATATTGGATCTCCTAAAGAAAATTCTATATTTATTTATACTGGTAATAATTTTCAATTTAGTGGTAAAATTGGTTATAATGAATCAAAATGCCCATCTTCTTTTTCAGGTTTGGGTAGTTCAATTTCTATTGATGAAAATAGTAACGCGGTTGTTGTGGGAGCTTATTCCAGTTTAAATAATAATACAAATTCAAATGGGGCTGCATTTTTATTACACGAAACTCAGATTTTATCTTTTTCAAGTAGTTCTTCTAGTAGTTCTTCTTCTATAACCCAATCATCTTCATCTTCTTCAAATTTTGTCGGATCGTCTTCATCTTCGTCTTCTATAGGAAATAATTATGTACCATGCAGCAATGCAAGATTTATTGCAGACATGTTCTCGCTCTTACTTTATCGACAACCAACAAACCAAGAATTTGTTACATGGTCTGCAATACTCGGTGCGAGTACGTCTCCTGGTCAAACGCTTGCGCCAATAAGTAATCGGGCAGATATGGTAATGAATATCATGGGATACACAAACTCAGTTCCGTCAGATCCGGCGCAAGGAGAATTTTCTTATCTCAATGGTTATCAATCGACAGCGGGAATTGCTCTACAAACTTACGCAAGACTGTCGATGACTCCAAGTTTATTCTTTGTGAATTCCTTCCTTAACAAGCTTTCGTCAAATACTCAAGAATTACCGTATACTAGTACTTATGCGGATTTCCTTAGTGTAGAAGGCGCATCTTATGGATTGGCTCTTGGTTTGCAAGAAGTTATAAATCTTCCCAATTTCGAAATTGTGCATCCCGGCGTTAACGGGCTTACTAATCTTGCATTTATTCCGTGGATGGACAACAACAGTTCATTAACCCCAACGCCTCCAGCTTATAGATTTATGTTTACGACAAACATAACCGAAGAGATTTCGATATATAATATGATGGAAGCGTTCGTTCCTCAAACAGATCGTAAAGGGGCTGGAATGGCTTTAGCAACAAAATTTGTTCTCGCTAGGAATAATTACGACGGTTACGGCGGAAATAATTCAGAAACGTTGTTTCAATTACGAGCAAATGCTGCCGCTCTTAAATTCCAATTAATGGGTAGCAACTCGAATTTCTGGGATTATAATGCGGCATTTGATGCATCCAGCACATATTATTCGAAAGCTCTTGTCGAACAATACATAGATACGTATTGGAATGGCGGATGTTAAAGAATTTTGAAAAATGAAAAATACTACTTATATTAATATTGACTGTATACCAGAAAAAGAATTTTTATCTCCAGAATTTAAATTAGATGCTCAATCTAATAGTGATGGTATTTTTATATATGAATCTTCAGATCCTTCGATTTTTACAGTTGATCAAGACGGTATCGTTACAATTACTGGTCCTGGTAAAGCTTTTATTATTATATCCCAGTTAGAAACTAATAATTTTTATTCTGGTCAGATTGAGAGATTAATAACTGTAAATAAATCTTTACCACCTATTAACTTTATAGGCCCTAACATACTTAATTTAGCTTTTTCTACAATTAACCAAAGAACTTTAACAATTAATACTGTTGAAAATTTAGATAAAAACGTAACATCTTCAAATCCGGAAATTCTAGAAATAATTCAAATTGATAATAAAAATTATGAATTAATTCCTAAATTTATCGGCTCTGCAACTATTATAGTTAGAACTCAAGAAAATTATTTTTTTAAAAGTTCTGTAGCTAATTTTAATATTGAAATTAGCGATGCTATACAAAAAAAACCAATTTTAATTAACATTAATACTTTTAATTCTGTATTCGAACATGACGCTTTAAAAAATATTGATATTTTAACTTCTAATATAGATCCATCTACAAATGATAATAATTTACAAATTACGATTCAAAATAAAACTATTGGTTATGAATATGACATACCTATATTTAATACTAGTCCACAATCTTTTATTAAAAATATTTCGAATTTTTCAAAAGAATTATTGTGCTGTCCAAGCGATCAATTAATAGAAATTAATTTAACATGGAATTTTAATAATGTTCTAGTATATGATTTTTATCCATATGATAAAAATTTTAATAATCGACCAAGAATTAATATATTAAAATCAGATAATAGTTATATTGAATATATTCCAGCAGGTAAAGAATTTTTAAAAATACCAATTAATTCTACACCAAATGACCCAAATGCGTTTATTTATGAAGAACAATATTATGAAAACCAGGGCTCTAAAAAGTTTTTATTACCGTCTTTAAATTGTATTAATGAATTAAATTCGGGCTTAAATATTTTTTATTCTATAGAATTTTTTAACCATGATTTTTTAATTCCAACATTACAACCGACAAGTGGCTGGAATATTAGTAATACCCAACCAGGGGAAGTTAAATATCAATATATTTTTACAGGAAATTATGAAAAAAATATATTTATTGGTTTAAATGTGTAAAAATTAAGATTATGAACGAAATTTTATATCCAGTTAATTTTAATTTTAAAGTACCAAATACTGGCATAAAATTAATTTTTGATATTTTCCAAAGTGGAACGGGAAATTTTTTTCAAAAAATTGCATCTGCTAATGGCGGTTTAACTTTTGACCAGAATGCTATACCAGTTTTATTTTCTTATACAAAAGAATTACCTACTGGACACTATTTTAGTAAATTAACATATATTGATTATTTTAAAGAGTCTGATAATCCTAGATTATTAACGGATGTAAAATTTACAAACTCTTTATTTATCGGTTACGAAAAGGATGGCTTTTTAAATGCAGAAATAATGAGAACTGGTTTTACAGATTATCCATTCGGGATTCGTGTTTCTGGCTATTTTCCAATAAATTCTGATGGAAATCCTTATTTAGGGTTAGATTTTACTGGGCTTGATAGAAATAATTTTTACAGTTGGAGTGGTGAAATCACTAATAATTATAATTTTCAATTACCAATTTTTAATAATAATAAATGGGAAAATGACTCTCTAGGGAAATTAAGTTTTGAATTAGATTTAAGAGGATTTCCTCCTGAGTATATTAACATAACTAATAATATTGCAGATTTTATTATTAAAGATGATGATATACCTGATTGCGTAAAAGAATGTTTTTCGTCGTCGTCTTCGTCGTCTTCGTCGTCTTCGTCTTCGTCGTCTTCGTCTTCGTCGTCTTCGTCGTCTTCGTCGTCGTCTTCGTCTTCGTCGTCTTCGTCGTCTTCGTCGTCTTCGTCGTCTTCGTCGTCTTCGTCGTCTTCGTCGTCTTCGTCGTCTTCGTCGTCGTCTTCGTCGTCTCCGCTTGATTCTTTTTTAGGTTTGGGTGGGCAAATTCAATATTTGGTAAATTTGATGGATTTACTTGAAACAGGAGATGCAAACCTAAAAATATAGTAAAAATGTGTAATTATTATAGGCTTAAGGATTTTTATATATATTATGTCATGTTTAAATGAATGTTTGAAAACAGGTTTATTATATTTTAATAATGATACTTATATTAAATTATATAATGAAACCGGCTCTGGTTTATTTTTTTCTACACCAACAAATACTTTAAAACGTTATTTGTTAGAAAATAATGAAAGTTGGTTAAATAATTATAATAATTTTAGTGGATATAATTTAACTGGTTATAATAATAATAATGCGGGTATTATTATCAATAATAATGAAATAACACGTATTAACAATCAAAATAAATTTCATATTAATTATGGAATTAATAATACTAATTTAATTAGTGGTAATTACTATAAACAATTAATACAAATTCGACCACAAAAACCTAAAAATATAGGATATAATTCTTTTTTTAAAAATGATGAAGCTTGGGCTTCTTACGATGTTAGTACTGGAATGATGATTCCAAATAAAATTTTTTCATATGCAATTAATATTGTGGCTTCTGGAGTTTTTTCTGGTTATTTTTATTATACTGGAAATATCGATGCAAACACAGAAACGGGTAGAGCTTTTTTATCTAATTCTGCAAAATCTCCAGAATTATATACTGGAGTTAATAGTGTTTTAGGTTTTTTATCATTTGATAATTTCAAAAGTTTATGCCAAGAACTCTTTCCCTGTGAATATGAAAGTGTTACAGAGGAAGAGATTTGTTATACAGGAGATTTAATAGATACTTTTTCTTTTCAGAATTTTTTGTCTGGAATTTCGGCAAGAGCTAGATCTGGAGAAGTTATTGTTCCACCAAAGGACAATAATTTATTAAATTCTGTTGAGGCTCCTGGTATTAAATATTCAACAATTACTTTATCTGGATATATTCTATATAATAATTGGTTAAGTGGAGATTCTATTAAGTTTAATATTTATAATTATAATTATTCAGGTTTATATAAAAATTATCATTTAAATAATGATCCTATATATCCAACAACAGGTTTTACATTAATATATCCAGATGATTGGAATTCATTAGATTCTTTAGTTAGCAAGTTAAACGAAAAAGCTAATATTCTTAATACTTATCCTATTTGGTATCCATATGAATGTCTATCTGGCTCTGAATCTGGAATATATATCACTGGAAAATTAATAGAATTTAAAAAAAATACCCAACCAACAGGAGAAATTCCTATTGATCATTTTAATAATAGAATAGATTTTATATCTTCTCGAGGCTACCCTCAAATAGAAAATTTTGAATCTTATTTTTCTTATGATTTATCTTTTTCTTTATCTCAACGTTTACCTCCAGCCCGTGTTTATAATGGGTTTAATTATTTAATCCCAGATATTATTAGATTAGAAGGCTTTAATAAAAATACTCAAAGTTGGAACATCTTAGATCAAAAAACTAATTTATATGAATCTTTTAAAGATGTTGAGCAAATTTTAAAACCAATACCTTTAAAACTTAAGCCAGAAGAATTTATAGAAGAGGAGAAAGAAGAAGAGTTGCCCGAAGCAGAACTTCCTTCTGGAATATTATGTAAAGATCAAATAGCTTCAGAGCCCGTAAGAGTCGTTATTTATAATAAAAATCCATTATGTCCGCCAGAAATTAAAACAAAAGATATTATAATTACAGCGCCAAATAAAAATTGCCAACAGTATAAGATTGGACCAAATGGAGAGCAAATTCCAAAATTTACTGCAAAACAATTATGTGAAGCTGGAACTCCAGAAGGTGGAGAAGGCGGTGGAGGTGGAGACGAAAATCTTGGAGAAGATGACAAATCTATTGGTAATTTACATATAATAAGAACTGGTTGGAATTTGTCTAAGGAATTTTTTAATAATTCAAGCGAATATAGTAAATATAAAATATCACTATATAATTTTAGTGGGTTATTTAATGAAAATCTTTTTCAAAAACAATCATTTTTTGTTGAAAATATTAATTTATATTCCGCAAAACCTACAAATTTTACCGCTCATGGTGGTGATCCGATATGTACGATTAATGCTGATTATACAATAGATGTACAGGGAATTGTTCCTATTGAAATTAGTGGAATTTTTAATTATACATTAATCCCTGAAGAAAGTGGTATTTATAAATTTTTTAATACTCCTTTTATAAGATCTATTAAAAATAACGAAAGAACGGTAAAATTTAATAAAGTAATGGGTGAAATCACGAGTATTAGTGGGACTGGATATCTAACAACTTCGGGTTTCGGAACGGGGGTTATGATTTATCAAAATAATGATTATTATTTTTATAACCCTATAACTCAACTACTTTCTTTTTCTAAAACTTTAAGTGGAATATTAACTGGATTTGGTCGTCTTAGCGGTCAGACAACAGTTATTAAAAAAGATGTTATTAACAGGGAGCTTTTATTTGGTGGTAGATTAAATAATTTACCCCCAATTTATGATGAAAGAATTTCAAACGGTACTTTAAATACAACCTTAGGAAATATTCCATATATTGATTATGATGTAATTGGATATTATCCGATTACTGGAAAAGTTACTGGTTTTACTAGCGGTGGAAAGTTACAAATTAACAATAATGTAGCTGTTACTGGAGTTACAGTTGGTAATATATACCCATATTATTCAATACCTACTGGTTTTATAACTTCTAATGTGATATTTAATGTAAATTATAGTAATTTAAATAATTTTGATATATTATCTCTTAATAATAATACTTTAATTTATCATTCTAATTCTTCAGCATATCCGCCCCCAACATATTTTGACTCAAATGCTTCACTGGTTTCAATTATAAATGATTCTCAAAATATTTTTCTTTGTAGTGGTGAAGTTGTTAACACAAATATTAAATTAACTAGTATATTACCAGGAGAGTCTGGTAATATAAATTTGACCCCTCTTAGTAATAAAATTGAAATTATACAATTTAATTCTGGTGTTAATATTTACCCAAGATTGTATAATTTTGGATATATAGATAACAATGGGACAACAGAAATAATTCTTAAAGACCCATTAATGACTGGTAATATTGCTGATATTATTTTAGGAACCGGTTTTTATTATGGTAATAGTGGATCAGGAAATATAATTGGAAACGTTCCTACTTTTACAGGAGTAAGAACATTTTTTGATGTATGGGATATAGCAAGTGGAAATCTTAGAAGAAATTATTTAAGTTTTCTACAGAATAATTTTATTAGTGGAACATCTTTTGCTAACCGAAGTAATTTTGGTAGAAATCCAACAAATGTTAATTTAAGAGTTTTTTATTTAAATTATTTAAATACTTTACCAAGCGAAAGCCCGGATATTGTAGATTTAATTATAGATGATATTAATAATCCTGAATTACCTAATAATGGGATTATTTTTAGATTGAGTGGAATAAAATAATATAATTTATTATGGCAGGAGGAATTACAAATTATTTACCGGTTACAGTTGTAAGAACATCGCCCCCTTTTAAAATTACAGCCTCAAAGAATGAAGACGCTGAAGATAAATATTATATAGAACCAGGCGTTTGTTTTTCAACATTTTCTTTTAGAACTGGAACTTTTGTACCAATAGAAGGAATGGGAACTGGCCAGATTTATACTTTAGGAAAAGAAGATAAATTTTTTATTGAAATAGATGTATTACCAAATTTACAAGTATCAGAGGCTAGAATTAAATGTGAAACGGTTGGTAATGATAATTCTTGGAAAAATTATCCTGATATGATTGAAATTAAACCCGTAGACGAAACAGATGAAGATGGAAAAGTAACAAAGTTAATTGACGGAAAAGTTCAAACAAAATGTTATGTACTAATTGGATATAGATCTGATTCTAGCAATAAAAATGGAGAAATACAAGAACCGGAGACAAATCAAAAAACTCCTATACAAATTTTAGATACTAATTTTATACTATTAGCTTCTGTAGTAAGCGGTGTTCCAGTAATCTTTCCCGCGCCTTATTTTAATGGCCAATTACATGTAAATGCTATTAATGAAAATTTTAATTAAATGAGTTTTAATATTAATTTTTTAGGAAACATTCCCTACAATCCAGATAACTTGCATATTCCGAATAACGATAAAAAAGGAACTCCGGACATTTTTCCACGACCATTTTCCACAAGAATGTTAGGATATTCTTTTAATCAAATGTTTTCAACTTATTGGACAGTTAAGAGTTTTGAAATAAATGTTACTGCCTCCGTTATTTCTTCTATAGATCCTTTCTCTGAATTTGTTAGTGCTGGCGGAACAACTGGTGGAATAATAGGAGCAATAGGTGGTCTTGGGGCTATCTCAACTCCAGCGGATAGTTTTACTACAGCTCGTGGATATACAAAAATATATTCTAAATATTCAAAAAGAGTAAGAAAAGCACGGGAAGGAATTATAAATAATGAAACACAGTCAGATGTTGGTGGGGACAAAGCTTTAGATTTAGATGAAAATATTGATCCAAATAAATTAGAAGCTTTTACTTATAAACCAAACGAAGGAACATTATGTTCTGCTGGACCAGTTCATGTTTTTAGCAAAAATAATGTATCTATTATTTTAGATTTTTCTGATATAAAATATTATGCTTATAGAAAAACAAGACTTTATTGGCCTAACGTAACAGTTTTTGTAGGCGTCGGAAAAGCTGCTTTTGGAAATACAATTTCTTCACAAGTATTACCTGGACCACCAGGTCCAATATTCCAACCAATCCCTATTATTAATTTAAATGCCCCTGGAACTACAGCAAATTTAGGTACTACTTTAATAAATTCTCAAAAATCTATCAGTCAATTTGCTAATGTAATTATTGATATTAGACCTGGAAAAAGATGTTGTGATAGATTTTTTTGGGATGGAAAAGATCAAGAAAGATTAGAATCATCTGATGACCCTAATAATGATGATAATCCATGTAATAAAGTTTGCGGAGATGACGAAGAAAAGGGAGTTTATTCAAAAACAGTAAGTAAAATTCCTAATATATAATTAAAATGTATTAATTTTATTTTTTATTTTTATTTTTTATACCGCTAATAATTGTGAACATAGACAGTGGGGAAATATCATTTATTGACTTCCAATTTTCTGCATTTTCCATCTTTTTTTGCACTGCGCGCTCTTTAATTTGCTCAAAAGAAATATTATGTTCTTCCATAGTTTTCTGTAACAATGCGATAGGTTGAGTAATAGATGTATTTGATTCTATTTCGGAATCAATATGTGTTGTTTTTCCCATTTCGTCATTACCAACAATATTAATTTTAAGAAAACTTCTAACTGCTCTAATAAAGGCTCGATTTTCTGCAATCGCCATTAAAAAGTTTTTTGCAAAGTCTTTAGTATTATCAAGATGTGCTTCTGCTAAAGCTGAAAACGAAACAGGTTCCATGGATGTTTCATAATTTGGCAACCAGTTAATGGTACATTTAACAGCTACATAATCTGGTTGGGCCTGAATAACGTCATAAGAAACATTTGTATAGCCCCGAATTTGAGCGAGTTCTTTTATTCCAGCCAAAAGAATAAGTAGTTGATTATCTGCTAAAGATGTGATATCTATTTCTTTTAAATTAATATCTTTTTGATTTTTAAACGCATCTCGGTTAGGAACAAGATGTTCTTTATTAATCATTGAACGCCAATTAATTGTATTATCTGGGTTAAATATGTAATCTACACATTCTAAAAGCCCATTAACGTCTCTTTTAAATTTATTAACAGTATCTTTATAACGATATTCATAACGATATTCTGACATATAGTGATTATCTTAGTTTTTGAAAAAAATGTCAATAGCTATATATATATCCATAATCAAGATCTTCATTCAACGAAGGTAAATCTTTCAATTTATTTAGTTTTAATTCAAAAATACTATCAATAATTTCACTTGGTTGATTTTCTATTTGAGCTAATCTACTAGTAAATAATTTATTATCATGAATAAGTATTTTATTTGTTCTATAAATTGATTTATTTATATCAATTTTATCAAAATCAAAACTATTGATTATAACAGGTTCTATAATATTAGGATAATCAATAATACTTAATTGTCTTTGTTTTAAAATTTCTTCGGTATCTTTTTCTTTCTTTTTAAAAATTAAAAGCGTTTTAATTGCATAATTATTTAATTTAGATAAAAAATCTAAATTAATATCATTTGTCACATCGTAAATAATAGATAATATATTTTTTTTGAACATCTTTAAAATATCTAAATTAATTGGACGATCTGTTACTATTGTAGAAGGTCTTATTTGCAAATTTTGCAATATTGGATTTAAATTATCAAAATCTGGAAAATAATCTAAACGGATGTTTAGAATAAAATTGTTAAAAGTATTTTTATCAATTAATTGACTTGGAGATATTTCTATAATAGGTTCAATATACTTTTTTCCTCTATATATAGATACTGGTAAATTGTCATGTTTTATACTAAGATAATTTAAAATTTTTTCTGCAATTTTTTCTGCTTTAATTAAATTAATTGTTTTCGGGTTTTCATTATTTGAAAAAGAAGGTTTTAAACCATTTCTATCTGAATTAATTATCGTATAGTCTTCTTTTTTACTCCAGTATGGATAAAAACATGATTCAAAAAGAACACTTGAAGCACAAACAATCTTTTTTTGAAAATAAGAAGCTAAATGTAAACTGATCGTATCATTACCAAAATAAAGCAAACTATTATCTATAATATAAGCAAGTTGTTTTTTTGTAGTGCCAAGTAAATGATAACAATTTTTAATTAATCTTTCTTTTTCACCGCCTATTTGTACTATTTTTATATTTTGTTTATCTAAATAAGGTTTAATAAAAGAAACAATGTCGTCATAATAATCGTAATTTTTAGATTCCATCCCACTACCAGCATGAAGAACAATATACTTATCAAATGGTATTGGAACATATTCTTTAAATATATATGGCTTACCGATTTTAACACCACAATTAACTGCGTACTGTTCTAATATATGCATTATTTATAATCCTCGTAACTTTTTTGTTCAAAAATTTCTGATTGAAAAAGTTTATTAATTTCATTTTTTATGATAAACCGTTCGTCATTAGTATAATAAACTTTTCTTGCTAATTTTATAAAATCTTGATCAAACTCTTTATTTTTTTCTTTCAATCTAATTTGATCCTCAATTTCCCATAAAACTAAATTGATAGCTTTCATTTTATCGGTCCAAAAATTTAATTCTGGGGCTTTAAAGTTACTAGCTTTAGACAGTAAAAGATCTATTTCTTTTTTTATATTATTTAGTTTTGTTGGATCATTAATTTTTTCTTTTTTAATCAAAAGAATTGATAATTTATCAATATATTCTCCTACTGATATTGGGGTTTCTATTTTCATGCTAAAAATTTTTAATATTAAAATCTAATTTATCTTTACCATTATGTAAATAATTTAATATTTTTTGTGTTCCTATATATGGAAGAAAAGTAATTTCAAAATATCCCTCATGTTGAGCAGCCCCTTCTGACCATAATAAATTATCCATTACAGGGTTATATTCAATTACCTTATGAACATATTTGTTACCATCTAATATATCCATATATTCTTTTTTTGTTGCAAAATATAAATTATAATCTGGATATAAATTTTTTATAGATTCAAATAAAGACGTTGTCCAAAATACATCCCCAGCGCTTTGCGGCATCACCATTAAAATTCTTTTACCTTTATCATTTTTATCTAACAAATCTTCAAAATTGATTTGTTGAGGATTTTTAGTTAATTCTTCTGTAGCTACTTGTCGAAAATAATTTTCAATTTGTTCTTTTGATACATTTTGTTCTAATTTTTGCAACCAATGTAATAATCCTTCATCTTGATCTGTTACATCTCTTCCTAGTATATGTTTATATAATGATTTAACCCAAACTTTATTATCAGAATTATTTTCTATTTTAGCAGATGGATTTACATTATTTTCTACTTGGGTTGAGAAATTAAATATCTCTTCAGATAATAATGTAGTTTCTTCATCTATGAATTTTTCAATTTTTCTTCCGTTTATTTCTATAGAATAATTTTCGATAGCCCACTTTCTAGATTCTTGCTCCATCTTGTATTTATTTTGGGGCTTCATTTCATAAACTTTTTTAAAGATTTTTGATAACTCGTAAGCAGATGGTTGTGACTTTAAAAATTGAGTACCGTGTTCTGTATAGAAAGTAAATTTTATAGGTAGACTTCCTTTATTATATTCTATAATATCTTCCCCAAAAGAGTAAGCGCATGTAGTAATAATTTTTTCTGTTAAAGCTGCTTCTACACATGGTAATTCACAAGCTCCTGAAGTAGCTGGATGAGAATATAACGAAAAGATATTATAGATTTCATTTAATTGCTCATCTGTAACGCCAAATTGAACATTAGCAGTAATTAAAGTCTTATTTTTGGTGATAGGGTTTTCAATATCTTGACCATGAAAAGGAGCTATAAAATATTGTCCCGTTTCTTTACAAATATATGTGCATAAAACTTCTAAAGGATTTACTCCATATTGTTGGCATAATCTATGGATATCCCAACCCTCACCATAATGAGTGTGAGTATATAAAAAAGTATTTTTTATTTCGGGATTATGTTTTTTAAATAACGCATATGCTTCTATTTGAGTATTAATTAATTTACGTAACTGATTTCTAAAAACAAAACCTATTATAAAAGCATCTTGAGGAAGACCAAACTTAGCTTTGATCTCCATTATTTTTGTATCCGGAAGTTTATAGAAATTATTAGTATTAACTAAGGGATATTGGTTTTTAACGTGATTAAATCCTAATTTTTGAAATTCTTTTCGTGCAAAATCACTCCATGTCCAATAATTTTTAATTTTTGAGGCTTTTTGTATAGTATCTGGAAGCAGCGGTAAAGAGTCAAAAGTATTCCAACATACAGTGGGAATTTTATTAAAAAATGGCATATCGACAACGAATTGAGATCCCCAGGTATCGTTAATAGAAAAAATAACATCTGGTTTAAAATTCTTAACAATGTTGTTTATTTCTAGAACACCATAAGCAGCATTTCTTGCTAAATTTGGATCCTGATTAATTTGATTAATTTTATTAGGATCGTTTGGCAATACACCAATAGTTTGCCAAGGAAATTTTTTATTTAAAAAATCATTTGTTTGTACACCTTGGGCAGCATTTAATATTTCATATTTTCCAGTTTTATATAAGTAACTTAAAAGTAACTTACATTGTTTACCAAAACCGGTAAAAGCTCCAGCGTAATCTGTTAAGAACAACAATTTTTTTTTACGCATATTTCGTATTATAAATACATTTGCTGTAAAGTCAATTTTAAATATTCTTGAAGACGAAGAGTTTCTGCAAAATTTAATGCAATACTGATCCCTCCAAGTTTAATTAAATAGCCAACATGTTTTTCATCTTTAATAAATGGCTCCACAAAAATTGGTGTTTTACCAGCATGAACTGTAGACCATTTCTTTTCACCGTTAGATCCTAATACTAAAAGAACTTCAGCTATATCATTTTCACTAAGTTTAATTCTTTTGTGTTTTTCTGGGTTGTTAACATTTTCTTTAAATGTTCCATTTTTTGTTTCGTTGTTCCAACCTGCTTGGCGAATCATATTTACATAAAATCCATTTTTTTTTGAATCTTCTTGGTCTTGAGTTAAACCAAATGTTACCCAGGAGCCTGTTACAGATTTTGTAGGTTTACAAAAGTCTAATTTTTTCATAAATGATTATATGACTTTTTTTAAAACAAATCTAAGAATAAAATCTAATATACGTAATATAATAAATACTAAACCAAAATACAATAAGTTACCGTATATTAATGAAATTATGATAGCTACCCATGTAGATAAACAAATAATACACGAAAACAATTTTAAAAAAAATTGTATGATAAAAGATGGTTCTAATATTCTTTTAATATAAAGATATTCTATGTAGCTATCTACTATTAAATTTGGATCTTGATTATTTAAATATTCTTCAATTAAAAACCAGTTATAAATTTTCGAAGGAATTAAAACTTTAAATAATCTTAAATAAAAAGCAAAAAAATCAGAATAAAACCATAAATGAATAAATAGGGAACCAAGACAACAGAGTAAAATAAATAATAAGCTTGACATAAGTATCAAAAAAGATATGATAAAGGAACATTTCTATTTCGAATCCTCGCTTTGCTCGTCTTCGATTTGTTCGCTTTGCTCACAAAATTATATTTATAATATTTAATATATCTAAAGAAATTGACATGTTATTCAAAATAACTTATTATTAATTCAATGTTAAATTGTGAAAAATTAAAAGATGCTACATTAATTAGAAATATAAAAAATTTAAAATGTAGCAAAAGTTTAGAAGAATTAGTTTTTAGACATAGCGGAATGATATTTAATATTGGAAAAAAATATTGTGCTAATTGTAATCTAACTTTAGAAGAACTAAATGACAATAGATATTGGATAGTATTTAACGCGGTAAATTCTTTTGATAAAAGAAAAGGTAGTAAATTTTCTACTTGGCTTGGTAATCAAGTTCGATTTTTTTGTTTAAATTACAAAAATAAAAATCAGAAATTAATTCCAACCGAAGATGTTTCTTTAGAATTTTATATAAATGAATTTAATAAAAAAGATAACAATAAAAATCAAAAAGAAATTATAAATACTATTATTGAGTTATTTGATAAAATTACCGATCCAAATACAAAAAATGCAATATATTATCGTTATTTTTATAATAATGATCGTATATTAAATTATTCAGAAATTGCTGAAATATTAAAAGTAACCCCACAAACTGTTTTAAATTGGCATAATAAATTTATTAAACTTGCTAAAAAAAAATTGACAAACAAAACAATTAATTCTAATATATAAATACTATGGATAAAAACGAAAAACCTAAACTCGAAGAAGCTGGAGCTTTTTGGATTAAAACATCAAAAACTGGAACACAATTTCTTACTGGAAAAATTAAATCTAAAACTGGGGAAGAAATTAGCGTGATGGTTTTTAAAAACAAATATAAAACAGAGGGTTCAAATCAACCAGATTATCGTATTTACTTTGATAATGGTCCTGTAAAAAATACAGGCTCATTACCAACAAATTCTGATAACACGGAAGATTCAAAAAAAATTGAAAGTCCAAAAACAGAGGCAACAGTAAAAAAAGAAACAAAAACAGAAGAAATTCCATTTTAAGTTGTGTCTAAGTTAGCATTTAATTTACCTTTAAATTCTACTTCTTTAGGGCAAGTCTCTTTCTCTATTTTAAGAGAACTTTATAAACAAAATAAAGAAATAGTATTATTTCCAATTGGAAATGTTGATATATCAACTCAACAACAAGACGTACAATTTTTTAATTGGATTCAAGAATCTATTTTAAAATCAACTAAAATACACAATAGAAATAATCCTATTTTCAAATTATGGCATTTGAATGGTAGTTTAGAAAGTTATTCTAACAAACAAGTATTATTAACTTTTTATGAAGTTGATTCTCCGACTACTTCAGAAAAAAATATTATAAAAAATAATCATTTAGTTTTATTTTCAAGCAATTATTCTGTAAATGTATTTAAAAATTTTGGCATAGATAATGTAGATTTTATCCCTTTGGGGTTCGATAATGCTCACTTTAAACAAGTTTTACCTAAAAAAAGAGATACTATTAATTTTGGTTTATTTGGGAAATTAGAACCTCAAAGAAAAAGACATTTAAAAACACTGCAATTATGGGCTAAAAAATATGGAAACAATACTAAATATAGTTTGAACTGTGCTATATTTAATAACTTTTTAGATCCTCAAGCTCAAATGCAGCTTATTAATCAGGCTTTAAATAATCAAAAATTTTGGAATATAAATTTTCTAAATTTCATACCCTCTAATGAAGCTTATAATGATTTGTTAAATAATACTGATATTGTTCTGGCAATGAGTGGCGGAGAAGGTTGGGGTTTACCAGAATTTCAAACTGTAGCTCTTGGAAAACATTGTTTAGGTTTAAATGCTCATGCATATAAAGATTGGATGAATGAAAGTAATACTGTCTTAATTGATCCTTTTGGAAAAATTCCTGTTTATGATAATATTTTCTTTAAACAGGGTTTAGAATTTAATCAGGGTAATATTTTTGATTGGTCAGAAGAAGATTTCTTAAATGGTTTGGATAAAATTGAAAAACGTTATTTAGAAAACTCAATTAATACTTCTGGTTTAAAATTACAAGAAGCATTTTCTTATAAAAATATGGTAAATAAAATATTAAATATTCTTGAAAATATATGAACATAGAAAATACTAATACTAAATTTTTAGGAGAAAAACTTCAATTTAAAGATGGTACGGAATACATGCGAATGCCAAATGGAGAATTACGTAGAATGTCTCCAAGAGCTTATCAAATTAGAAAAATGAATAAAAAACAAATAAAATAAGGTATGCCTTATTATTTGTTTAGTCATCCAGAAAGCGGCGAAATTCAAGAAATATTTTTTCATATGAACGATGAAAAAATATATATTGATGAAGATGGTCTTAAATGGAATCGAGAATTTGTAATTCCACAAGCTAGTATTGATACTAATATTGATCCATATTCTAAACGCGCTTTTATGGATAAAACTAATAAAGCCGGAACATTTGGTGAAATGATGGATCTTTCTAAAGAATTAAGCGAAAAACGTGGTGGAAGTCAAAATGACCCAGTAAAAAAAGATTACGTTAGAAATTGGAAACAAAAAAGAAATTTAAACTATACACCAAAATCTGTTCAATGAAATATTTTTCATTTTGATAGTTTTTATTTTTTTGCCACGTAAATCATATTGATGTATAATTTATAATACTAAAATGAACACAGAAATTATTTCAGAGAAATTCGCAAACAAATATTCAAATAAGCAGCCAAATTGGGGTTTTAATGGTTTGGGATATATTGTTTATAAGAGAACTTATGCTCGTCTTAAAGAAGATGGCAAGACAGAGGAATGGCATGAAACTATTCGGCGCTGTGTTAATGGGGCGCAAAAAATTGGTGCAAATTATACACAAGAAGAAGCTGAACAGCTTTTCGATCTTATTTTTAATCTTAAATGTAATTTTGCCGGAAGAATGCTCTGGCAGCTTGGGACTCCGACCGTTGATCGTTTCGGCGCGAATTCACTTCTTAACTGCTGGAATGTGTCAATGAATAGTATTAGGTCTTTTCTTTTCCTTTTTGAAAACTTGATGTTAGGTGGGGGCGTAGGATTTTCAATTCGTCGTGAAGATATTCATGAATTACCACGCATCAAAAAAGAAGTTAATATTGTTCATAAAAATACAAAAGATGCCGATTTTATTGTACCAGATAGTCGTGAAGGCTGGATTAGACTTTTAGAAAGAGTTCTCGAAGCCTTCTTTATTAAAGGAAAATCATTTAATTATTCGACAATTTTAATTCGTGGCGCTGGAGAACGTATTGGTGGATTTGGAGGTATTGCTAGTGGACCTCAAATTCTTATTGACGGTATAGAAAAAATTAACAAAATCTTTCAAACTAGAGAAGGTAAAAAACTTCGTTCTATTGATGTTCTTGATATTTGTAATATCATTGGTGGGATTGTTGTTTCTGGCAATGTTCGTCGTAGTGCTCAAATTGCTATTGGAGATCCAGATGATTATTTGTTTCTTCGTGCCAAAAATTGGTCGCTTGGTAATATTCCAAATTGGAGAGCCATGTCTAATAATACAATTTATGCAGATGATTTTTCTCATATCTCAAATGAGATATGGAATAATGGTTATGCTCTAGATTCTGAAACAGGTTTTGCTAAAGGTGAGCCTTATGGATTTTTTAATCTTCCTCTTTCTCAAAAGTATGGACGTTTAAAAGATGGTCCGATGAAAGATAGTAATCTTTATCCCACCGATGAAGATAATGTAGTTGGAACAAACCCTTGTGGAGAAATAAGTCTAGCTTCTTATGAATGCTGCAACTTATCAGAACTATATCTAAATAATATTTCTTCGAAAGAAGAATTAATTCTTTGCGCGAGACTTTTATATAAAACTCAAAAAGCTATTGCTGCGCTACCTTTTATTCATGAAGAAACAAATAAAATTGTACATAAAAATATGCGCCTTGGTTTGGGGGTCACAGGTATTTGTCAATCTTTGGATAAAATTGACTGGCTTGACGCTTGCTATAAAGAACTTCGTAAATTTGACAAAGAGTGGAGTAAAGAGCGTGGATGGAATCGTAGTATCAAATTAACAACTGTTAAACCAAGTGGAACATTGAGTCTTCTTGCTGGTGCTACTCCAGGTGTTCATCCTGCTTATTCTAAATATTATACACGTAGAATTCGTATGGCTAGTAATGATCCTTTAGTTTCTTATTGCAGGGATTTGGGTTATTATACTGAATATGTAGTTAATTTTGATGGTTCTGAAAATCATGATACCGTAGTAGTTGAGTTTCCTTGTGAAACTCCAGATGGAGCTTTATTCGCTGATGATATGGGGGTAATTAAACAACTTGATATGGTAAAAAAACTTCAAGAAGTTTGGTCTGATAATGCTGTTAGTGTTACAGCTTATTATTCAGAAGATGAACTTCCGTCTTTAAAACAATGGCTATCAGATAATTATGAAAATGGAATTAAATCTGTAAGCTTTCTATTGAGACAAAAACATGGTTTCAAACAAGCTCCTTACGAAGAAATTACAAAAGAACAATATGAAATTAAAAAATCTAAAGTAAAACCTATTTCTATTTTGAATCAAAATATTGGTAACGAAGCTTTAGAAGGTATCGAATGTGAAGGCGGCGCTTGCCCAATAAAATAATGAAAAATAAAGATTTGCATAAAGATTTAAGAGATTCAATGGACCAAACATTAGAAACAAAATTTATGCAAAATCTTCAATGGTCTATGTTATTTTTTTGTTTTAACTATATAGCTAATTATATAAACGAAGAAAACGAATTTAAAAATCAACATGTTCATAAAGAATTTATTAAAACATGGAAAAAATTTGCACACCAAAACATTGCAGGATCAGATTTAAAAATTATTAATGATATATTAAATTCTCCTAAAAATGTATTTTACTCTGCCCTTCAAAATAGTAATGAAATAACAGAAAGCACAGAAATATATCAAGAAAAATATAATAATATATTAAATCAAATAGAAAATTTTTTTCTTAAAACTTTAGACAATCAGCAAAAATACGAACCACCAAATAAAGACGATGATGACGATGATGAAGAATATGCTTAAAAAAGTAATTATTACTGGTGTAACTGGGCAAGATGGGAGTTACATGGCTGATTATCTTTTAGAAAATACAGATTATGAAATATATGGTATGGTTAGAAGAACTTCTACAAATAACTATCATAATATAAAACATTTATTAAATAATAATAGATTTAAATTAGTAATTGGAGATTTAACAGATTCGCAATCAATAGACAATATTGTAATACAAATTAAGCCAGATTATTTTATTAATTTAGCAGCCCAAAGTTTTGTTGGAGCTTCTTGGCAAATCCCAGAGCAAACTTTTGATATTGATGCAATTGGAGTTATTAGATGTTTAGAAGCAATTCGAAAACATGCTCCACAATGTAGATTTTATAATGCGGGATCTTCAGAAGAACTTGGTAATGTAGACTATAGTCCGCAAGATGAAAACCACCCATTAAAGCCAAGAAGTCCCTATGGAGCAGCAAAAGCTGCGGCAAGACATATTGTAAAAGTTTATAGAGAAAGTTATAACCTTTACGCTATTCAAGGCTTATTGTATAACCATGAAAGCGAAAGAAGAGGTGAAGAATTTGTTACTCGTAAAATTACAAAAGAAGTTGCTCGTATAAAAAAAGCTATAGAAGATAATATAGATTTTAAACCTTTAGAGCTTGGGAACATTTATGCTAAACGAGATTGGAGTCATGCAAAAGATTTTGTTAAAGGAGTTTGGCTAATGTTAAATCAATCCTATCCAAAAGAATATTTATTAGCCTCTGGAAAAACATATACCGTAAAAGAATTTATAGAAAAAGCTTTTTATTTTGCTGGAATTAAAAGTTATTGGGGCTATTCATCTAAGGATCATTCAGAAATAAATGAACAACTATTTTCTGATAAACAACAAGTTTTAGTTAAAATTAATCCTAATTTTTATAGACCGGCAGAGGTAGATCTATTGTTAGGAAATCCTAAAAAAGCCAAAGAAGAACTAAATTGGAATGCTGAAATTAATTTTGAAAACTTAGTTGAATTAATGGTAAAAAATGATTTAAATTTAATTAATATTAGTGTAATATAAAATATATGGGAGAAGCAATCCAAGTTCAAACTAAATTTGATACATGTAAACATCGGTCAATAGAACCTATAACCAAAATTATTAAAAGATGTTCATGTAAAGGTGGAGACTATGAACAAAAAGGTTTTTCTTGTATTAAGCGTAATATCTTTAATATTAATCATACTTTTTGCGAATCTTGTGAAGAATATGAATCTAAATAAAAAAGATTTTATAAAAAAATTTATAAAAGATTCTCATAATATTATTTGGCCAAAAGAAATGAAAATGGTCAAAAGTTTATTTAAAATTTTTCCAAACGAAGATTTTTGGAATAATCTTGACTTATCGTTTAAATTAAATAGTCTTTGCTGGTTTTTATCTGATGATGGAAGGAAATTTCTTAATAAAGAATATAAAAAGTTTAATTTAAATTTACCAGAAGCAAAAAAATTTGAAATAGAAAATAATAATATTGCTTTAGAAAACAAAAACTCATATGATGTAGATAAGGTCATCAATTTAAGACAATTTCTAAATCTATGGGCAAAGAAAACACTGTAACAGGCAAAAGTATATTATCTTCACATCTTAAAGATAATAAAGATTCGCATTATAATTTTGAAGACGAACAAGTTTTTCAAGTATCAACAGGGTCTCTTCTTTTAGACTCAGAGCTTGGAGGTTCATTAGAAGTTCCTGCAATTGTGCGCTTTACTGGAGTAAGCGGTGGTGGAAAAACAAGTTCTGCTTTGCTTATTATGAATAATTTTCTAAAAACAGTCCCTAATTCTAAAGGTTTTCTTGTTAAAGCTGAAGGGCGTCTCAATTCAAATGTAAAAAAAATATCTGGAGTTAGTTTCGTAGACGACCCTCAAAAATGGGAAAATGGTACATGTTTCGTATTACGGTCTAATATTTATGAAAATATTGCCACTCTTATTTTAGAATTAATAAAAAATAATCCAGAAAATACACGCTATTATTTTCTTATAGACAGTATGGACGCACTTATTTCTAAAAATGATTTAAATAAAGGATTTGAAGATAGTGCTAAAGTCGCGGCTGGTGCGGTTCTTACTTCAAATTTTTTACGCAGAATTATGTTACCACTTTCAACGTTTGGACATATTTGTGGTTTAATTTCTCAAGTTCGTTCAAATGTTCAAATTAATCCATATGCAAAAACTGATCCAAAACTTACTAATAGTTCTGGAGGAAACGCTTTACAACATTATGCCGATTGGATTTTTGAATTTCAACCTAGATATAAATCAGATCAAATTGTAGAGGGTGATAAAATTATTGGTCATTGGTCAAAAATTCTTCTTCGAAAAACTACTAATGAAAAAGATGGCGTTGAAGTTACTTATCCAATTAGACATGGAAGAAGTGATGGAAAAAGTATCTGGACTGAATATGAAGTTGCAGATATGTTAATTCAATGGGGATTTGCTAAAAAAAGTGGGGCATGGATTTCTTTTGACGACGGTCTTATTAAAGATATTAAAGAAGATATCTCAGAAATTTTTCCTGAAAAAATTCAAGGAATGGATCAATTAAGATCATTTCTCGAAACAAATCAAAAAATATGTTTATATCTTTTTGAAAAGTTCAAAAACATTTTGTCTAAATAAAAATGCATATTTTTTGGCCAGATATTCATATATATTTAACACAAAGTATCGCATCTTCCTTTAAGAAGATGGGGCATACTTTAATTATACCTTCTGATAAATATAAACCAACTCATCATGTTTCTTGGCAAAATAAAGAAAATATGTGGGCATGGAATACTTATTGGACCCAAGAAAAAGCAAATAAAGAAATTGGCTCGAACGTTCTTGTTTTATCTAAAGAAGAAATACTTGATATTAAACCAGAAATCATGTTTTTAACATGTGTTGATTCACAGCCTGAAATTTTAAATGAATTATACCCTCACCTTAAAAACTACAGTAAATTTGTTGCATATAGTGGAAATGATTATTGGGATGGTGCTTATAATTTTTCTATAATTAGAAATTATCTTTGTGCAGATTATACTGGATTTCTTTTATCATTAAAATATAATTTAAATTATTTATATTATAAACCAGAAGTAAACTATGATTTTTTTAAGTATCAAGGAATTAGTGACGGTAATATATTTGGTTCTTATATTAACAAATATAAGGAAGCATTCCCACACGACCATGATTTTTGTTTTAAATTAATGAATAGTATACAAGAAATTGATTTTAAACCTTGTGATCGATGCTCAAGAGAAGATATGTTAAAAAATTTAAGAGATAGTATTGCTACAGTTCATATTAAAAGATTGGAAGGTTATGGTTACTCTATCATAGAAAGCTTAGCTACTGGAAGACCAGTATTTTTAGCACGACCATATTCTCAGAATAAAAGCTTACAGCAATGGTGTATTGAAAATAAAACCGCTTTCTTTTTTGAAACGCCAGAAGAATTTAAAATGAAAGCGCTTAATTTTATTAATAATAAAGACTTTAGACATTCTATACAAGAACAGTGCGCAAAAACTATAAGAGAATCTATTAATAATGAAATCGAATTTGAAAAATTAAAAAATTTTATAGATAATTTAGTATGAAAATTCCTGACAAATATTTTACATTTGCAAGTCAATTAGGGATTGACCCTGCAGATATCGTAAGACTCGATAAATTTAAATACATAAGAGAAGATTTTCCTTTAAGTTGTCTACAAATTTATGAATCGCCGTTTTCTAAAATTCGCTTGGGTAAGCAAAATGATGGTGGTTATATTATAGCAGATATTGATAACTATGATAATTTTTTAAGCTGTGGTGTTAAAGATGATATTTCTTTTGAAGAAGCATTTATAGAAAAATATAAAAATGTATGTACAGCTTTTGATCATTCGATTGATAATCTTCCAACAGATAATAAAAAAATTATTTTTATAAAAAAACAAATTTCCGATGTTAACTCTGATACCGAAGAAAATTTACATAATTATATTATGAATCTTAACAATATCTTTTTAAAGATGGATATTGAAGGAGATGAGTATCTTTGGTTGAATACTTTAACCGAGCAACAGTTATCAAAGTTTAAACAAATTGCAATTGAATTTCATGAGCCTTATGATAAGATTAAATGGCGTATGATTGAAAAAATTAATAAAACACATTATGCAATACATTTTCATCATAATAATTGTAGTGCTATTTGTAATTTTAATAATTTAATAATGCCAGAAAATTTTGAAATGACTTTTATTAGAAAAACAGAATTTAAAAATAAACCAGAATTAAACAAAGATAGTTTTCCTACAATATTAGATCAGCCAAATGACCTAATGAGGCCAATCTATTTTTTTAATAAATACCCATTTGTAAAAAATGATTAATATATATTATGGATAATTCAATTACAGTAATTTTAAACGGATATCGTAGACCTAATTATTTAGAAGAACAATATAATTCTATTATAAACCAAACAATTCAGCCACACAATATTTTTATATGGCAAAATTTTCACACAGATACATATAATCAATTTCCACAACCCGTTATCAATAATTGTATTTCAGCAATTTGCAATCAAAATTTGGGGGTTTGGTCGCGTTTTGCTTATGCTTTGAATTCTCGAACGAAATATGTATGTATTTTTGATGATGATACAATTCCAGGATCAAAATGGTTGGAAAATTGTCTTGATACCATGCAAACACATCGAGGGCTTTTAGGGGCTAGGGGTGTAATTTTTGAAAAGTCTAATTCTTATCATCATACACATGGAGTTGGCTGGGAAACAAAAAATGAAGAGCCAGTTCAGGTTGATATTGTAGGTCATTCTTGGTTTTTTGAACGCGAATGGCTTTCTGCTTACTGGTATGAAATGCCGCCATCAGAATTTTTTTATGCTGGTGAGGATATGCATTTTTCATATGCAATTCAAAAACATTATGGATTAAATACTTATGTTCCTCCACACCCCAAAAATAATAAAGAAATGTGGGGCAGTTTAAAAGCTATAGAATATGGTGATGGAGCGGAGGCAACATGCAAATTTGCTATCCCAGATATGTATAAATATCTAAATTATATTGTAAGTAAAGGTTTTAAAGTTATAAATCAAGTTTAATATGATTTTATTATGTTTTGGTACGCGCCCAGAATGGCTTAAAATTAAACCTTTGCTAAGTAAACTTAAAAGCTATAAACTTTTATTTACTGGGCAGCATATGGATTTATTAAAAGATATTCAAGTAGATTATAAAATTAATATTAATAATAATAATTCTAGACTAGATCAAATTATTGCTGATTGTTTATTACAATTTCCTAATGGCGACTTTGACTCTGTACTAGTACAAGGAGATACCGCTTCTGCCTTTGGATGTGCTTTGGCCGCATTTCATCAATGCAAAAAGATTTATTATTTAGAAGCCGGATTGAGAAGTTATAATTTAGAACATCCATATCCAGAAGAAGGTTATCGACAAATGATATCAAGATTATCTCATGTTAATTTTTGCCCGACAAATTTATCTAAAAATAACCTAACTAATGAAAAAACAAATGGAGAATGTTTTGTTGTAGGAAATACGATATTAGATAATTTATTAGAATATAAAGAAAAATGTACATATGCCAATAAAGTTTTAGTAACACTACATAGAAGAGAAAATCATCATTTGATGGAAAAATGGTTTGTAGAAATAGATAAGCTTGCAAAAAAATATCCAAATTTAGAATTTATACTTCCAATACATCCTAATCCAAATGTAATTCGACATAAAAACTTATTACAAAATGTTAAAGTTGTCGAGCCATTAAAATATAAAGATTTGTTAAATTTATTAGTTGAATGTAAATTAGTAATTACTGATAGCGGTGGGCTACAAGAAGAAGGTTCTTTTTTTAATAAAAAAGTCATTGTGTGCAGAAAAACAACAGAAAGACCAGAGGCTATTAATACAAATCATTTACATTTGTGTTTATCTCCGTCAAGTTTAGAAAATATTTTTGATAATTTAGTTATTGATTATATTATTAATGAAGACTGCCCATATGGAGATGGATTTTCTAGTGATAGAATAATAAAAATAATTAATGAAAATATTTAATGAAGAAATAAAAAAAATTTTTGAGAAACTTCAAAGAAAACATCCATTTAGTTTTAGTAAATATGCTGATGGAGAATGGGCAATTATAAATGGTTATAATATAAATAATGGAGAATTTAATTATTTAAACAATAATGAAACCGAATTCTATCGACAAAAGCTGATTGAATCATTTCAATTTAAGGATCTAAATTATTATGTTGGTATAAGTTGCGAATGTTGTGGGGGGCAAGAACATTTTAACATGAAAGAAATGAGTGGTCAAGATAATGAGCATTTAACTTTTGCAAATATATTTGTAAATTCTAATTATAAATTTTATAAAGAAAATTTTATTTCAGAATATCAAAATCATAAGGTTTACCTTATTGCAAATAAAAATTCTCAAATTCAAAATTTACCTTTTAAATTAGAAAAGTTTTACCCAGTAGAAGAGACAGCTTTTATTAAAAATTATAATTTAATACAAGAAATTCAAAAAGAAAATATAAAAAATAGTTTATTTTTATTTTGTGCTGGTCCGTTTGGAAATATCCTAGCGCATCAATTATTCAAATTTAATTCAAATAATATTTATTTAGATATTGGATCTACATTAAATCCATGGTTAAAGTCTGAAGGGTTTAAAAGAGATTATTATACAACAGAATATGGATTTAAAAATAGGGTTTGTATATGGAACTAAATAAGTTAATAATAACAAAAATCAATTTTTTTTAAAAAATGAAAGGTTTAATTTGTTTTTGGGGCAAAATTAGAGACAATATTGAAATTGTAAAAAATAATTATTATAAATTATTTCCAGAACATAATTTAAAATTTTTAATTTCTACATGGGATAGTGAAGTTTTTGACAAAAGATTATTTAACTTTGTAATCCAAAATAATGATCCTACCGAAGAATATTTAAATCAAATAAATTTTCCATATACACAACAGTTAAAAAATAATCCAAACTTAAATTATGGACGAATAGGGCATTATTCTCAATTTTTTCATAATTTAAAAATTTATAATTTTATTGAAAATCTAAATGATGAATATGACTTTATTATAAAATGTCGAACAGATTTAATATTTGAAACAAAATATATTTTTGATTTTACTAAAAATGCGTGTTTTGTTCCTAAGATATATCATGCCAGCAAAGGGTTCGGTATAAATGATCATTTTATAGCTGGTAATTCTAATTATTTAAAGAATTCAATAAAAATGAAAGATATATATTCTGTGTATAATATATTTGAAAATAGTTGGAATCCCGAAGTCGTTTTAGAAAAATTAATTAAATATAATCATTGCACGATTGAAGAATTTGATTGTTCTTCCTATAAATTATTACCAGACAGAACTTTTTTATAAAAAACTTTTAATAAATATAAAATAATGAAACAATCTATAAAATTAATAATATTTGATTTAGATGGGGTGCTAATTGAAGCAAAAAATATTCATTTCAACGCTCTTAATGAGGCGCTTGGTTCAGAATATAAAATAGAATGGGATGAACATTTAAATAGATATGATGGCTTAAAAACTAAACAAAAGCTCGAAATGCTTACTATAGATAAAGGATTACCAGTCGATAATTATGAAAAAATTTGGAAAGAAAAACAAAGAATAACTTTATTAAAACTTAATAATATTAAGCCTTCTTTACAACTTAAAAATTGTCTAGAATCTTTGTTAAAAGAAGGTTATAAAATTGCGTGTTGTAGTAATAGTATACGTAAAACAGTTTTTGTAATATTATCTAAACTTGGAATTATTGAATATTTTGATCTAATATTATCAAACGAAGATGTTGAAAATTCAAAACCTCATCCCGAAATATATTGGAAAGCAATTTCAATAATGAAATGTTTACCAGAAGAGACTCTAATCATTGAAGATTCTCCTTATGGATTATTAGCAGCTAATAGATCAAAAGCTCATATTATGAGAGTTGAATCATCAAAAAATATTACATATAATAATATTTACAAACATTTAAATAAACAAACAAATATGATACCAAAATGGAAAAATGAAAAATTAAATGTTCTTATTCCTATGGCTGGGGCCGGAAGTCGATTTGAACAGGCTGGGTACACGTTTCCCAAACCGTTAATTGAAGTAAATGGCAAGCCGATGATTCAAGTAGTTATTGAAAATCTTAATTTAGATGCGAATTATATATACGTAGTTCAAAAAAATCATCGTAAAAAATATAATTTAGACACGTTACTTAATTTATTAACGCCTAATTGTCGAATAGTTGAAACTACTGATTTAACAGAAGGGGCGGCATGCACGGCTTTATTAGCTAAAAATTATATAAATAATAATAACCCATTGTTTTTTGCCAATTCAGATCAGTTTGCAGAATGGGACTCTAACGAGTTTATGTATAAAATGCAAGAAACAAATGCAGACGGAGGTATCGTTACATTTGAATCAACGCATCCTAAATGGTCTTTTGTTAAATTAAATAATGATGGTATTGTCACAGAGGTTGCTGAAAAAAATCCAATATCAAATATAGCAACAGTTGGTTACTATTTTTGGAAAAAAGGTTCTGATTTCGTAAAATATGCCGAACAAATGATTCAAAAAAATATTAGAGTTAATAATGAATTTTATGTTTGCCCAGTGTTTAATGAGGCTATTAACGATAAGAAAATAATAAAATCTTTTAATATTAAAAAGATGTGGGGACTAGGAACTCCAGAGGACTTATCTTATTTTACTAAAAATTATTTATGAAAAAAATTTATTTTGATATTGGGGCTAATAATGGTGAATCTTCTTTATTTTTAGCTAATGATCCCATAAATATTGTTTATGCTTTCGAACCAACCCCATTTTTAATTGCACATATTGAAAATCAGATCGTTGATAAAACTAATTATTTTTTAATTAAAAAAGCAGTATCAAATTTTAATGGTAAAGCTACTTTTAATATTGCCGGGAATGCTGATTGGGGGTGTAGTTCTCTTTTAAATTTTTCAGAAAAATCAAAAACATATTGGATAAATAGGCCTGATTTTACGGTTACGGAAAAAATAGAAGTAGACGTCATAAGATTGGATTCTTTTATAGAAGAATATAACATACCATATATTACATATCTTCATATAGACACACAAGGATCAGACTTAAATGTTTTAAAAGGCTTGGGTAAATATATAACACTTGTTGAAGCGGGTATTTTAGAAGCCGCAAATGAAAATGATATTTTATACGATCAACAGAATACAAAACAAGAATGTATAGATTTTTTATTATCCAATAATTTTGAAATTTTAAACATAACTAGCAATGATATCCACAATAATGAAGTTAATATTTCTTTTAAAAGAAGATAATGATTATAATTTCACATAGAGGCAATTTAAACGGTCCAAACCCTTTTACAGAAAACTCTATACCCGCAATTAATATTGCTCTAAGTAATGGTTTTGATGTTGAAATAGATGTTTGGTTTAAAAATAATAAATGGTACCTAGGACATGATAAACCACTTTACCAAGTAGAAGAATCTTTTCTTCAGAATCATAAACTATGGTGCCATGCAAAAAATTTAAATGCCTTAGATTTGCTGTTAAAAAATAAAAAAATACACTGTTTTTGGCATCAAAATGACGATTTTACATTAACTTCTAAAAATTATATTTGGACATACCCAAATAAAAAAACAGTAAATAATTCTATTATCGTGCTAATTAAAAAACAGAAAATTGCCAAAAATATTTTTGGTATATGTACAGATTACCCATTATTATACATTTAACATATAAAATTTAGATGAAATTCAAAAACATTTTTGGCAAAGAAGTCAATAAAAATATCAATCGTTTTTTAGCAGATTGGGACAAACCATGTAAAAGTAAAGTACAATTTAATGTTAAAAAATTTTTTGAGCCATTTTGGGGTACTCATGTAGTTGTAGAGGAGTTTCCAGTATTTGGAACAAGAATGAAATGCGATCTTATTAATTTTACAAAAAAAATTGCAGTAGAAACCCATGGCCTTCAACATGATAAATTTGTGGCTCATTTTCATAGAACTAAAACTGGATTTAAAAATAGCGTTAAGAGAGATCTTCAGAAATATTCTTGGCTAGAAATGAATGATTTTAAAGTAATTGAAATTTTTGAAAATGAAATTCATTTATTATCTCCAGAGTGGATAAAAGAAAAATTTGATATAGAAATTTAGCTTGAATATCAAATTAAGTTTAGGTATCATATATGTATGAGCGTATTGTATATTGGGATAGCTGGCGTTGCTAGATCTGGCAAAGACAGTCTTGCATTGGAGATCGAAAATTTAATCAGGTCCTATAAAGGCAAAACAATTTATAGAACTTCTTTAGCACAACCTTTAAAAGAAGACTGTAAAGACTTTATTCAACAATATCTTGGTCTAAACGTATTTACAGATAATAACGAGGAGAAGGCAACCTTTCGTGAATTTTTGGTTTGGTATGGAAAAGTCAAACGCCAACAAACAGAAGGAAAATATTGGACAAATCTTTTAGATGAAAGGGTTCAGAAATATCAACCAGATATTTGTATTATTCCAGATGTTCGTTACCAACAGTACGAACAAGATGAAGTTAGTTGGTTAAAATCAAAAACAAACAATATACTTATTCATTTGCAAAGAATTGCAATTAATGGTGAAATAGTGCCTCCTGCAAATATGGATGAATCAATTAATGATTCAATTATTCAAAACAGTGCTGATTACAAGATCCTTTGGCCAACCTTTACTGACGAAAATAAACAAGAAAATATGAGAGAGTTTGCTGAAAAAGCTTTCAATGCGGTAATTAGAGATAAAATTTAATATGAATTCTATTCGTAGTGTACAAATAGAAAAACACGTCCTAGCTGGTTTTCTTAAATACCCTCAAGTATATTTTGAAGTATCTCATTTTATTAATGAGAATGATTTCTCTAATGGGCATAAAACGATCTTTAGTGTTATAAAGGGTCAGATCATGAAGGGCCAACCGCTTGATCCGGTAATACTTGGAGAAAAAATTAAGAATCTTGGTATTAACTTTAAACAAGATTTTAATATTTTTGATTATCTTGAGAGCATTGCGTTTCTTAAGATTAGTCAAAAGTCTTTGATTGATGCTTGTAAAAATTTAAAAACAATTACTATCCGCCGCGAAATTGCGGAAACAGCTTCTCTTATCGCAGAATCTATGGAAAATTCTGGCGACAAATCTCCAGATGAAATTATTTCATTTGCAGATAAAATGTATAACGATAAGATTACTGCTTATGACTTAGAATCTAATCCAGAAGATCTTTTTCAAGATATTGAAAAGATGGTTGAGGAAAGAGCTAATAATCCTATTACAGAGACAGGTTATCTTACTCCGTATAAACTTTTTAATAAAATGTATGGAGGTTTGAGGCCAGGAGAGCTTTACGCATGGGTGAGTCGCCCAAAACATGGCAAATCAACCATTCTTAGTGATATTTGTTCAAAAGCAACGCTGGTCAATCCTAACATGCAAGCCCTTATTTTGGATACAGAAATGCAAACGAACGTAATCCGTTTTCGTATTGCTAGTAGTATTACTGGTATTCCAATGTGGTGGCTTGAAACAGGACAATTTAAAAACAATAAAGAACTTCTTGCAAAATGGAATAGTAAAAAAACAGAACTGGCAAAAGCACAGGGCAAAGTAAAACATTTGCAAGTAGCGGGAAAACCCATTGCAGAAATTGAATCAATTATTCAGCGTTGGTATCTTGGGCAAGTCGGTCGCGGTAACCCCGCAATTGTTGTTTATGACTATATTAAACTAACAGGAGAAATAGAAAAAGGTAAACAGGAGTACCAACTTATCGGTGATAAAGTAGATCGTCTTAAAGAACTTTCCGTTCGCATGAACATTCCAATTCTTACGGCTTGTCAATTGAATCGCAGCGCCGAAAATGGGGCAGATGATTCTAGTGCTATTGCACAATCAGATCGTCTTCAATGGTTCGCTGCATACGTTGGAATTTTTAGACGCAAAACTCTTGAAGAACAGGCAGAAGATGGAGCCCAATTTGGAACACACAAAATGATTGAACTTGCATCCCGTTATCAAGGTCAGCATGCTCATGGTCACAATGATCTTGTCAGAGTAATTGAGAACAATCGCCCAGTATATCGTAAAAATTTTATTTCATTTAATGTTGATAATTTTAATGTAGAAGAAAAAGGTACTTTACAAGATATTGTAAACCATCAAAATGGTGTTAACGTGAATATCTTTGACCGCGAAAATAATCAACCACAAGAAGAAGTAATATGAGACTTTTAGAACTCTTAAAAGATGCTGGGTGTAATCCTAGGAATTATGGTAGTTATCTTACTTGTACTGCTCGCTATCGTGGTGGTGATGACCCTGGATCTGTAGCTATTTATCTACAAACAAATTTGGTTAAAGATTTTGTTACAGGTCATAGTTTTTCTTTAGAAGAATTCTTGAAGTTAACTTTAAAACTAAAAGATATCAAACAAGTTGAGCAAATCTTAGAAGATAAAGCAAAATATTACACGGGTTTTAATAATGATGTTGAAGACCCATTTCATAAAAGTGTGAAATATTTTTCTAGTGAAGACGTTGTTGATTTAAAACCTGATGGGTCATATTGGAACAGAAGAGGTATTAGTGATGAAACTTTAAAAGTTTTCGAAGGCGGTGTTTGTACAGAGGGTAAAATGTATCAAAGATATGTATTCCCAATTTTTAATGCTCGTAAAAAAATTCAAGGATTTTCTGGTAGAGACGTAACTGGTAAATCAAAAATTAAATGGAAACATATTGGACGTAAGAATGAATGGGCCTACCCATTCATATTTAACCATCAATTTATTAAAGAAAAAAAACAGTTAATTCTTGTCGAAAGTATTGGAGATATGCTTTCTCTTTGGGAGAGCGGTATTAAAAATACTGGGATTACTTTCGGGACTGAGGCTGGTGGAGGCCTGTTAAAAGCGATGGTTCGTCTTGATCCCGATAGTATCATCATTGCGACCAACAATGATGAAAACAGGGCGGGGCAAAAAGCAGCTACAAAGATACGCTCAACGCTTGTAGAGTTTTTTGACCCCGCCCAAATTAATATTATTCACCCTTATAAGAATGACTTTGGGGACCAGACAATAGAAGAAAATCAACAATGGTATTCAAATCTATGAGAAGCACTTGGGAAGAACATGCGATGAATCTAGCCGCTATTGCTATGCGTAGATCAGAAGATCCGCATCAACAAGTTGGAGCGTGTGTTTTGGGGCATCATAACGAAGTCCTTGCTGTCGCATATAATGGTCTTGCTGTTGGCGTAAACGTTACTCCAGAGTTTTGGGCGGATCGTGATGCTAGAAGACCTTATATGATTCATGCGGAAAGTAATGCCTTAGCTAGAATTAAAATGGGGGAAGGCAAACTTTTAGCTTGTACTCTTTTACCTTGTTCTTCTTGCGCAACTAATATTGCTGCCTATGGAATTAAACATGTTATTTTTAAAGAACTCTACAACAGAGATACTAAATCAATAGATATTTTTAAATTTTACGGAATTTCTTGTCATCAAGTCGATCCGACATATCCATTATGAATGAACTAATAAAACTTTCAGCCAGTAGAATCAAGACATTACAATCATGTTCTTGGATGTATTATTGCAATTATAATCTTAAATTGCCACAAAAGAATAATTCAGGGGCGATGCGAGGTACTGTAGCCCATTTAATTTTTGAAGTCTTAGCTAATCCTCGGCACGAGCATTACGTTAAAAAAATTGTAAAAAACAAAACGTGTCTAAAGTCTCCTGCAGTTTTTAAATTAATTATAAAGGCTGCCAAGCGCGAAGGATTGGATTTAGATGAAATGGTCGCACCTCTTAAAAAGAGCGGACAGGAAATAACTAATCTTAAATGTATAGATGAGATGATTTTAGTTGGTTTAAAATTTGATTTTATTGGAGATTATAAACTTATTGGTTCGGAATGGGAGTTTGATATTACTAGTGATGAGCCTAAGTATAGAATTGGTGGATTTGTTGATCGAATTTTTAAAGATAAAAAGCAAATGATTATTAGAGATTTTAAATCTAGTAAAAAAGCTTTTAGAGGTGATGAGTTAGAAAGTAATTTACAAGGGATGATGTATTCATTAGCCCTCCGTAAAAAGTATAAAAAACAAAAAGATATTTTAGTTAGATTCTTATTTTTAAGATATCCAGACGATCCAGAAAGAGAATGTCCACATTTTAATGAAGAAGAATTAATTGGTTTCGAGCATTACCTTGAATATATTAGCGAATATCTAAAAAACTTCGATGAAAAAAAGGCTTGTTCCAATTTTGCCTCTAGCGAATTTAGTCGCAAATGGATGTGTAAAACAAAATCTGGATGGCGCTGTCCATATTTAGATCCTATTGATTATAAAGTTCTTATAGATAAAGACGGTAAAACTATTAAATCAATTTTTGCAAATGAAGAGTTCAAAGAAAAAGATTTAAAACCCGAATATCGGATTGAAATAAGAAAATATGAAGGGTGTCCAGCTTGGAAACAAACTCAATCAAATAATGACTTTGACTTTTAAAAAAAGTATTGTTAATATTAGGTTCAATGCTACCAATCTTTAGATCAAACTACTCGTTGAGTTCGGTTCTTACTCTAGAGCCATATTCTCCTATAGAGAATCGTGCTTTAAACCAGCCCGACTCTGTATTTGATATTTGTAAAGACTATGGTATTGAAGATGTTTTTATTGTTGATAATACTCTAACTGGAATGGTAGAAGCTTATGAAAATTCAAAAAAAGCAGGTTTAAATCTGCGTTTTGGGTATCGAGTAAATGTTTGCCAAGATATCGAAAATAAAACTCCAGAGTCTGAACTTACAGAAAGCAAATTTATTATTTTTGCTCTTAAAAATTCGTTTACAGATTTAATTAAATTGCATAATATTTCCACTACAAAAGGAATTTATAACGGGAAACCTCGTCTTGATTTCAAAACTTTGAAAGAAAATTGGAGTAAAAATCTTTTGCTTGCGGTGCCGTTTTATGATTCATATATCTATTATAATCTTTTATATGGTCGTCAATGCGTTCCAGAATTAGATTTCACGGATCCTGTTTATTTTATTGAGAATAATGGTTTGCCATTTGACGATCTTTTAAGTAGTCATATTAAAGAAACAATTAAAGATCATGAGGTCGTTTCGTCTAAAACAATTTATTATCGTGAGAGAAAAGATTTTAAATCCTACATGACTTATCGTTGTATTTTAAATCGAACGACATTTCAAAAACCAGAGTTGCGTCATTTTGGAAGTCAAGAATTTTGTATGGAGGCATTGAAAGAAAATGCAGAGTAATCTTCTACGTTTTAATAAAAAGCAAAAATATATTGTTTTTGATACGGAGACCGAATCTTTAGCGCTAGCTTTAACTAGGCCTTGGCAACTTTCTTGGCTAGTTTATGATGATCACAAAATTGTTAAAAACGAAGATCATATGCTTTATTGGAAAGACTTAAATGTTTCTGCTGATGCGGCTAGAATTACAAGATTCGATTATAATAATTGGAAAGAAAAATCTGAAGACCCAAAAGAAGTTCTCCAACTTTTTGAAAGCTATCTTTATAATCCAGAATATTTGATAGTTGGCGCAAATCTTTTTGGATTCGATATTTATGTTATTAATACATTGCGTAGAATTTTAGGTCTTAAATCAGACTTCTCATATCTTGATCGTGTTTTAGATATACAATGTATTCAAAAAGGTATATATATGGGGCTAAAGTCTGTTCCAGAAAATAGAACGGCTTGGCAATATCAAATGTATCATTATGTTAAAAAGGGAGTTAAGACTTCAGTTAAACATCTTTGTGGTCTCTATGATATTGAATACAACGATTTAAAAGCTCATGATGCTGTTTATGATAATGAGAAATGCCTTGAGATTTTTAAGAAACAAATTTTAACAATTGAAATATGAAATTTTTAGAACAATTTAAAAATATTGAAATGAAAAATGTCAACCTTGTAAGGTTGCCAAATATTTCTTTTACAAAAGAAGAGAAAGGCTTATTAGCCGAAAAAGCCGAGACAAACGAACAATTTCTACAACAGTTGGTAAACGAAGGGTGGAAGAAGTTTCGTGATAAAATTCCAGAACATAAAAAGAAAGTTTACCTTGATAGAATTAAGGAAGAGTTTGAGATTGTCAAAGATCTTGGATTTATTGATTACTTTCTTCTCGTGTGGCGTGTTATTAATAAGGCTCGTCAACTAGGGGCTTTTATTGACTGGGGTCGCGGGTCTGCAGCGGGAAGTCTTATCTTTTATTTAATAGGAGTTACAGGGGTAGACCCAATTGACAAGAATCTTTTCTTTACCCGTTTTATTTCAAAGACTCGCGCTAAAAAAGAAGTAATCGACGGAATTACTTATATTCAAGGGGATCTTGCTCCAGATGTTGATATCAACTTGGGCGGAGTTCGTGACGAAATTATCGAGTGGCTTAAAAAATGTTACCCGAATAAAGTTTGCAAAATTTCCTCTGTTTCAACTTTTTCTGGCAAGATTCTTGTTAAAGATACTTTTAAAATCATGAATGAGGCTTCGGAAGAAGATGCTAGTCATTTGGCAGATACTATTGGCAAGCATTTCGGAGTTGTTGAAGATATTGAAGATTCATACAAAAATAGTGAAAAATTCCGTGATTGGGCTGATCGTTATCCAGAAACTTACCAAGTTGCTTTAAAATTGCGCGGATTAATTCGTGGTAAATCAACTCATGCTAGTGGATATTTCATTTCGTACCATCCTCTTGATAAGTTTGCTCCAGTAGAAATGAATAAAGAAGGAGAACTTACTATTTCTTATGAAATGAATACTGCGGCGAAGTTTGGTATTAAACTTGATCTTCTTGGTCTTATCAGTAATGAGATTATTAAAAATGTATTTGAATTAATCCCAGAAAAATTTGAAGATATTAATCTCGATGATAATCCGGAAGTTTATACCCATCTTCAACGTGAAGATCTACTCCCTTACGGATTATATCAAATTAGTGCGGATTGTGCTTATCGTGTTTGTAAAAATATTCGTCCAGCGAATATTGCACATTTGAGTGACGTAAATGCTATCGCTCGACCTGGAGCTTTGGCTTACGAAAAAGATTATATTAATTTTAGTGGGGAAGCTCCTCACGAAAAATTAGCCCCAGTCTTTGCAGAAACACGTAATCTACCACTTTATCAAGAACAATTAATTCAAGCTCTTGTTACAGTTGGTTTTACTGCTGATGAGTCTGAATATATTCGTCGTATTATTGGCAAAAAGAAACGTGATGAAATGCCAAAATGGAAAGACAAAGTATTCGAAATTTGTGAAACAAATGGCTTTGGAGAACAGGTGGCAGAAGCTATTTGGAAAGTCATGTTAGATTCTGCCGATTATTCATTTAATAAATCTCACTCATATTGTGTAGCTTATCTTGGGGCATTGACTGTTTATCTTAAATATAAATATCCTCTAGAGTTTTTTACAGCATGTCTTAATGCAATTCAAAAGCTGCCCGATCCTATGGACGAGATCAGACAGATCGAAAGAGAACTGCCTTATTTTAATATAAAATTGCTTCCGCCGAGCTTACTAAAGTCAGATATAGGATTTACAGTCGAAGGCCAAAATATTAGATATGGATTAAGTGCAATTAAAGGCGTTTCTGATAGCTCTATTGAAAAACTTATCAAATTTCGTGGTGAATATGATAATAAGATTGATTGCTTCTTAGCTGCCAAACAAGCCGGATTGAATATTGGTATTCTTTCTGCACTGATTCAAGCTGGGGCATTGGATGATCTTGGCTCGTCAAGACCGCATTTGGTATTGCAAGCGCAAGCTTTTAATATTTTAACGGATAAAGAAAAACGCCTTGTTAAGACATTGCATGACGAAGGTGAAAATAAAAATATTCTTATGATCATCCAATTACTTGTTGATAAAAAACAAATTAAAGAATCTCGTTTTGAAACATTTAAGAAAAAATATGCACCTTATCGTCAAATTTATGAATTGAATAGTCGTAATGTAGCCCTTACAAATTATTTTTATGAGAAAAATTGTTTAGGTTTTAGTTATAGTGAGAATTTAACTAGTATATTTAAACAAGGCAATCATAACTTTATTACTATTAAAGATGCTTTTGAAACAAAAGAGGATAATGATAGAGTCTTAATTATTGGTGAAATTACTGAAACGCCAAGACAGTCTAAGTCAAGGAACGGCAATAAATTTTTTAAAGCTACAGTTTCTGATGATACTGGGAAAGTTTCCGTATTAATGTTTGATGGCCGTTTTAATCTTTTTGAAGATTGCAAAGCTAAAAATGGCGGTCAATTTCCAGAAGAAGGAGATATTGTTATTGTTAAGGGTAGATTAAAAGGAACTGACGCGATTTTTGCTGATGAGATCGTCAAACAGGATTGTAAAATATATAAAAATATGAGAGATTTGAAATAATTAGTAATTTTTTACTAATTCGTAAGAACCTTCAACAAAACCGCCAGCACTAATTGTTGATTCCGAGCTTTGAATTTTAGCTCCAGTAATCATTATATTTACTAATGAACTTGGTTCACAAATTGCGCCAATATTAATATTTACAATTCCTTCGACATCTGGGCAAGTTTTAATTGCTTTGCCGAGATTAAGCCCTCTTATATTTAAAACTTGTTGAGCCCCCCTGAAAATAATTTCATTCACATTTGAACTATTTAAAATATAAATAGGTTCCCAATCTACCGTCGCAGTATAATCAAAACTTATTGCATTAGAAACAATCGTAGATGCGGCCCCGTGAGCCACGCTAACATTATTATTAAACTCTGGATTTGATGGTGTCATTTGACCACCACCTTCTCCAAAAACTGTAAATGACAATGAACCATTTACAATAGAATTTGGTTCAGCAGATAATGTATGGCTATTTAAATATGCGTTAGGAAAAGTTTTTCCACCAATAGTAACACTATTCCCTTGATAATTTTGAGGATTATTAATAATTGATTCAAATATTGCTTTGCCAGGGTCATTTGATGTTATTATATATTCAATATTTAAGTTGCCTTCCACAGGGCCATTAGCAATATCATTAATAGATTTTTTTGCACCCAAACTTCTTATAGGCTCCATTGGAACTCTAAAAGAAAAATTTGCATTACTTACATATAAAGAACTGTAACCAGCAATATTAACAGCGATATTTGTATAATTAATAATAGCCATTTATTTAATTACATTAAAAAACTACGAAAAACTAACTCAACATTTGCTGCATTATCTATACTAGCAGCATAAGAATTAGATATTAATCTTGCATTTGGAACATAGAAACTCTCTATAATTATAGAATTATTACAATTTTTTAAATCTATTGTTATATTTTGTATTTCTGGAGTACATAATAGATTTTGAATATTCGGAGATTCGTAATCATCTATTTCTATATTTAAAGTCAATTCAATAGTTAAAGGTTTTTTTAAAAAAACACCAATTGGGTTGATCGATCCTAATCCAAAAATTGGTATTCTTTCACATGCTACGTTATATTCAAAAGATATTATACGATTAGTTTGGCCTTGAGTAGCAGATACAAAAATATTTCCATAATTAGCAACATAGATATTATCTGTATTTTGGGATGGTAATATTGGATCTTTAATATCACCCCCAATATTTCCAAAAACAATAAAATCTGTATTTACTATAACAATATCATTAACTGAACAGCTTGCATTATAATTTGTTAAATAACCACTTTCGAAACCAAACGAATAATTTTTATAATCTACAAAACCATTACAAGAAGCGTTTCCAGTTAAATATTTTAAAGGATCTGATTGTATTAGAAATCTACTAAAAGATATATTTTTAGATAATTCTCCTTGTATTGCAGCCGCAAATCTTCCGCCAAGTAAATCTATATTTTCATATGGAATATCAAAATTAGCATTAAAATCTGTGACCCCTGATAATATTTGTTGATTAATAATTAATCTTTGGTCTGCATATATATTTCTACCGTACATTATAATATTTTACACCTATTTATAGGTGGCTTAATTTTTATAATTAATGTAAATAATATATATGCCAATTCCCGGCCCCCAAAAATCAGAAAAACAAGAAGAATTCGTTTCTCGTTGCATGGGCGACGAAACAATGAATAAAGAATTCCCCGATCAAAAACAACGTGCCGCCGTATGTTATTCCCAATTTAAAAAAGCTAACGCAAGTATTGAAGCAGCAGAAAGTTTAGAGGAATATAAACAAGATTTTTTCAATATGTCCGTAGGATCCTTAAATTCTATTAAAAAACATGCAGAAAATATTTTAGAATCTTTAAATGACCAAATGGTTAAAAACAATTTAACTGAATCTTGGTTACAGGGGAAAATTGCTATTACTGAAGATTATATGCTTACAATTCATAATTATGTAATGTTTGTAGATGAAAATGGAGAAGAACCAGAAGATTCAGAAGTAGATGCTGCTGCAGAAGATCTTACTGTAGATAATCTTTATATCCCAGAAGAATCGGAATATGTTACGGCGGAAGAAGTCGCATTTGATGAAAACGATGTTGTAGAAATTGATATTGCAAAAGAAAGACCAGGTCTTTGGGAAAATATTAGGCGCAAAAAGAAAAGAGAAGGCAAAAATTATAAGCCAGCAAAACCTGGAGATAAAGATCGTCCTTCAAAAGAAGCTTGGAAAAAAGCTCAAGGTTCTGAATATCAAGGAAGAAAAGTAACTTTAAATAAACCATTTCGAACCCCAGGCGGTCCTAAAAAATTTGCCGTGTATGTTAAGAATCAAAGTGGTAATGTTGTTATTGTAAGATTCGGAGATCCGAATATGAAAATTAAAAAAAATATTCCAGCTCGCAGAAAAAGTTTTCGTGCCCGACACAATTGTTCAAACCCAGGCCCAAAATATAAAGCGAGATATTGGGCTTGTAAGAGTTGGTAAATCTTATTGACTCATAAATAAAATAGTTCTATCATATTGAATATATGATAGTAACATGGACAGTAGAAGGCGTTGATTGGTCAAAAAATATAAAGGCTAATATTGATTCTGACCCTTCTGAAATTGCCACCCGTGGAGTTGAGTCTCTTTTAGAATCACTTAAAACAGAAGAAGATTCAATTCAATTGGGGGCCATTTTACGAGTTTTTCACAATCGAATGAAAGATGAAGGTGAGCATTGGATTATTTATACCCCCACAATCTTAGCAAATGCTGGTTATTATCAAGATGCTGAAGAATTAAAACAGGCGGCTGAAAAAGAATTTTTGTGAACCAAAATCTTACATATGAAGAATACAGACAAATTCTGGAATCTCTTCTTGAGCATCATGGGGTATTTTATCAATTTTGGCGTTTGGTTAAGCCTATTTATAGTAGTGATGTTCCTACTGCATGCGTTGGATTTAATAAAGAAGGTAACTGCGTTGAATTTTTAATTAATAAAAAATTTTGGGAAAAACAATCAGAACATAACAAAAAATTTATTATTGCTCACGAATGTCTTCATGTAATTAATTCTCATGGCAAACGTGCTGGCAAGAAAATGTCTAATCTTGCAAACCAAGCAATGGATATTGTTGTAAATGAAAGTCTTGCTAAATATTTTAAATTTAATCGTAAAGAAATAGACCCAAAGACTGAATATTATTGGCTTGATAATTCATTTGATAATGATCCAAATATTTTACCATGGAATAATTTTGAATATTATTATAATAGACTTTTAAAAGATGCGAAGTTTGTAAAAAACAAACGTCTTGTAAATGATCATAGCGGTCTTGGAGATTTTCCAGAAGATTCGGTGCAGCAGATTATCAACAATCTTTCCGAGGAAGATTCCGAAAGCCTTAAAAATATTACTGAAGACGCTGAAAAAAATACACGTAAAAATGAAGACAAATCCATAGGTAATACTAAAGGCGGGTTAATTCAAAAAATTAATAATAAACCAACGCAGTATAAGAAAAAATGGGAAAGTGTTATTCGGCGCTTTGAAAAGAAAATGTCTAAAGATGAAGATTTAGAATCTCATTGGGTAATGAAAGATCGCCGTCTATATAATTTAAACTTTAATATTTTTCTTCCATCTGATATTGAACAAACATTACGAAAAACCGAAAGTGAGAAAGTTGCTACTTGGTTTTTTATGGATACAAGTGGTTCGTGCTGGGGTTTAGCTCCACGATTTTTTCATGCGGCAAAAAGCTTAGATCCAGAAAAATTTGATGTTAAATATTTTGCTTTCGATACCGAAGTTTACGAAGTAGACCTAAAAAAACAAAAACTTGATGGTGGCGGTGGCACAAGTTTCCGCTGTATTACTGATTTTATTTATAATAATAAAAAAGTTAAACCTTTTGTATGGGTTCTTACTGATGGTTGGGGTTATGGCGCGCAAATTCCAGAAGACCAAAGAAAAAAATGGAACTGGTTTTTAACAAATGATAGTACAACTGCTTATATTCCACAGGGTTGTAAATTACATGAACTTAAAAATTTTGAATAGACTTTAATACAAAATATCTTATAATACAAATATGTTAACCGCACACATGTTAGAAGAAAAATTGCGCCTTTATTTAAAATTAAATAAAAATGTTTTATTAGAAGGTCGTCACGGAGTAGGAAAAACAGCAATTATTGAAAAAATTTTTAATGAGAATTTCGGAGAAAATGGGTGGATCTATTTTTCAAGTAGTACTCTCGATCCGTGGGTCGATCTAATTGGAATTCCAAAAGAATCAATATCAAAAAATACATCTTATTTAGATTTTGTCCTTCCTAAAAGGATGATAGATACTAATTTGCAAGCTATATTTTTTGACGAATACAATCGTAGTCATAAAAAGATTCGTAACGCAACAATGGAACTTATTCAATTTAAAAGTATTAATGGTCGCAAATTCCCGAATCTTAAAGTTGTCTGGGCAGCTATCAATCCAAGTGATGATGAAGAGGATTATGATGTAGAAGAACTTGATGGTGCTCAAATAGACCGTTTTCAAGTTCGTATTAAAGTTCCCTTTGTTCCTGATATTGAATATTTTGAAAATAAATTTGGTAAAGATTGGGCTAAATCATCATTAGAATGGTGGAACGGAATGCCGGATAAAGCTAAAAAATTAGTTTCTCCACGTAGGCTTGACTACGCTCTAGAAATCCATAAAGAAGGTGGGGATGTATTCGATGTCCTTCCAGTAGAAACGAATCCCACAAAATTAATTGCAACTCTAAAACTTGGCAGTCTTGAAGATAAAATTAAAAGTCTTTATAAATTAAAAGATGCGAAGAAAGCCCAACAATTTTTTAATGACGAAAATAATTTTCAGGCCGCATTACCTCTTATTAAAAGAAAAGCGGACTACATGAAATTCTTTTTGCCTACTATTGATAATGAGCGTATTACGTCATTGTTTTTTAGTGACGCTCATTTTAAAACATTTATTCTGGATCATGCGCCATATTTTAAACCAGCATTAGAAGAGATTTCTAAACTAAAATCTGTTAGTAAAGACGACATCCGCATGATTAACCATGCTCTTAAACAGGTAGGAAATATTACTTATTTTTAAGTATAAAATAATTCTTTATTAAAAGCCCACCCACTTAACATAAAAAGCCCCATTTGCAAAAATGAGGCCCAACAAAATGGTGGTCCAAAATTAAACCCAAAACCGACTCTTGCCGAAAAGAGACATACCGAAATACTAAATAATACCATTGAAACTACGAACATTGATTTAAGTATTAAATTTATTATTTTTTTAGTTTGTTTTTTCATTTCGCCTAGATTCCAAAATAGCAACCATTTGCTCTATCTGCCTTAACCTTATTTCTATTAGTTCTAGTGTTTTATTTTGTGAAAGATCTATTTGATTTTTAATTTCTAATTGACCAAGAACAAGTTCAATTCTTTGTACTTTTTCTTCTGTTTGGGTGAATTCATTTTTTGTAATAAAATTATTTTGCAAATATAAACTGGCGACCATAAATGCCAAAATTGCCAATTTCCATATATTATCAAATGATAAAAAATCTGATAATTGCACTGGTTTTGGGTTATTTGCTACAATTTTTTTAATATTTTTATTAGAAGTAAGCATGGTAAAAATGTATGATATTATATATTACACATAAATGGCATATATTAATACAGATATACCACTTTTTTCTGCTTATTTAGATACAAGTTTTTTACATGATAAAGAACCTAGGAGTACAAATGAGTTTATTCCGGTAGAAGTGTTTGGGTTTACCTCTTTAAATCGGCGTTGCGCCCTTTTTTCCGTAATGACTGAAATGGGTAGCGTACATGCTCGTGTTCCTATCCATTATTTAACAGATCTTCTTCCGGAAGAAGGCTTAACGAACTTTCCATTAGACTGGTTAGAACTTTGGGATTGTTACTCTCCATATGTTACAGTGAATAGGTACGAATATTTAAAACATAGTGCTTGTAAAATTGTATTGAAAAATCGGGAATGGCATGATGCTACGTATTTAATGACATTTGATTGGGCTTATGGACCACAACACCAAACTGGGCAAAGTGAAAATCCTGGAGGTCATAAACAGGGGCATCTTTTAATTGGCAAGGGTGGTCAATATTTTTTCCAGCCCGGAAATCGTATTGTTTGGCGTGATGGGGGCGCTTTTATTGGTAAAGAATTAAAAGGTCACGAAAAATGGAAAGTATTTAGTAAAGAATTCTCTTGTGAACAAACTGGTAGTCGCTGGTTTGCTGGCGATGAAGAATTGTATTTTTACCAATTTGAACCTAATAAAGATAAGTCTTGAATTTTAATTCAATTAATTATATCATTACTTAATGAATGTTAAGTTAATTTCTTTATCAAACCCATGCGTTACTGGTATTAATAATCCCGAAGAATTAATCTCTTATTGTGCGAGAGTAAGCAACCCAACCAACCAACTAAATACAGAAACCGCACCCAAACTTTTAGAATATCTTATTAAACATAGGCATTGGAGTCCATTTGAGATGGTTTCTATGACCGTAGAAATTAAGACAAGTCGTGCGATTGCCGCCCAAATTTTGCGACATAGAAGTTTTTCTTTTCAGGAATTTAGTCAAAGATATTCTGCGGCAACAGAATTAGAATATATCGAGCTTAGAAAGCAGGGTAAAACAAATCGACAAGTCGGAGACGAACCAATTGATATTGGAAGTTATCTCGAACTAAAAGAAGAAATTGAACAAGCGCAAAATCAGTGCGTTTATATTTATAATAAATTAATTGCAAAAGGAGTTGCAAAAGAATGTGCTAGAATGTTATTGCCTTTAAATACGCAAACAACACTCTATATGTCAGGTACAATCCGTTCTTGGATTCATTATATAGATTTAAGGGCGAATGAAGATACACAAAAAGAACATAGAGAAATAGCTCTAGAAATTAAAAAAATATTTATAGATTATTTTCCCAATACCAGCAAAGCTTTAAATTGGTGCAATTAGATTAATTTTTCTAAATTGTTCACATCTATAATACCATACCCAAAAAGACGATCTTTACCAATTGGCCCATAATCTTTACAGGTTTGTATTAAAAGTTCTTTTATTTGTTTTGTTGTATATACTATATTTTTTTTCTTGGCTTCTGATAGAATAATAGCCACCAGTCCAGATAAAAATGGTGCGGCAAAACTTGTTCCATTAACAATAGAATATTGATTATTTAAATTTGTGGTTAAAATATCTTCTCCTGGAAGAGCAAAATCAGCATCATTACTTCTAGAAGAAAAATTAGATATATTCCGATCTTTTCTATAAGAAGTCACCCCGATTGTTTCTGGATAATCAGCAGGAAAACATGAATAATTTTCTCCATAATTCCCCATGGCACATATAACAGGAATATTTAACGCTTCTAATTCTTTTAAAAATCCGTGAAAAATATCACCTTGTGCATATTGCCCACCTAAAGACATATTAACAATATCTGGTTTTATATTAATTGCATATTCTAAACTTTTTTCTAAACTTCTATTTGTAGCAAAGCCTTTATTTGATAAAGATTTTACTGGTATAATTTTACAACGTGGGGCGACACCAACCGTTCCGAATCCAGAATCTTTTGCAGCAATTACACCGGCAACGCAAGTTCCATGTCCTTGATGATCAATATAATCTTCGTTATCAATAAAACTAGCAGCTTTATCATGATCAATATTTTCTTTTAAATCTTCATGATCTGTAATTCCAGTATCACAAACCATTACAGAAATATTTTCTCCTTTATTTTTATTCCATAGTTTTGGTATGTCAAAATCTATTATACCCCAATCAATAATATCTGATAAAGTTTGGATATCTCCAGTATATTTTATTTCATCTCCAGGAAGTAGTAAGTTTTCTTTCATATAATGAATTACACTTTTTTATATATTTAATTATATTATTACTATAATAATTTATAATCATGGACTTGCAACAACTTTTGAATGTAGAACAATTAGATGGTCTTAACTTAGATGTAATGTTTGGTGCGGTTCCTAAACGTCTGGTTTCAGATGTTTCTAAAAAGTTTAATAAACGTAAAACTAAAAATTTATTCTATATTATTTTTGGAGTATATTTACAGGAATCTAAACAATATATAGTTTTTACTAGTGTTTTCAAATCCTCAAAGAAAAAAATAGAAAATCAATGGTTTTCAGAAGTAATGGTTGATTCTGCTGTTTTCGAAGACAAGCAAAAAGTTCTTGATTATCTATATGATTTTATGGATAATTTTGAAGAGCATGAGCGTATTATTAATGAAGAAATAATGGGTATGGGCATGATGCCAGCAATCGAAGTTTTTCAATACTTACTAATCTGGAACAAAGGTATTTTTGATTATTTTAATATCTTTATTGAAAGTGAAAATAAAAAAAAGACTGGACTTTTTAAAAAATTTTTAACATAATAAGAGTATGTACTGGCCTTCTTTTCAATCGTTAAAGACAAGCGAGCTTTGGAAAAAGCTTGATAAAAAAATGAAGTGGACTTATATGGGGATGTGGACAGTTGAAGATTCTCAATCCCATTCAGATAATCCCGAATATAAATTAGAGCCAAATATGGCCTATATAAATAAAAGAAAAACTGGATTTAAACCGCGACCCAAACGCGAAGAAGAACTTAATGATTAATTTTGGTAAGTTATATAAGCAAATACTGGGGCATTACCAGCTGTAGCTGCTAATCTAATTTTCGCGATTGGCGAGTCAAAAAAGATTGGGTCTCCATAACCAGCACCTATTCCCGTAGCTGTATAAAAAGATACGGCTTCAGCTGAGCCACCCTCTAAAAACATAGGGTTTTGATTTAATTCTGTCTTAGCTTGTAAATCAATGCTAACGCTCGAACCGCTAGCATATACTACAATAAAACCGTTTTTACAGAGGGCGGTATTAACCCATTGACCAGTGAAAGGAGCGGTTTGGCCTGTTGCTAAATATTCTGTTTTAATAAGAGACGGATTCATTAACATTATTTACACATAAAATGGATAGTTTATATTTTAAAAATTAAAATAATAAAATGAATAGAGAAAAAACAATACGTTTTTTACGACAAATTTGCCTACAATACGAGGTTAAAGTTGTATTTCGTACTCGTTTTAATAAAGAATTAGATGGAGAAGTAGATGTAGAAAAAGAAATTATTTATATAGATAAAAAATTACCTAGAAAGGGAATGGCCGAGGCAGTATTTCATGAATTAGGGCATATTTACTGTGTTAGAAAAGGGTTGTGGACAAAATTCCACAAAGAACATGATTATTCCGCTATTAAATCTTTTAAAGCCGAAAATTGGGTTGAACATTGGGCAAAACGCGAATGGGACGCTTGGGGCATGAGAAAAATATTTGGGCAGTATCGTTTTGCTTACTTAAAAAGTGAAAGAAAGAAACTTATAAAATGGTTTGAAAAAAAATTTAAATTACCCCGAATTTACTTATGAAAGAAACATTGGCACAAATATTTGGAATAATAATGACAATTAGTTTTATGTTTTGTTACATACCACAAATTCTTAAAATTTTTAAAAATCAATCATCTAAAGATGTATCTTTAGCATTGATATTAATGTCAATTTGTGGTTATATATCTGGAATGATATACATGTTCTTTACTCAATTTGGAATTTGGTGGTTTGCAAATTACTCAGTTGGGTTAGTAATGTGTATAATATTGGTTCACGCATGGTTTAAATTTAGAAAAAATTAGTTCTTTTAAATTTTAATTGGGGAGTTAGTTTATCGGTAAAACATACGGTTTACATCCGTAGGTGAATGGTTCGACTCCATTACTCCCTATGATTTGGGATTATCTCGTAAAAGGGGCCGACTTTCCGATGGTTGTGGTTTTTCCAGAGCAGTCGCGGGTAAACTGCTCACATTTAAGGGGGTGTAGCTCATCTGGTAGAGCAGGACCTTTGCAAGGTCAAGGTAGCAGGTTCGAGCCCTGTCACCTCCATTTGCCCAAATGGCGAAATTGGCAGACGCGACAGACTTAGGATCTGTTTCCGTAAGGAATGGGGGTTCAAGTCCCTCTTTGGGCACTTTCTTCTTGATTAATTACTAAATATAGCTATAATAAATAAAGCGTGTGAAGCAAGTTCTCTATTATGAGCAAATTTAAAAAACCAACAAAAAAAGAGATTAAAAGATTATCAGAAATACTTGTTCATGTTTTTGAAAAAGATCAAAATCGTGAATTTGAAAATAGTTTATACCTTGCATTAAACTCAAAGCTGCATAAAAAAGCTTTAGTGGAACAAGCATTTTCTTTAAAATTTGGTTTCGATCCTTTTTAATATGAACTCTTATAGAATCCCAAAATCTAAATTACCCGAATTAACTCTAGCTGGATTATTTCATTCTGAATTCCTCAATCCAATCGCTTTAATTACTTCCTTGTATGAGGGGGACATGCCATCATATAAAAGATATAGAGAAAATTTCTTTAAAGATAAAATTATTGACTATCTTAATAAAAATGGCGGTCAACTTGTTCAAATTGGCGAAGAAGTTCTAATTTCAAAAACTATCGAAGAATTAGAACAAGAAGAAGGCGAAGAACCATTCATGATTGGCGGGGAAGTTATTCTTCCTAGCTTTGATTATGAAGACGGTTCAATTTACTTCTATAAAGATAATTTTATACAAATTAATTCTGAAAGTGGGCGGGATAAAGATAAATGCAAATTAATGTTTTATTATCCTACCAGCAAAAAATGTGTGGATGAAGAATTTAGAGAGTTTATGGATACAGATAAACGTCCTAATATTTTCATGGTAAACCAAGACTATGGTAATTTTAATTTTTCAAAATTCAATATTAACTTACCAGAAACTTTTGATATTGGATTGAACTACGGAGAAGGCTTTGAATCAGTAAGTGAAAAAATGATTAAATCACTTCATGAAAATTCATCTGGACTGTACATGCTTCATGGTAGACCAGGGACTGGAAAAACAACTTACATAAGATACTTGGCATCAATTCTTAAGAAAGACGTTATTTTCTTTCCAACTTCTTTTGTTGATGAAATTACTAACCCGTCGATCTTAAGCCTACTGAAGAAAAAAACTGATTGTGTTATGATTCTTGAAGATGCCGAAAAAGCACTTACCAAGCGTCATCTTTCAGACCAACCCTCTCTTGTATCAACTCTTCTAAACATGACTGATGGTATTCTGGGCGACGTTCTTAAATTGAATGTGATTGTCACCTATAACTGTGACCGCCAAGATATTGATGAAGCACTTCTAAGAAAAGGTCGCTTGAAAGCTGAGTATTCATTCCAAGGTCTTAACGAAAAACAAGCGGCAAAACTTATTAAAAAACTTGACATTGATATCAAAGCAGAAGATAATATGACTCTTGCAGATATTTATTATGCAAAAAGTGATGAAGAACTTATTAGTAATATTAAAAGTTTAGAAAAACCAAAGATAGGATTTATGCCATGAAAAACAAACAGGTAAAAATTAAACCAAATAAAGTAACTAAGCCAACTCGTAAAATTGAGAAAATGAAAACTTATGTTAAAGACTTTGGCGCGAGTACTAAAAAAATCAATATTATTGATCCTCTTGAATACAAATCTACTTGGAAAACCTGGTTTAATTTGAATATTTGGCTAAAATGGCTAATGTTCAAAAAAAATTTCTATTATAAAGTTCCATACCAAATCCGTGATGGTTGGTATAAATTTAAATGCTTTTTTAATCCAAAAAATAAAAAATATCGTGCCGCGATTCCTAATACATGGGCTGATGTATGCGTTCTAATTGAAGACGTTAATTTTGCGTTCGTAAAAGGCTTCTATGAAGATGAGTATAAAAATGGAATTGTAGATTGGGAAGCTTCTGGACAGGAGTGCTCAAAGTTTGCAAAATGGCTTGAAAAAGCTTACGCTTATTTGACTATAGAAAGACCTAAACTTCAAAAGGATCTTGACGCTGCATATCCACCGCTAACTGCAAAGCGTCTTACAGAAGTAAGACGGGACTCATATGAACAAGACTACGCAGAAGTTCATCGTATCGAAACCTTAATTAATAAAAGCGATACAAAGATCTTGACAGAAATTGTAAAATATAGAGAATATTTTTGGACATGAGTGAAGATTCTCCAAAGTACGAAGTTCTTTATAATCACAATACGCTTTTAGAAACTCGTCAATTTGATAATAAATCAGAATCAATTTATACAATTACAATGGTTCCAGAAAAATCTGGAGAGCGTTGTCGGTGCATTGGTTTTTATACTCGATATAGCGATGCTCTACATTTTATAGAAAAATTTGGAATCAATGGTCTTGATGAGGGCGGCTTGTATAAATATTTAATAATTGAAAAAGTTTTTGAAGGCGTTTATGCTATGTCCGAAGAATTTGAAGAGTCATGGTTCGAGGCAGATTTTAAAACCATGAAATGGAAAGAAATAAAAAAGCCAGAAAAATTTAAAGGTGTAATTAACTTTGGACTTGGGTAAGATGGCTAAATACGAAAATTTTATTGTTACAAAAGATTTTTTAGACAAAAATCCGAATGCTGTATTTGTCTTTGGTGATAATCTTCGTCGTGTAGGTTATGGTGGTGCGGCAGCTTTAAGAGATCACCCACAAACATATGGGTTTATAACTAAAAAAAATCCAGATAATATGGATGAATCCTTTTTTCGCCCTGAAAGTTACCGGATTGATTTTACCGTTCAATCTATTGAGTTACAACTGATTATTGAAAAAAATCCTGATAAAATTTATTATATTTCACAATTAGGTGGTGGACTAGCCAATAGATATAAAATATGGGAACAAGTTTTAAAGCCTGGATTAGAAAAAGATTTCTCACATTACGAAAATGTTATATTCCTTTGGGATAAAGATTGATGTAATTATATGAATGCAATGTAAAATATTGGCATTCTCTGATATTCATCTTGGCGATCCTGATTGTCAGCCCAAAAAAGTAATTAACGTTTTAAGAAAGGTTAAAGCCGAAAAAATAATTATTGTAGGCGATCTTTTCGATTCTAAACATCTTTCGAGATTAAAGAAAAATCATTGGCGTGTTTTATCTACTATACGTAGTGTTAGTAAAAAATGCGAAGTAATATATTTGCTAGGTAACCATTGTTTTCTCAATATGGAACACATGACCCATCTTTTGGGAATCAAAACTGATTTGGAGCATGAAGAAACAATTAATGGGAAAAAGTTCATTTTTTTACATGGTGATATTTTTGATTTTTTTGTCTCGACAAAGCGTTGGAGAACGGATTTAACAACTGATTTTTATTACTGGCTGAGAACAAATTTTCCTGATCTAGCTCGTTGGGTTCGCCATTCTTGCCACAAATTAGTTTGTAAGGCAACTTATTATAAAGATAATGCAAAAAAGTATTGTACATTAAATAAAAAAGACTATATAATATGTGGACATTCGCATTTTCCAGCTATAGAAGGATGTTACGTTAATACGGGGTCTTTCTGTGAGAGAAAATTGTGTTCATACATAACAATTGACGAAAACGCAGAAATCAGACTAAACTACATTTAACCATGAAAACTCTTATAATACCAGATATTCATCAAGATATAGCTGGACTTAAAAAGATTTTTCAACTTGAGAAGTTAGAATCGTTTGATGAGATTATCTTTCTTGGGGATTGGCTAGATTCTTTTTACGAGCCCCCAAAAGTTGCAAGTTTTAAAGATACTTGCTTATTTTTACGTGATCTTGTTTGGGAAAATGAAAAAACTGGTAAAATGGTTTTTCTTGTCGGAAACCATGATCTTGCTTATATTTATAATAATAAAAAAGGTGGCTATACTAGTGTTGCGCCAAGCGTAACCTATTGGTGTTCAGGGGTAACTAAAAGTAAAATTGGTACTTTCCGTCAAGTCTTTTACGATAAAGGTCTTAAAGATGACTGGTTTGTAAAAAACTTTAAAATTGCACATCGTTCGCAGGGATGGATTTTTTCCCATGCTGGAATGATTAATCGTCAAATTCCATATGGTCACACCGTAAATCAAGTAATTGATGAGGTGATACCAGATGTTTGGCTTAACTTTAGAAATGTTGCTTACCGTCAGAACGCATTGATTTCTGCTGTTGGGGTTGCTCGTGGGGGGCAAGACAATACTGGCGGACTTTTGTGGCTTGATTACTATAATGAATTTCATGCGTCACCTGATATCGGTAAGCAGGTTTTTGGGCATAGTTATGTTCCAGAGCCAACCGCTACAGCATTAAACACTGAATACGAAAGCTGGAATCTTGACACTAATCTTAAAGACTACGCAATCATTCGTGACGGTCGCTTAACAACATATAGAATACGATGAATAAAAATATACAAAAATTAATATCAGATATCATGACCCAATGTATTAGTCATGGGATTAATTTTCGTTTAGAATATACAGACCAAGTTGATCAAGAAAATATTCCTTGTAGTGGGTACTTTGATGAACAAACTCTTGCAGTTGCCACAAAAAAAGAAAAAATGCAGGACTGGCTTGATATTCTTGTTCACGAATCTTGTCACTTGGATCAAATGTTGGAGGGCCCACTAGTTTGGATTCCAGATAAAGATTCTTTATTTATTGTTGAAGACTGGATTCATGGTAAAAACTTATCAAAAAAAACTTTAGAAAAAGGTTTCAAAAATGCGATCAATCTTGAGATTGATTGTGAAAAAAGAACCGTTGCAAAAATGCAAAAATACAAAATTCGTTTTAATAAAAAACAATATATACAAAAGGCAAATTCATATCTTTTTTCTTATACTTATGCTTTTGTTAATAAGGCTTGGTATCCGAAGCCATATGAAAATCCAAAAATTTATAATAATATGCCGACAAAATTCTTGACAGTTGATGAATATTTTGATATAAATAGTAAATACTTTCAGTATTTTCTATGAAAAAAATAACCCAACCTAAACAAGAAGAACGTGCAGAATATTTTTCTGATTTTAGTGATAAGACTTTTGAATCTTTTCATCCTGATGTTCAAATTAAATTTGAATTTAATTATGGTTCAAAATTTGATGGCGGAAGAGTTGAATTTCATTTAACAGATCAAGAGGCCGAACATGTTCTAGATTTTATTCGTATGAATTTGTCAGAAGGTAAGATTACTGAACTCAAGAATAAGTTAGAAGAAAACGAAGAATACTATGAAGAAAATATGAACGCTCGTGATTGGGAATCATGTGATCGTTTTGGTAATTGTATTTTTCTTCTTAAATATCTTTTAAATGAACATA